AATTATTATCTGAAAAAACTAAACAAAAAATTAGCGTCAATAATGGTATGAAAAATAAAGGTTATCTTGTTTCTGGTTCTCGTAATGGAATGTATAAGAAAAAATACAATATAATTTAGAGACTTGCCGGCAGCCTAAGTGCCGGCTTTTTTCATTAGATAAATAAAGAAAACGTCTAATGAAAAAAATTATAAAAATTCTTCAAAGATGGTTTGAGCATTATGGGCTAGTAAAAATTATTGCGGCCTTTTTAATTCTCATAATTTGTATCGTTATTGATCAAAAATTCCGTCCAATTAAATTGGTAGAATATATTGGTATAGCTGCTGCAATTTATCTTTTAATAACGGTAGTTACCTTTACTATTGCAGGGATTGTTAATAGTATTAAGGATTTTATAAATAGAAAGAAAGAATGATAGCTATTATTCTTCTTCTTTTAGCGGGGATCCTTAATGCATGCATGGATACTCTTAAAACCCATTATTCTAAATCTATTTTCTCAAAATGGAAAAACCAGAACTGGGTAAATCCTGCTTTATCGTGGACTAATAAATGGAAATCTGAATCCAAATTAGGGGATTTAATAATGTCAACAATTCTTGTTTGGATTACTGATTTGTGGCATCTTTGCAAACATCTTATGTTAATTTGTTTAATGTTAACGGTTATATTTTATCATCCTATTGTTAACTGGTGGGCAGATTTTATTATTTTATTTTGCTCCTTTACCATTCCTTTTGAAATTTTTTATAGCAAGATATTATTACTTAGAATAAATAAAGAAAACTAAACATTGAAAGCCAGATTTATATCCGAAGAATACGGAGATCTAAAAAATAAGAATCAGATAATTCAACAAATTTTATCTGAAGTCCATGAAGATTCTAGGGAGGAAGTCCTTAGAATGATAATGGAATTATCCAAGGATGAATTTGATGAGTGGGCAGCAAGTCTAGGATATAATAAAATAGGAAAATACTGGACCATGGCAGATGTCTATGGAGTCGACGAAGCCCAAAATTTTGAAAGGGGGATAGAACCTGCTAAATCTATGAATGTGGGTATGTCCAAAAGGATTTCAGAATTAATTGAAAATCTTTTAAAATACGAACAAATAGAAAAATCTGATAGGATTCTAGAAATTAGATTTTATCCAGATATAGTTAGCTTTGGATGTGATAGCGATGATTGGGATGAAAAAGAGGCAATAATTTATATAAGAGATCTTATAAAACAATTTGGCTTAGATCCATTTATAATTCTTTCCCCTGTAAAAGTTTTTCGTCCAATGGGGGTTATTGACTTTTTATTTGATCTAACAGAATTGGGAAAAAAAGTTTCTCCTATAAAAAGATTTTATATATTAAGCGGGGGAGAAGTTGAGTCTCAAAATAATGATCATACTTCCTTTCAAGCTTTATTTGGAGCAAAAAAATTGGAAGAAGCCTATCATTTTCAAAGGGGAAGAGATCCAAAGAGATCTATTCAAATAGGACAACACTGGAATAAAACTAAATCCCAATTATCCGCAGAAATTGTTAAGAGAGTTGAAGATGAGTGTAAAAGCCTTGTAAAAGCAGTTAGTGATTTGGCTATTGCTAAAGGATATTCTTCATCATCTGATTATGTTTTTACAGCTTATCCCCCAGAAGGAGGAACAAAAGTTGATGATGAAATAGAGGAAGCTATAAAACTTGTAGAAGATAAAGTTTCTGAGATAATGGAAGAATATCCATTTGATACTTCTAAAGATGATCTAGCTTTAAATGAACTTGTAAATTTCATGGTTGTTGGAGAGCCCCCATACGGAACTTTAAGAACTGAAATAGAAGCAGTTCTTGATAATAGTTTAAAAGAATCCAGGTTTGAAAGAGGTATCGATCCAAAAGAATCCATGAATATCGGGCAAAAGGGAATGAAACAGAGATTATTAGATATGCGTTATCCTGCCCTAAAAAATGCTTCATTATGGAAAAGAGATTGGGAGGATCTTGATACTTTATTTAATATTCCAGGAGTTAAGGTTCATTTTGTTGGGGATAAGGTAGAAGTAATAATGCCTAAATCAGTTCCCTTACATTTAAAATCCGCTCTTTTTCAATTACCTATTATGATTAATTTTGAAAAAGAAAAAATAAAGAAATTTGTTACAACTCAGGATGCAGCAGGTAATACTTATGAAACTTTCAAAATATTAGAATCTGTTAATTTTGAAAGGGGAGCAGATCCAAAAGAAATGATGGATATAGGAAGGGATAGAAGCGATGCCCCCGATGAACAAATATTTTTAAGAATGCATGAAGAGGCTTCTAAATCTCCTAATTTTCAACATGTTTCCGAGATAGATTGGAAAAATAAGGAGCCAATGTTTACTATTAAATCTAAAAAAACCGCTACAGTAAAGAGAACTTTTAGGGATTATCATGATGGGTTTAGTGAAGGATATGTAAATGAATTTGAACTATTTACAATTTATTTGACTAAGGATCAAGGGATTACATTATTTAATGATTTAACAGATGTTGAATACGAGGATCTTACATTTAAAGAGTTCCTTAAGATTACTGGATGCCGTGCTATAAAAGAATCTGTGAATTTTGAAAGAGGAATTGATCCTAAAGATTCTATGAATATAGGAATTCCTGGTATTAGAGCTATGTCTAAAATGAAACCTGGCATTATATATCGTACAGAGGACAAGCGATGGTATTATTATTTCTTCTTTAAAAATCCCCAGGATAATGAAGTTTATTATAGTTTTTCTTCAAGCCGAGAAAAAATTCATGCATATAGATTTCTAAGTAAACATAAACCAAATGATTTTCCTTTAGATTTAATACCAACAGGAAAACATTTTGATAAGTATTTGCCAAAGGTAACATTTGTAGATGAGTCCTTAAATTTTGAAAGAGGAAAAGATGTTAAAAAATCTATGGATATAGGATTAGAACATAAATATGGACGAATGTATAATTTGTTCACTATTTGCCATAACTTATCTTTGAATTCCGATAGTTTTGAATGGGTATCCGATATTGTATGGAATCCAAATGATGCTGATAATCCTTATTTTAATATTGATTCTTTCTATTATTACACAGATGAAGATGAGAATAATATTACGGAAAAATTTGTTGTTAGACTATTTCCTAATTATCTAGAAATTTATAATGTAATTACAGAAGAGGAAGAAGAAGTAAGATCTGTTCGAAAATTCATAGAGATTACTTCTGCTTATGAGGAAGATACTGCTAGGGAATTAGGGGAATACCTAAAGGATTTTTAAAATAAATATCGAAACTTTAGATATATAAAATAAAACTACATTATATGAAAGCTGGATCTTTTAACCTAAATGACTATCTACAGCGTCTTCACGAAGAAAAGGAAGCTACTTCCAAAGTTCCTGATGAAGGAATTATTATACCTGAAGAAAACAAGAAGTCTTTTTCATGGCTAAAAAAGGAATACCAAAAAGGTAGAACTGAAGTTAAAGTCGAAATGAAATTGGGTGGTGCAAAATTTGAGCCTGGTTATGAACTTCAAACTAACCTAAAAAGTGTTAAAGATTTTAAACCTGGAATGTTTGGTGATGTTAAAACTTCTGATACCGAAGGCAGTAAAAAGAAAGAAGAAGGACAGAAAGAAGAGGGAAAAGGCGGCGAAAAACCTGCTAAACAAGCTCCTAAAAAAAGCAATGGAGTAGCGGTTAAGGCTGTCGAAACTGAGGAAAAAGACGAAGAAAAGCCAGCTGACAAAAAGGAAGAAAAGAAAAAAGTAAATGAAGGATTTCAGGTTATAAAGACAGGAGAAGAAAATCTTGAGCCAGAAGCTTCAGTTTACTTAAGAAATCTTCCGATGACAAGGAAACCAGCGGATATTGACGATCTTTATTATGCTAAGAAAATCAAAGTTGACCCTCAACTTGAAGCTATTTTAGATGTTCTTCCAGTAGTAGAATTTGATACTTATGAAGATCTTTTAGGAAATTATACCGAGGAAATTCCAAGAACATTTTTCATTGCAAATGTTCTCGAAGAAGATGGAGTTAGTTTCCTTGTTGACCCAAGTGGATTTGAATATGCAAGATATATTGCAGAATTAATATAAAAAGATGATAAACGACAAAGCTCTAGCCAACAGATTGAATGCCGTGAAAGGAGGAAAAGATATACCAAAATCAAAAGGTGAGGAAAATCCTCTTCAGGGTAAAGTGCCTGTGAATGAAACCTCGGAAGAACAAATTTTTGAATTAGGAGAAATTCCTTCTATGCGTTCTATGATTTTATCTTCTGTTCTTAATTTAGGCGAGGTTGCTCTTATGTCGTTTTTCTATGGCTTTGGCCTTCAAACACTTCTCGAAAAAGATTGGAATATACTAGGAATATTGGGTGTAGGTCTTATTCTAAACCAGTTAATCTCTCTAATTTCTAGTTTAAAACTTTTCCGCCAATAAGATCTATAATCTTTAAAACACACAAATGTCTTATACAAGTAGTCTTCCTTATAAGGTGAAAGACATTTCTTTATCTGACTTTGGTCGCAAGGAGATCGAGATAGCAGAGAAAGAAATGCCTGGATTAATGTCAATCCGAAAAAAATACTCAAACTTAAAACCTCTTAAAGGAGCTCGTATTACTGGCTCCCTTCACATGACTATTCAAACAGCTGTTTTAATTGAAACATTAGTTGAATTAGGAGCTGAAGTAAGATGGGCCAGCTGCAATATATTTTCAACACAAGATCATGCCGCTGCTGCAATTGCCGCAAAAGGTATTCCGGTGTTTGCATGGAAAGGGGAAACATTAGAAGAATATTGGTGGTGCACTGCTCAAGCTCTTTGCTTCCCTAATGGCGAAGGACCCAATCTTATAGTTGATGATGGCGGAGACGCTACTCTTATGATTCATAAAGGAGTTCAATTTGAATTTGATAAAGGTAGAAAAGTTCTTTCCGGAATGTCTCATGAAGAAAGAGCTCTTTATGAAATGCTTGATGAAATCTATAAAAATGATACATATTTCTGGTACAATTTATCTAGATTTGTTAAGGGAGTATCTGAAGAAACTACTACTGGAGTTCATAGACTTTATCAGATGCTTGAAAAAGGAGAATTGCTTTTTCCTGCAATAAATGTCAATGACTCCGTAACTAAATCAAAATTTGATAATCTTTACGGATGCCGAGAATCTCTCGCTGATGGAATAAAAAGAGCTACAGATGTAATGATTGCTGGAAAAGTAGTTGTTGTTTGCGGATATGGTGATGTTGGAAAAGGATGTGCAAAATCTATGAGAGCTTATGGTGCCAGAGTTATAGTTACTGAAATAGATCCTATCTGCGCTCTTCAAGCAGCTATGGAAGGATTTGAAGTTAAAACAATCGAGGATTCTTTAGAAGAGGGAAATATCTACGTAACTACTACGGGGAATAAGGATGTTATTACTTTGGAACATATTAAAGCCATGAAAGATCAGGCAATTGTATGCAACATCGGGCATTTTGATAATGAAATCCAAGTTGATCGCCTTAATGCAGATCCTAATATTAAAAGAATCAATATTAAACCCCAAGTTGATAAGTATATTACATCTGAAGTTAAAGAAATTTTTCTTCTTGCTGAAGGTAGATTAGTAAATCTTGGCTGTGCTACTGGTCATCCTTCCTTTGTAATGAGTAATTCTTTTACCAATCAAACTTTAGCTCAAATTGAACTTTGGACTAAAAAATATAAAGTGGGGGTTTATCGTCTTCCAAAAGAATTAGATGAGGAGGTTGCAAGACTTCATTTGGAGCAAATTGGTGTAAAATTGACCAAATTATCTGAAGAACAAGCCGATTATATTGGAGTTCCTATAGAAGGACCATATAAACCAGATCATTATAGGTATTAATTCCTAAAACTTTTTTATTAAAAAGACATACAAATATTAAATCGATTCATTGTATGAGTAAACTTATTGTTCTTGAAGGAATAGACAGCAGTGGCAAAAGCACACAGGTAAAACTTGTCAAAAAATATTTCGATAATCGTAAACTTTCCCATTCTTTTTTTCATTTCCCTATGTATGGGGATAATCAATTTAGCGAGGTAATTGCTAAATTTCTTCGTGGAGAATTTGGTGGAATAAATGAAGTTTCTCCTTATTTTGTTGCTAATATCTATGCCATGGATCGCTATATGTTTCTCCCTACTCTTCAAATGGCATTGGACACAATGGACGTAGTCCTTTTGGATAGATATGTTTTTTCTAATTTAGCTTATCAGGGTGCAAAATATCCCAACGGATCTATTGCAAGTGATCAAGTAAAAAAATGGATTATGGATTTTGAATTTGATTTTCTCAAATTACCTTATCCTGATCTAAATGTCTTTTTTGATGTTCCAACAGAGATAACTAAAGAAAGATTGGAATCTCAAAGAGGAGATGATAAAGAATATCTCCAGGGAAGACAAAAAGATATTCATGAAGAAGATATGGAATTCCAAGAAAGGGTAAGGCAAAATTATCTTGGGGTTATGAGTACTTCTCCTAATTGCAAAATTGTTCCATGCACCTTACTTGTAGGAGATAAGAATTTTGTAATACCTGCAGATAAATTATTTGATGCTCATGTAAAACCCGTTTTAGATCATGTTTTATTTGGGGACCAAAATTATGAGTAATATCAAATCACATATAAATGAAGTTGTTGTAAAAAAACTTCAAAAACAAAAAGCAGGATATACTCTTTTATTAACCCTTGCAGAAAAAAATGATGACTGGCTTATTAATGTTTATAAGTACAGAACAAAGTCTGGAGAAATCACTCATGAATGTATGATTCTAAAGCCAGAAATTGAAAGCTATTTGGGATATTATTTTAAAGAAGGATATATTGAAGTTTAACACAGGCTTAACTTTTTTTAGAAAAATTAACGCATTTCATACTGTATATTTAAGATAACAATTGATATATAAAAATAAATTATAAACCTTAACTCAAATTATGGAAAATCAGAATCAGCCAGTTCAGCCTCAGCCAAAAGTTGATGCAACACAGAAAGTCGAAACAAATGCTTACGTTCCTACTTATCGTTTGAAGCCCGAATTCAAACAGGCCGTTCTCAAGGCTATTGGACAGTATCCTTTTAACCAGATTGCTGGAATTATGAATGCTATTCAGGTAGACGTGGTAGACCACAATACCTTTCAGCAGATCGTAAACGTATTGGGAAATTTCCCTTACCAGCAGGTTGCAGGAATACTCCAGAACGTTAACTCATACGTTGAACAGATAGTTGAGGATTAATTAAAATCCTCAACTTTAAATTTTTTTAATATAAAATAGTTGTGTTTTTATGCATAGGGAAAACATTTCAATTCAAAATCTCGCTATAGATTTTTTGGAACAAAAAGACAATAGAACATTTTCATCATTAATTAAAAGATTAAAACCAGGATTAGTTTCTTTTGTCTATGGTTTTGTTCAGGATACAGATCTCTCCAGAGAAATTGTATCGAAAACTTTTATTGCGGTATGGGAAAAAATTGACCAATATAATAAAGACTATAATTTTAGTACTTGGGTTTATGCCATTGCTAAAAACGAAGCTCTTGGTCAATTACGCCTAAAAAGTAAAACTTTATCCAGGGATAAACTTTCAGAAAACCATTCAAAGCTTCTTAAAGTTTATACCCCTTTAACTTCCGTTAATATAGAAGTTATTGGGCCAACTGGGGAAAAGCTAACTTCAGAGCTCTACGAAAAAGTTCTCGAGGAAATCGAAAGCCTTGAAGAGCCTTACAGGACAGTAATTTTCGAAAGAGAGATAAATAATAAAAGACTCCAAGATATTGCTGCCGATCTCGATTGGAATCTTAATACTGTTAAGACCCGTTTGAGAAAAGCAAGAAAGGATGTTGCTGATCGTCTTAGAGAAAAACATCCAGGACTTATTGAAGCTTATTATGATGAAAGCGAAGCAGAATTCTAAAAGATTTGTTAAACCAAAAACTCCTCTTTGGAAAAAAATTCCAATTATAGGAGTAATTCGGGACATTTCTAATTATAGATCTTGGATTAGAACTATAAGGCTGGAAGCTGAAAATCCAAATTCAAAGTTCAATGCTTTTAATTTGAATTTTAATTTCTTCTATGTTCTTTATGTTCCTATTTCTTTATCCGAAGAAAATCTTAATTTACCCGAACATGTTAAGAGACTTCGTCTAATGGAAGCCTTATCTCCTATTCATCAATACTTGGATATGGATCTTGGATTTGCTGGATCTATAGTTCCTGAATTTAATCAATTTTATGATGAAGAAGGAAATCCAACCTTGACTTATGGAATTATCTATCGATTTGCTTTCGATACTCTTTCTCTTAAATGGGTAATTACCCGCTCTATTTTTACAGGTCTTGCAATTTGGGCTCTTGTAAAATGGCCTATTATTAATTGGGCTATTGAGGGTATTAAAGGGCTCTTCTAAAATGTTCCAGGAACGCGTAGGAAGCTCGCTGCTTAATTATAATCTCGTTCTCATATAAACCATTATCCAAGAGGATCACCCCCTCAGATCTTCTTAAAATGGTTTAAAAACAAAAAATCCTCCTAATTAGGGGGATTTTTTTTGCCAAATTTTATACCTTTTACAGGTCGTATAAAAACTGTTTCTTCAATATCTGGATTATCCTCCACATCTATTCCTAAGCGATCCATCATAGGTTTATACCTTGGCCAAGTTCTGACAAATTCTATAAATCCATCTTTTTCATCGGAATTAAAAAATCCATCTTCATAAACATTTACAAATCCCAGATATTGAGGATCATTTGGATCCATTTGATAATCGTTAGCAATGGATTCTAAAAACTTTTCTACCTTAGCATCAGTTCCAATTCCCATAGCTTTTTTAGGATCCTGTCCTCTTATAAATCTAGCTCTCATGAATTTTTCAAAGCTGTATTTTCATCAGATAACTTTTTATTTTCTTCCTGAAGAGCAGCTATCTGAGTATTAAGAGAGGTTACATCAAATAAACTCTGATATTGAGTAACAACCTGATTAAAATCTTTAAAAGAATAATATACACCTTCGTAGAAAGTATACTGAGTTCCATCAGGGTTTTTAACTACTATTGAATAAGCATTATTTGTTTGTGCTAATAATTTTTGAGCTTGGGATTCAAGTATCTTAAATTCCAATTGACCCAAAGTTGTATTCATATTAGTTGAGAAAGTTGGACTTATCTCTATTTTTGACTGATCATCGAGAACGAATACTAAGGCATAGTTATAAGCTCCTGAAAGATCTACATTTTGAGCTTGATTTCCACTATCAGTATCGATTTTATCAAAATTAAATAAGTATACCCCATCACTTTGTCTTATAAACAATGGCCCAGTTCCTTGAGGAAGAACTTCATTATTCATATTAAGCATTACTTGGGTTGTATCATAAAATACTTTAACAAATTTAGTTCTTTGTGCTCCACCGCTAAGAACACTAGGACTAGATTCTCCTTCCACTCTATTAAATATCTTATATGGAATAAAATTATCCACATTCAATCTCGTAAAATATAATCCATATTTTTTAGGATCTGTTGATGCAAAAGAAGCTTTTCTAATGATCTGGGTTCCGTCCATCCTATTCATTAATCTACAAACATAATCAATCGTGTAAGAAGAAGCAATATCAGCATTCTTTATTACAGGCCTGAAATAGTTTGGATTCATGAAGTTATCTTCCTGGGTAAATACATATTTCTGTGTTAAAAGAGATGTTCCTGGTGGAATATGTTCATAAACATAAAGTTCATGCATAAGAACCCATTTATTAGCTCCGGCTCCATATTCATCAGCAAAATCTTCATAATTATCATTTGGATTATTGGAAGTATAAAGACGGATTTTTCCGCTTTCTATTTCTCCCATATATTCACCGATAATGAGGTCTGCCCAAGTTGCATAGAATTCAATGAAGTCCCCACCAGTTGATTCAGCAATTAAGCAATTAAAATTATCGGCAGGGCTTTCTACAGGTAATTGTAAAGAAATTGCCTCAGAGATAATATACGTATCTACATCCATATCTGGAATTGTACTATACGTAATATAAACATCCGAAAGAGCCTGAATACTTAAATTCTGACCTAGTGTTGTAACTATATCTCCCCCTAATTCTTGAACAGAAGGAACTTTAAATTCTACATATTTGTCATAGAATCTATTTCCAAGAAGTAAAGTATTTGGGCTAAATTTTAAAACATCTGTTCCCAATACTTGTCTTGCCCATGTAAAGTTAGCAAGATCGACAAAATTTCCGGAAGTATCTAATGCTCTTATTTGAAGAAGAAATCCAGTAACATCTTCAAAATTATATCCAGATACAATATGAACTCTGATTGTGTCAAACGGATAAGAAAGTGTTCCCGTAATAGCTGCAGAACTATCAAAATATCCCCAATATCCTGAAGTATCCGGAGATGAAAAATACCAAGTAGATCTATTTGGACTTGTAGGAACCGAATTGAGATTTAAAATATTATTAGTAATCCCTTGTGCCCCAGTATTAAAATACTGGACACTTCCTGAATCATTCAAAGCTTTTACAGATCCTACCGATCCAAAGGTCAATTCATCTCCGCTCTTATTAAATTCATATTCTAATAAGAGGAAGTCATTTAACTGGACATATTTATTAATGTTTGTAGCCATTCAGTTTTTTATTATTTATTTTTACCAATGGTAAATTGTATATCCGAAAGAAGGGCCAATAACTATTGTAGGCTTCTTTTGAATAAAATCATAAGTAGGCATTATTCCAACATTGACACTAAATCCTGTAAACCAATGAGAACGTTTTGGAACATCGAGTAAAACTCCTTCCATGTTTGTAACATTAAATCCCGGATATTTACTATTTGCAAAAACTCTTAAATGTCCTTTTTCCCATTTCTGCCCCCATACTAATTCAATCTGGGTAACCCTTGAAAGCATTCTTGTCCCTTCATGATTAACCGTTATTAGATTCCAATCCATTTGCTGATTTAAAACACCGGGGGTTAATTTATAAAATCTATCAGTGGTTAAGCCTATTCTAGTTTCTCCTTTAAAAATATCATAATTAGTTGAATCATAAGTATATGCTAAAGTCCAAGGAACTAAATAAGTTGTGTCGTTTAATTTAATGGGCTCCTCTAATACTGTTCTTAGAGAATCAATATATTTGTTGAGATCCGTTGTATCTTGTCTCAAAAGTATAATAATCCTGTTTAAAGAAATAACCTTTCCCTTTTGCTTTTCAACCTCTGTAGCAAGATCCTTATTAAGCTTTTTTAGTGTTTCAAGATCAGCAACAAATCCATCTATGGAATATTGTAACTCTCCTGTTTTTAGTCTTTCTTTTTTCAAAGTATCTACTAAAGCTGAATTGTTTTGGTTTGCATTATTGATTTCTTCTTTGAGATCTCTAATGCTTGAGCACATCTGAGCAATCCAGATTACAAGGATTAATGCAATCGCATATCCCAATAATTTAGAATTTAAGAATGACCAAATAGCTTTTAAAATTTTAGTTATTGCTGCCATATTTTATTTTAAGTAATTGATGCAAAAGTATTAACAGATTCATAGGTATTCTGAATATATGCTAAAGGTTGTTCAGGATGCGAATTTGATAATTTAAAGTTAAAGTTGCTAGCCTGTAATTCACTTTCTACATAATAAGGCATTCCAGGATCACTATAGAATTGTATTTCACTAATATTTCTAATTAATAATGGTAAGCTTCCTGTGCTAACATTTGTAAGATTTATTGTCCAATAAGATGCATCGTAAGTTGCATCTGGAGCATAATATCCAAAGCTCTTAGAGTAAAGAACTAGACCTCCTTTTGTGGAAATAGTTATATTAGATGAAACGTATAAACTTGCCATATTGGAATTATTATTCCAAACCCACAATGCAAGATCGACAGAAGCATCTGTATATGTTCCAACTGGGAGATTATTTATCCATAGAGATGCGTCTTGTCTTTCATAGCTATACCAGGAATAAGTATTGTCATATAAATATCCAAGAGATATATCTACCCATGCGGTTACTAATGACCCTGGTTTATAGATGGAAACATCTTTATAAGCTCCGCTATAAGGACTTACTCTCATAATGAAAGTTTTATTTATACCGCTGTTTACAGAAACGTCAAACCAGATAGATCCATCTAATCCTCCGGTACTTGCAGATCTAATATTATAAATTAAATTACTTGGATTTTGGATCATTGAATATGACCAGGGAACATTAGAATCAATATTAAATCCAACGCTTGCTTCATATCCTGTAGAAGAGCTTTGATATGTTGCAGGTGATACAGTTATTGAAGCTCCTGTAATGCTTTGAATATCTGAATTTCTAGTCCATCCATTTTTATTTACAGAAATATAATAACTATAAACATTAGGAATAACTAATCCTGCAAGTCGAATGCTACCAGAAGCGTCAATATTATGAAAAATAAGAGGACGCATTAAGGAAGAATCGAATCTTATAAGCTGTCCGTTATATGGATTTGCATTTGTATAAACATATAAAGTTCCTGTAACATCAGGATCATTTGTAAAATCTCTTAAATTCCATCTAATCGACGCATCACCCGAGGTTCCATAAATTCCAACAAAAGATGAAGGGTTTGGATTAAAATTATCATCGAATAAGCAATTTGCGGCTATTTCATAGTTTGTTAGAACTGTGCCATCTGGAGATGATGGAGTAACGGAATTATTGGGGCTTTTTGTTTGAACAAGAGAAGAAACATCAAAGATTAAATTCACATTTCTTAACCCCCCTACACTATCAAGATTACCAATTCTAAATGCGTTATTACTTGGATCATTAACGATAGCTAAAGCCTTTTCATCATCGGAAATAGCTGTTTGCCCTGAAGTATAAACTGTAAATGGAATATAATCGCCAAAACGAATGTTACTATATTCTATTCTAGCGAAATTTTTTGGTTCAATTCCATAAATATTTGAAGGAACCTGAGAATAGTTAATACCTCCAGACATGGTATAAACATTGTCTATAATATATTTAGGAGAAGTATTACTATTAAAATATCTTGCATAATTTTGATCAGAGCTAATTCCAAGGGGAACGAAAAATCCCCCCATATTTAAACTAGCAAATTTATATTCATAAGTATCTGTTTCTGCATTTATTTCATAGGCTTTTCCTTCGCTATCGAAGAATAAATCCCCAGTAACATAAACTCTTTCCCCAGGTAATGAAACAGGGGGATTTGCAGACCATAATGCAAAATTGTTAGCAATCCTAGAATTTATTAAAGTTGTATCACTAACAGGGTCGAAATCCGTAAAATACATCGCAAGACCTTGGGATCCAACGGATCCATCATTACCTTTGGTTCCAAATCCGGGTCTTCCAGGTGCATATTTAAACTTTTCGCTCATATCGTTTCTTTATATATTTTCAATTATACAAAAGGTGGCATAGCAGGAACACTCGAAGCAGCTGCTTCAGTAAGAGTACATGCTGTAATAGGTTTCTTAGCATACCAATATTTGTTTGTTCCAACACTAAATACACCACCTCCAGGGCTTGGAGAAGTTTTTGTTACTGATGTAATTTCAGCCCAAACCTGGCTAAATTCATAGTCTCCATTATTGTCATATTCACATTCGAGTTGAGTCCAATCTACTCTCCATTTATTTTGAGTAGATGCAGTAATTCCTGTAGCATTATATGACGTTGATGTTGAAGCATCAATAGTTTCATTTTTAGCAGTTCTTGATAAAGTTGCTGTAGCCCTTGTTATCCCGTTTTCAGTTAAATTAATAGTAGCCCTTACCGTTCTTGACCCGAGAGCATAATCCCTTTGAACTCTAACCCAAGCATAAACTTTTAATCCAACGGTAACTGTTTGATTTGTTAATGCAGGACTAAATACAATACTACCATCATTATTAAAATAAACTGTATAAGCTGTTTGTCCTGTTTGAGTAACTAATATTGATGGATCTGGATTAGCTTCAGAAAAAACATAAACTACTGCAGATCTTGTATTTACGGTATCATTATATCCTAAACTAACTTCAAAAGTCCCCAATCCAGGGCCAGTTGAACTATTTTTAAGTAAACTTATCCATGTTTGAGATGGAACAACAGAAGAATTCCATCCAGTAGGAGAGTTTGTAGAAATATCCACCTGGTATTTATATGTTGTTTCTGTTGCAAACCATCCAGAAGCATCAGCTGAAAGTGTTTTACTAGAAGGATCCAATATGGTCATTGTAGGAGGAGAATCTGTTGTTGTAATCTGTCTAATTGTAGAGGATCTTTCCCATCCATCTTTAGAGATAACCATTTGATATTCATAGGTCTTTGAAGAAGGACAATTTGAAATTTGAACATAACCTGTTTGTTCAAGATCAAAAAATGCCATCGGAACTGCAATATTTCCGGTGGATGCGTTCATATAAAAAACGCTTGAATCTCTTCTCCTATTAAAATGAAGAACCCCTTTTATAGAAGGATCATTACAAAAATCTAAAAGATTCCAATAAATGTTTATTTGAGAATTTAAGGGAGATGTAGCATAAAAGGAAATGGGTTCTCTTTGAAAATTCGGATCAAATAATAAAGGAGTGTTCTTTTGTTTATTAGTTAATATTGTTCCCTCAGGGGAATTTAAAATAATTTCCGAATTAGGAAAAGTTATAGAACTAACATCCAAGATGAGATTAGTGTTTCTCATTCCATCAAAAGAACCGATGTTTCCTAATCTCCAAAGTTTTTGATCCTCATCATAAACTAAAGCTAAACTTTTATGATCATCGGATCCAACATTTGCTGCTAAAGAGTAAACAGTAAAAGCATTATAGGACCCGTCTTTAATATCCGAATATTCAAATCTAGCAAAATTCTTTGACTCTATTCCATAAAGATATTTTGGAGGGTCTGTATAATTAGGGCTTCCATATTGCGAATTTGTATTATCAATTAAAATATTTGGGGAGCCATCAATAAGATTGTGAAATCTCTGAAATCCTGTATCCGAAATAACATTCCATTTTGATTGAAAGAATTGGCTTTTATTTAAAGCTCCATCTGTTCGATCATACTCATCTGTATCTGCATTAATCTCATAAATAAATCCTCTCGAATCTGCAAATAAATCACCATTTTGATATTTTCTTCCCCCCGGAAGTTTTGTTCCTGCTGGCGCAGAGGACCACAAAACTTCATCATTAGCAATAGCACTTTCAATATTTAAAATGTTTGCTACTGGATCATAATCAGTAAAGTAGAGAGCAAGACCATCAATACCTGCAGATCCATCCTGCCCTTTTGCTCCATATCCTAATATACCGGGTGAATATTGAAAATTCATTTAGAAATTTATTTATATATTTTTACTTTTCTGTTAGGGTAAAGTTTACAAAATAAGTATAATTTCCTGTTTTAGGAACTACTATTTTATAAAGGTATTCATCGTTCTGGTAAATAACCTGTCCGTTAAAATTCTGTTTTTCGAATGTTAAGAAATCAGAATCATAATTATAAGCAAGAGCTTGACTTACAAATGGCTTATAAAAGAACCCAACAGTTATTTTCTGGGTACTAATATTGTAGTATGTTAAAATGGTATTATTAATATAAGAATCAATAACACTATCAGCATTTGATAATCCCGCCCAGTTTCCGAGGAACTCAATATTAGATTTAAATAGATTTCGAACTGCTCTAGTTAAATTAAATAGTAAAGTAATTTCAGTTGCATTTTCATAAGATACTTGAGCCGTAGTAATATCCCAATTTTCAAGAGTAATCTGATCCGGAAACTTAGGAAGCTTTGACCCAAAAAATGCAGGCAATTCTTCTGTGGATTCATATCCATCAACGAGAATATTATCTTTAATGTAATAATCTGAATCCCAAAGAGCTTTAAATACATTGAAATCCTGGATAAATCCTATAGCATTACCAGCGCTAACATCTTGGCTAGTTACAGTAGAAACTACTTCATGATACCATAGCTGAGGAATATTATTATATTTTCTCAAGTTAGTATTGCTAAAAACGAAATCTCTGTCTACAGTGTTTATTAATTCTACTTCCTCATCTGCTTGGAAATCAAGAATAGAATTAAATTTGGGTTTAAACCAGCCGTTATAAGTATAAATTCCTCTATATGTTCTTGGAGGATTAATCGTAATTCTAAAAGGATTAGAAAGACCAAAATCTTCGCTTGTATAAACCTCATCCCCTCGAATAACGGAATACATTACATAATTATAAGTTGGAGAAAGGAAATACTGTAAAGATTGATATTTTGTAGTGTTAGCTGTATACCAGTTTTTATTATTTCCATAATTATATCCATAGTTAATAACATGATCTCCATAAGTATTTGGGTCTGGGAGATAAGTATATTCTACTCTCTGTAGGAAAGTATTAAATTCTCGAGTGTCGGTATTAAATACTCCTAGAACAGATATGGTGTTATTTCCAAAAGCATTCCATTCGGAATTAAATCCATTTTTATTAAGGTTCAATTGAGCGTAAGGCCTTGCTAAAGTATTAGAATAGAATATCGAAGTTCCATAGAAATTATGCAAAGTTTTCTGAATAGTAGAGTTATTTACATAGAAAGGAGTTTTAACAAAAGAATATGCTGAAGCATCCGCTCTGCCTGATATAAATCCTCCTCCGGAAGAATCCAAAATAGATTTTCCCGGGAGATAAGTAGAATATCTGATATTGTAATTTAATTCATCATTTCCTTGATACCAAACCATTAAAATAGTTTTAGTATTTTCATTAATGATAACTTCTATTGGCCTTTTGTGATCCCTATTTCTTGAAGGTGTTGAAATAAATGAGAATCTGTATCTATCATAATTCTTAATATCAAATACGTTTTTAGCAATATTTTCAACCTGGAAAGAAAGATTTAGTCCAAGGAAAATAACATCGATAGTATTTTTATATCCGTTGTAATAAACAATGGAGGATCTTGTCTTAGTCCCCTCTACATTATAATTTGAATAAAGGAGTTTTGAAAAATAATCAACATAAGGGTATCTAAACATTAATTCTCTAAATGTGAAATATTCCCCATTATCCTCTAAAACATCATTAATGTCATAGAATACATAGTCTTCCCAAGCCCTTCCACAAGGGGTTAAATATTTAAATACAGGATATGATATTTCCTGGTTAAAATTATCTGCAGTTGGAATAAAGTTTGTACTTGCATCTAGAGCAGAGGAATCCAATAATAATCTAAATGGATTATCTCGGCAATCTGTTCCTAACCCTACCCATTTTGCAACAGAAGGAATAGTAAGCCCATATTTTAATAAAGCACTCGAGTCATAATAATCCCCTAAATCTTCTTCATTGAACCCTGATTTATAACCTGTATAATTATAAGATCCATCAACAACTGCATAAGTTAGAAGAGTATTTGTGGCAGCAATAAAATATAAACTAGTTTCAAAAGTATTTAATCTTGTTCCCGCTGAATAAGGATAAGTAAAAATTCCTTGTTTATAAGATCCCGATCCTGAAGCAATTTCGTAGGATCCTGGTAAGGTAAGGGTATAATCAAGGCAAGCATCAATAGAAATATACCATGTGCTAATATCGCATTCCCTATTGTAAATATATTCGCTTTGGAAACCAATACATGAATCATAAACTGTATAATCCACATCTTTTACAGGATTTATTCCCATAAGAGATAAGTTAAGAGGATAAATGCTGTAGGCATTAAATCTTCCTTTAATAGTTTGTATTTCTATTTCGGACATTATTAATATTTTGTCCGATATGCTAAGAGGATCTTTGACATATTGATATGAATTATCAGACACATCAAAATCCAAAATTCTTCTATACCATCCATCAGTCCCTTGATATAAAGTAGGTTGTTCAAATTTATCGAGGATATTTTGAGAGGCATCAAAGCTATAAAGATTATTTGTTCCCCTATTAATAAGATTTACGATAATGGTTTGGCGATCCCCATAGAGTTCAAAATCAATTGGGCCAAAATATGCGCTTGCTTCGATTACTCCAAAATCATCCATTGTTGGAATAAATCTTCCAAAGAAAGTAATATCTTCCGGGGATGCAGCAGTATTAAATCCCGAAGAGGGATCAGAAAAATCATTTAATGTTGGAGCAGCAATTCTTTGGAACTGCCATTCATCTGAATTACCAGAATCCTCTATAAGAAGAGAAACCCAATTACTTCCTCTAACGCCCGCTCTAAATTCAGTTCCTTCATATTGACTAAATAAATCGAAAGCAGATTCAATTTGCTGGATCTGATAAGAAATATCTCCATTTATATCGAAGAAAGTCCTATAAACAGTAGGATAGCCAGGGTTTTCTGAAACAGTGCAATATCTTTCGCAAGGGAATTGTGTGCTGTCAACACTATAGATCTCCCAAATTTTATTTTGAGTAACATTAATAAGTCTTAAATGTTCCCCTTGCTCGAGAGTATTATTTAATGTTAATGTGATAAACTGATTTAGATTTTGTTTTTTAATATCAACATTAAATAAATTTTTATCTGGTTTGCTTACATATTGATTCCAGACGCTTCCGTTAATTTCACTTACATTTGAAATTCTTTTTAATTGAACCTCATCATTAAGTACAAATATCCTGTTTGTATAATTAGAAGAAATATTTCCGCTAGAATCAAATAAAGAGGAATTAAAGAAAACACTACTGTCTCTTCCATCCAAAGAAATTATTTCAATTGGTCCTCCTGAACTGTCAGAATAATAAGCTATATTATAAAGAATATTTTCAGTAAGATAAAAACCGAAATAACGATGCATTGTGTAAAGATCTACATCATTATCGCTGAAGACAAATTGTAGATTTATAAGATTCGGACATAATAAATTATTTCTTTCAAATCCTTCAGACATAAAAGCATTAAGATCTGTAAAATTAGATGCTTTCTGGTTGAAAAAATAAGGTGTTTCAGATCTTCCTGTTACAACGCCCTTATCAACGGCTATTCCGTACCATGTATTTGGGTCCGATTCGGCTATGGCTATATCTGGATCCGTTAATGAAAGGAATACCGGAGCCTGGAATTTAGTAACATCCGCCATGTGAGTAGCAAGATATTTTCCTAAAGGAGCTTCGGGTCTTAAACTCCAGCTTCTTATTAAGGATCCTTGTTCCAGATATTTAAATGCTAGATTTTCAAGAGAAGAAGAATCGTAACTTTCCTGATTGAAAACCCCCGGCATTCTAAATAATGCAAAATAATCCGGCAATTTGGAATTTATCCATAAAGGAGCGAGCATTCCATTATCCTCATTATAGAGTTCATCCCTAAGCAAACGAGCTCCATAATTATAGGTAACGTTATATTGATCTTTTAATTCAGTTTTTGGCGTTGCTATTTCAAGAGTATTATCAACGTCTACACGATATAATTCCCCCCTTGGCATTGAAGAAAATACGTTTCTAATATCGCTTGAAAGAACACTATTTGCGGAAACCTTTTGCTTTCGATATAACTTATTAGAAAGAGTATCGGAAACTTTAAAGGTGTCCATATAAATGTTATTGCTCACATCGACATTTAAAACAATATTTCCCGTAAATTTAGGATTAGTTCGAATAAGCATATATGATGCTTCGTCCTCTATAAGTAAATCCTCATTATTGTATTCATTTACAGCTGCCGGCTCTACAATAAAAGGTCTATTTCTGATAGTTATTGATTTTGTTTCAAGCAATAATCCAAGAGTAGCATCACCATAAGTTCTGAAAAATATCGAGGTTGCAAAAGGTTCTTTTAAAGGAGTATAGACATGGAAAGGAGCTAAATAATCACTTGCATCCAAATGTAAAGCATATCCTATAGAATGCTCATAATTTGCTATATCTAGCCCGTTAACATATAGATAACCTTCATTCGCACTTGACGAAGGAATAACCCAAAATTCTTGCCCAAGAGTTCCTCCAAAAGAAAAATTTAAAAAAGTTTCTGGATTTTTTGAGGTAAGTATTGCAGTATTAAAAAACTTAGGGTTTGCAAAAGCCATGTTTTTCTATAAATTATGTTAATAAATCTTCAAAATCATCATAAATCGAAGGATCTGCATTTACAATAGCTTGGAAAAACTGTTGTAAAGTTCCTGTTAGCTGCTGATATGAGCTAGTAGATCCCGAAGGTCTGGTTACTGTTAAATATGTATTCGGGGTTAAAGATTCAAGCTGGGTTTGAAGATCCGTTGTTTTTACAGTCGAAACAACACCATCTTTATCTTTCTGCTTAATATCAAAAGCTAATCCATTTGCCTGGTGTTTAAAATAAGTTCCAGTTCCCGAGTTAGGATTGGGAACACTATCATTTAAGTGAGTATAAACACCTGCTGAATTAAGGGTTTCATCTAGCTTAATTGTAGTCTCTTCGGTTGCAGCATCACTAAGAATATTTACGACCTGATCTGATCCTTCAAGATTAGAAGGGAATTCAATAATAAGAGGTTCCGACCAATCTGATTTTAGAGGGTTACTTGGCCATCCTGCTTCAGAAATAGATCTAATTTTTAGTTGAACCTTTTCACCTTTTGTAATAGGAATATCAACTTGATTAATATTATTAACTTCTCCATCAGCAATACTTTCTTCTTTCCAAGTATATGTTTCAGTTGAAGCATCATAAACTTTCTGGAGAATATTTGTTTGGACTATATTCCAATCTGTAAAAGTCCCTCTGATAAGCTGACCTGTACTTGGATCCGAATATTGATAAGTATCAAGAGAGATACCGGTATTATCAAGTTTAAGATAACGATAAGCATATTCAAATTGAATAATCTGCTGTGGAGGAATCCCAACGGGATCGGGTATTGGGAAGAAACCTCTTACCCTATATTTAGGATCCGCCATAACTGCAGAATTTTCATAAGCTACAGTTGCAAGTGATCTAACCAAAGATTGGTATTCGATAGTTTTCTTTGAAAGATCGTTTATGTTTGCAGTAATCTTCGAATTCAAGTCTGCTCTGGCAGCTGGATCTGTTAATTCAACTAGCTGGGCTTTTTGCTGAGCAATAGTAGTTTTGAGACTGTTTATGATAGTCTTAGTACTTTCAATCTGAGTCTGAGTATTTTTTATTGACTCAGTATCAAGAGCAGCATTCATTTGGGTATTGATTTGCTTTACAGCAAACATATCCGTAGTTATAGAAGGAACTGTAGGAATTTGTCCATAATAAGCGGGAACAAATCTTTCTTTAGCTTGCCCTTCTAATTGTTTCCCGAAATCTGAAACATAGCTGAAATAATAAGATTGGAAAGAAGTAGTTGTTCCTTCAAGAACTAAATCATTTGTGTAAAAATTAACACATTCACCCCAGCTATCAGCGATGATATTAAAATCATCATTTACGCCTTTGAAAAAGAGAATATTGCATTCGTCATATCCAACAGCAATATCAATAAGTTTTTCTTCAAAAGGAGTTGAATAAATGTTGAAGTAATTATTGATTGAAGGCTTTCCTAATCCTACAAGAGGGGTAAGTTGAACTCTTTTTTCGGTTACTTCTATTTTAGCAATTCTATAAAGAGAATCATTATATCTTAATTGATCTCCAACTTTTAACTCTAGATTATTTACAGGAGTAAAATCTGTTGTAAGAGCATAATTAAGAGTATCAAAATAAAACCATTCTTCATTATTGATAACTCCACGATTTATAATGAGGAATTCTCCTGTGTAAGGAGTTGGAAGAAGCGGTAAATTCTGAACCTGATCATCTTCCCAATATCTTTTTCCATTAGTTGCAAGAATATTAAGAACCTGTTCATAGGTATATGTCTGACCTATAAAAGTGTCTTTAAACCATTGGGTTTCCTCATCATTGAAATTATCAAAGATAACTCTTTTTACAACTACCCTATCAGAACGATCATCTATTTTTCCTTTAAGATCAAACTCGACATAAAGTTGAGGAAAGATCATGTCTTCAAAAAACCAATTGCTCTTTGTTTTGAATTTTGAAGGAGCTGATACCTGTGTTATTTCAGCCGGGGATTTTGCAACAGGAACGGTAGAAACTTCTCTATAAGTTCCATCATTAAGAAGAACTACTCCATTACCCGAAACAAATGTGTCGACCGTATTTGTTATCCTATTTAATTGACTTAAAATATAAGGATAAGAAGGTATCGCATAAGTATAAGTAGAAGGATCCCCGGTTACGGGATCTGTTCCTTCAACTTCTATATTTACAGTATCATTTTCAGTCGTTAAAGATTCATTCATAGCTTCCATGGATGCGAGAGCCATATTAACGTTTTTGGTTAAATCTATAACATTCTGTGTGAATGAATTTTCAATTTTCTTTGACATATTTTTAATCTATTTTAATTTTTAAACACATCCCTCGTTATGCGATGTAACATCAAATGAATATCCAGCATAAGCATTATCACTTGTCCAATAAAAATCTATTGTTCCAGAGCCTACGCCTGACGCAGTAGCTGCATTTATTGATGCGTCTCCTGTTCCGCTTGTTGGCGATATAATACCATTTAAAATTGATGGATAAGTAATATACCAAGCAGCATTAGAAGAAACATCCCATTGACCGCCATCGCAAAGGGTACTTCCCCCATCAGCATACTGAGAATCCACTCCACTTACAGTCATAGCTCTTGATATTGATAAGAAATCAACAGGGCCTAAAGATCCTATCTTAGCCTCTTGGACCCCATTAATAGCTCCTATTTTATCAAATTGCGTACTATTTTTTGCTCCTACTGCCATTATATTATTATTTTACCACTATAAAGTCCATTGAAGGATTAAAATAAATTATATCTTTTGCTAAAGCAACCCCTAAAACTTGAACGCAATGAGTTGCAATCGAAGGAGCTGTTTGAGTTAACTGATTCGAAGCAGAAAGATATAATTGCTTTCCTGGAGTCCAGGTCCAAGCAGAATTTCTTATTATTCCTTCAAGTAAGAAAGGATAAGTATTTCCTGCTGTATAGTTCCCCGTACTTGGATTTATAGCAATTGCTGGAACTAAAGAAGATGAATCAGCATCAGCCAATTGCATTCTTCCTGTTGCTGCAGGCATTGCTAAATACATAGAATTAATTGTCGTTCCTGCTACTAAATCTATAGTTTGGCCTCTGTATGTTATAGAAGTCATATTTGCAGAAGGCTCGGGATAATTTTTAATTTGGTATCTTAAATCCAAACTATTTAAAGAAGCCCCGCCTCCATTATTAGTAGTATAGGAAATAACCCCGTCGTTTGTCCCCCATGTGATAGAAGAGACAGAAGTTCCTATTGAACCATCTTGTATTTGATTCCAATTTGTTAATTGAGCTATTGAAGAATCAAATTGAGCTTGAGAAACCCCGCTTCCTCCTGCTACACTTACATCTAATAGAGTTCCATTCCATACTAATCCGGATCCTATAGAACTTTCTTTTAGATAAGTCCCATCTGCTATGGTATTCTGCTTTGTTACATATAAATCTCCTATAGAAATATCATGAATTGTTAATTGAGCATCTCTAGATAAGAGAGAACCGTCTACATAAGATTGACTTACCCCGGTAACGATTATACTTACATCCAAGGTTCCTGCTGGACCCCATGCTAAACCTGTTCCAATAGATGAATTTAGAACAACAGATGGAGAAGTAAAAGAGGGGATGCTTACTTTATTAGAAGTATCTATAGTTAAAGCAGGTGTTAAACCGCCTGTATATAAAGCAATTTCTCTATAATTTGTTGAACTTCCTAATTGCAGAGGAGATCCATAGGAAAGAATAACGTTTCCAGAAACATCTCTAATAGCTTTATTGATATAAATGTCTTTCATCTTAGAAGAAGCATCAACCTGGAATGGAAAATCTGGATTGGCGTTAAAAATACCCACCTTTCCGCTTTTCATATAAATTGATGATTCTACTAATGGATCGTCACCCGCTGAGAACATTGCAATTGCATTTTCTGTCCCCTGAATATCTACAGCAATGTCATTCACTTGTGCCTGAAGAGCTGTTAAGCTGTTAAGCATTTGTGTTTGGTTTGACTGTAGTGTTACATATTGATCGGAGATATAATTAAGAACGCTATTATTTCGAGTTAAAATATTAACTGCTTTTCCCAATTCTGCAAAAGCTAAATTCCAATTTTCAGCTTCAAAAATATCAGAAGTAGCATCATCAACGATAATAGCTCCAGTATCATCAAGCATATTATCTGTCTTAATATTAAGACGTAATGCGTATGAAGTTCCAAACCCTCCGGTGGTACTTTGGATCTTTTCCAAAGAAGGAATTAAAATACCATCCCCAGAGATTAATTGAGATGTCCCTGATGGAGCATCAAGGAATAGAATACCTAATAGATTTGTAGCTAAAACAGTATCCTGAACAGCATTATAAACTGAATAATAAACAAGGACTGCATTAAATTCAAATCTATCATTTATGGCATTATCTCCTGTAGCCATAGAGTCAAAAGTCAAATTTGGATCTCCGTAAATGGTTTTTAATTTATTTAGATCTAAGACAAGACCCATACAATCAACAAGGGATCTTTTAAATTCTACTGTTGTAGGCCCTACGATTTTTAGGGAAACATCATAAATTCCTGTAGTTAGATATGCCGATGTATCCGTCATATAAGTATTTTCCTGGAGGGGTTCTCGACCTTCTGCTGTAAACCACCATCCTGGAGAAGCATCATAATATAAATAATATGGATAAGATCCAACTTGAATAGAGGAATCTACAAAATCGTAATATGCTTTATAGCTTAAACCATCTGGATGAGGTTGAAGCCAGTTTTCTCTTCCCAGAATATTTTCGCCGAGATTACCAATTTCCATTCCATGTTTATAGTTGGTATCTTCAGTCTGTTCAAAATAAGCCTCCATTTGTCCATGGGAAGTTGGAACCATAATATAAGTTTCATTATAAGTTCCAAACGAATCAGATCTAACATTACCTGCACTAACTAAGCCTACATATTTTACAACTGTATTATATCCAAGAGATCCATCAGGATCAGGAGCTTCCATCCAATATCCATTAGAAGGATCCGCCCAACGAATAGCTCCAGTTTCTTTTAACCATTTCCAAAATACTCTTTCGGATACAGTTCTTTGGAGAGTTGCATCATAAGTGGGTTGATTTAGAAGGTTAGATTCTAAATTTAAAGCATAGTTTTGAAAACTTTCAGCTATGAGAACTCTACCGTCTTTTATATCTCCTGCGTTAGCATATTCTAAGGCACCATCAATTGCATATAGATTGAAACGATTTTCATTTATATTTGTTGGATATTGAATTCTTGGAATATCCAAAAGCGCAAAATGAGAAATTCTAACATCATTATTTTTCTCGTTAATGTTTAGACCAATATCTTCTGCAGCAGAACTAAAGACATAAATTGTCCCGCCTGAAGTTCTCATTCTTTTAACAAAAGGGGTTATTCTATTGTTGCTCATATCTGGTTAAAATTTTATTTCTTAAATTATTGTATATGTTCCGCCGTATTGTTTTACCGCCCATGTAGTTCCATAGGAAGGGTCATAATCTACGGCAATTAGTTTTATCCAAGTTGTTGGGGCATCTGCATACGCGATACTTAAAACCTGGAAAGTTCCTCCAATACTAGGATCTAATAATATGTTATAAGGTGCTGTATTTGTAGAAATATCGAATAGGATCTGAAATTCCTGCCCCATTGTTGAACAAAGAAAAGCAGTTGAAATATCATTTGTAATTTTGTAATATGGCTTGTTGACATCAACATAAGCAAAAGAAGTATTTTCCCATAAAGATGGGTCTGCTACCCTTGTTGAAACATCTGCGCCAATATAAGTATTATAGAAATCTCCATCTACAGAAGTTGTATTATCATAAAGATTTGTAAACTGGTTTTTAACAATTAGATTGTCAACTACTGCTGTTACAAATTCCCCTCTGGCTGCCTTTACCCTTCCAGTTGTATTAACAGGTTTTATGATTATTCCGAGACTACCATCATAGAAAACATCAAGATAACGCTTAACAGAAGCGAAGTTATAATTCCAGTGTCTTGGTAGTTCGGGGATAAAAGTATCCAAATAAATTTGATCCCAATTCATATTATTAGATTTTTATTTATATATCCGACAGTATTAAAAAGACTAGCTTTTGGCCGTAATATATAGCCTATAGTGTCAAACTTTTTAAACCTAAAATAAATGAGTGGAAAATTAGAAGAATTCAATTGGGACTTATTTGAAAACAACTACACGGGAGGAACCCGCTTAACTGTTAACCCCAATATAAAAGGAGTAGATAGCAAAACCAGAGTTTTTAACCACGAACCTTACGCTCAAGAATTATTTGACCTATATTCCGAAAGATCCTCAAAATCAGTAAGAAAAGACCTAACAAAAGGAGACTGCGTTACAGTAGTCGAGATTCCTTATATTGATAAGGATAGGATGACTATTGAATTATTAGGAGGATTGACTGTGGATATAGATCTAAATAGAGAAAAGAGATTTGTTCAGATTTATGGATACCAAACCCCCGAAGAATTTGCACAGGTCCTTGCAAATCCTGAAATAAGAAAGAACTTCGTTTCGTCAGGATTTTATGCTTATGTTATTGAGTCATCACCTTCCCTAAAAATCAGTCTATGGCAAGGTCATATTAAGAAAACGAAAGATGAAATGATGGAACAAATCAGTGCTCCTTCAAAAGCTTATAAGGCTAAAGTTCTTAATGCTAACAGAGGGGGATATTTCGTGGAAGTTTCTGGTGTAGAAGCATTTATGCCAGGATCCCTTGCAGCTCCAAATAAAATTGTTGACTTCCAGACCCTTGTTGGAAAAGAAGTTATAGTTATGGTCGAAGATTTCTTAAAAGAAATGAATTCGTTCATTGTTTCTCATAAGAAATATATTGAGCATGTTTTACCACAGAAAATTGCTGAATTAGATCTTAATAAACTCTATTCGGGAACTGTAACTGGAACCTCCAAATACGGTATCTTTGTGGAATTTGGAGAAATATTCACTGGGTTGCTTCATGTTTCCAAAATGAAAGATAGTACCCTGGATCTCTTTAGAAAGAGAATATTTAAACCCGGGGACGCCGCTTCATTTTATATTGGAGAGATTACTAAGGAAAATAGAATTATTTTAACAGAGGAAAGCCCAGAAGAAAAGAAAAAGAAAATAGATGATTTCATTCAAGCTAATAAAGGAAAATCATTAGAAGCTTCTATTGCGGCAATAATGAACTTTGGTGTTATTGTAAATGTTGGAGATATTACTGGAATAGTTCCATCAAAAGAATTTAGAATTCGAAAAATTTCTACTAGAAATTTTGTAATAGGGGATCCAATAAAGGTAAAATACTTGGATTTAAAGGATGATAAGATTACTTTTGAGCTGGATGCGCCAATAAAGAAATTTGAACCTAAAGAAAAAGAAGAATAAAAAGAAGGAGCACTAAGCTCCTTCTTTTTTGCGGATAAATAAAATAAAATAGATTTGATGAAAGTTCTCTACAATCATATTAAAGATTACTCAATCCAAGAAGTATTCAATTCAACAAAAGTAGGGTTCGTTTTTGAGTTTTATTCTTCTGCAGAAGTACCATTTATAGCTGAAGACTTATCAAGGGTTTGTGGAAAATCTGTTGCTATAACTTCAGAAAAAATGATCCCAACCTGGGATAGCCCAATTTTGCTTCAGGAATATCAGGGTAAAAATCCCCGATATAAATTTATCACTTCACCTCAGGATTTTTTAAGTATTGGTCCTATGCTTTTTGGAATTCTTGAATGGATAAATCAAAAAGCAAAAACTGACAAGACTACGGGATTACAAGTATTGCTTTCATTTAATCATGGGTCTCTTCAAACAATTAATAGTATTTCTAATATGGATCCTGCAAAGATGATCCTTAAAATGGATGAAAACTATTTATTTCAGAGATTTCCCGAAAGAAAGAATTCTCCTTTTGCAGTTAGTATTAAAACTTTAATTCCAACAAATGAGTTTATGACAGCTCCAAGTTCACTCGGGCATCTAAAAAGCTTCTTTGTTTTACCAAAAGCTCATTATTATGGAATAGATTTTTCTGATCAACCTATGGGGGAATTAAAATTTAATTATATTGGTGGTAAGGATTATCCAAAAAATCATAAATCCATAACAGAAGCTCTTCATTATTATATTCTCTCCACTTATCAGATCTTAAATTCTCAAGGATATACCCCTGAAATGAATATAAGTGCAGAAAAAATATTTGAAGATTATCCTATTATTAGGAGAGCTTATTATGAGCCTAAATTCTTTTTAAAGAATTTTAAAGATATTCAGGTTGGCGTGGATCTAAAAAGGGCAGACGAAATCATTGAAGCATATTGGGCTAAATTAAGGGATCCCCTAATGAAATTAATGCTTGAATGCGGATTTAGAAAGGGAAAATTCAATTGGGATAGCGCTGAAGGAAGGTTTCAGATAAAAGAAGCTAAATTATCTGGAGGAAAAATCTCCAAATTAGATATTGTTGATTGTGAAATACAATCAGTTGTTGAAGACTGCGGAGTATGGAATAGTACCTTAAAAAATTCCAGAGTTATTCTTTCAACTCTTGTTGAGCATAATAAAATTGAAGATTGTGTTCTAGAAAATGTAAGAGCTGATAGAAATAATACTATTAAGAAAAGTTCCATCTATAATGCAGGTGAAATAATTAACTGCAACGTTAGTGAAAGTATTGTAAAAGATGCAGGTATTGGTAAGGAAGCCAAGCTTGATGAAGAATGTGTTGTGATTGAGCCAAAAAGAAAAATTGAAAAACAAGCAAAACCCCTTGCCATTGAGGAAGTTAGAGATTATAAATGGTTAAAAGATTTAAACAAAGAACGAAAAGACAAGGGATTTCAAAATGAATATAAACCTAAGTGGTAAAAAATGGATGGCTATATTTATATAATTACAAATACAATTAATAATAAACAATATGTTGGGAGTCGAATGTACAAAGGAAACCCCATCAAAGATTCTTATATGGGGTCTAGTAAACAACTAAAAGAGGAATATAAAATATATGGTTTAGAAAAATTCCAAAAAACCATTTTAGAATTTGGGTTTGAAACTAAAAAAGATCTTTTGGATGCAGAAACAGAAAACATATTGAAATTTAATACTTTAACTCCCGCAGGATATAATAAATATTTGCCTAATGTTCGATATGGATTTTATATGGGGGGATGCTGCCATTCTCAGGAAACTAAAAATAAAATGAAAGGACGAATCCCTTGGATGAAGGGAAAAAAACATTCAAAAGAATCTATTATAAAAAACAGGGAAAAACATTTAGGATTTATAATGCCGGAAGAGCAAAAGCAAAAAATTAGAAATACTTTATCTGGCAGAATTTTTTCTGAGGAACATAAGAATAAATTAAAGGGCAAAAGCCATCCTATATCAGAAAAACAAAAGAAAACTTTAAGAGAATTTAGACTTGGGAAATCACCAGGAAATAAGGGAAAATCACCATCAGAGGAGACAAAAGAAAAAATGAGAAATGCCTGGATTTTAAGAAGAAAAAAATTAGAAATAAAATGAATAAAGTAGAATTCATAGAAAGAATAAATGGCGAAATTACCGCTAGCTGTGCTTTGCCATATTCACTTCCTCAGAAAGAGATCGAACGTATTATTGATAAGGAAATGAGATGGCTTTATAGGGAATATAGAGAGCTTCTTTATGATAGGATCTATATACTTAATAAATCCTATTATCAAACTCCTCAATGGAGGGATACTCGAACATTCCAGTTAAATACTTGCACAGAAGGTATAAAAGCTGTAAAAGAAATGACTGGGGGATCAAGAATATTTGGTATTAATGACCCAGACTTAAACTTTGACAGATTAATGGCGTCAGATCTTTATCTAACACCGCTTTCGTCTGATCAGATTACTTATAGAACTATTCAATGGAGTTTCTGGGATCTTGCAAGAGCATTTAACTTGCAGGATATAAATCATGATTTTAATCCAAATACGCATAGATTAGCAATTACAGGTAGAACACCAAATGAAAGCTTATTTGTTCTAGCTTTGGATCATATTCCGGAGGAAGATGCTTATGAAGATACCATTGTATTAGATTGGATGATCGCGAAATGTAAACTTTCTCTCGCTCGCATACTCGGGACTTTTAATTATCAGCTCTTGGGTAATGTACAGATCAATTATGATAACTGGAGAACTGAAGGTAATGAAGAATTAGAAAGATTAAGGGAAAAAATTAAAGGGGATTCCGCTGTTGACTGGTTTCTTATGTTTCCATAAAGTATTATGTATAAAGGACTTATATATAGAGCTACTGCTCCGAATGGTAAAAAATATTACGGACAAACAACTTCCTCTTTAGAAAGAAGGAAAAAATGTCATCGGGAGGATGCTTTTATTCGAAATTTGCAAGGATCATTTCAGAGAGCTTTACGAAAATATGGATTTGAAAATTTCGAATGGAAAATTATTGAAGAATATCAGCTAGAAGAAAAAATAGATTTAATTAAAATTTTAAATTTGAGAGAATTATTTTGGATACAAAAAGATAAAACGTATTTGCCAAAATTTGGGTATAATATGAAAATCGGTCCTAGCTGCGGTTTTCATAATGATGAATGTAAAGAAAAAATCAGAAATTCCTTATTGGGGGTTAAACACACATCTGAACGTCGAAAAAACCAATCATTATCTCATATTGGACAAATACCTTGGAACAAAAATAAAAAATGCAGTCAATTTGCTGGATCCAATAACCCATCATATAAAATAATTCCTATCGAGGATGAAGAAAAAATTTTGGATCTTTATTCTAAAGGATTTGGATCCAGAGTTATAGAAAGAGAATTAGAAAATAAATATAGTTTTATAAAAATACTTAAATTTTTAAGATCGAAGGGGGTTTGGCATCCTCATAAATTCGATAGAAATGTAAATAAAAATAAAATTATTAAGGAAGAGTTAACCTTAAAATTTAACTAAATCTTAACATGAAATAAAAAACTAACTCTAAAATGCTCATACAATGAGTGTCCAAGAGAGAAAGAAAGAATATATCTTAAATAGAAATAAAAATAAATTATAAAAATGAAAGGTTACCCTAAACACTTTTTTGCAGGAGCTCTTATTTCATTAATAACTCTTGCGTTTTTTGCGATATTTGTACACGTTCCCGTTTATGGATGGGATGCTGGCGTAGCAGCAGTTCTTACTGTTGTTGCAGGTGCTTTCAAAGAAGTTATTTACGATAAGTTGCTAGGAAAGGGAACTCCAGATTATTATGATTTCTTCTACACAGTGTGCGGAGGTTGGGGTATGATATTTCTTTGGAAAATAGGTGAATTATTTTTTATATGATAGTTAGGGAAAATATCAATTTTGAAAGGGGATTAGATCCGAAAGAAGCCATAGGTATCGGAAAAGCTAAATTAATTCAGGACTGGCTTGATGAGGTTCATATCGGGGTAAGAAATTATAAGCTTAATTCGGATTTTACTATAGATACGGATTTGGATGTCATTGCAGTTGAAAGACCGGAATTATTTCCAAATGGAAGATTTCCTGATTATATTAGATTTAATTCTTCAGGTTCTTTTGATATTGATGATTGCGGAATAGTTTCCTTGGTTGGATGCCCTAAAAAAGTAAATGGATATTTTTCTTGTCAAATGAATGAAATTACAAATCTAAAAGGGTTTCCAAAAGAAGTTCGAGAAATGGTTTATTGTTTCGGAAATGAAGCAAAATTTACAAAAGAAGAAATAATAGAAGTTTGTGTTGCTGGAGGTATACAAACAGACGATAGTGACGAATGAAAATTATAAAGGAATATATTAATTTTGAAAGAGGAATAGATCCAAAGGTTTCTATGAAAATCGGGATGCCTTCTTGGAATAATCTTCATGAAGGGGATTTGCTAAAAGTTATCAAAAATATTCCTCTGGACACTAATAATGAAATATCATACGGCGATTTCCCGGTTTCCGATTTACCAATAGGTGTTATATTACAGACGGAAGAATTTGATAATTCGTCTTCTAAGGAATGGATTATCTGGTTTAAATATTTTGTGGATTTAGAAGATTTTAAGGCAAATAAAAATGATAATGTTCGCCCAAGACATGGATTTGTAAAAGGAACGCCAAAACAATTTAAGAACGGATTATTTGAATTTCTTCCCAGAAGTATGAATGAAGCTCAAGAATTTCACAGAGGAGGGGATCCAATGGTTTCTATGAATATAGGTAAAAGAGCATTAATAGAAAAATGGTTAAGAGAACAAAATCTTTTAGAGGATACTATTATCACCAAAGACCTTATTATAAATACAAGTCCGGGGGTACAATTAGTTATACGATTAAGAAATATTGGTGAAGCTCTTCCAGAATATATTCAATTCGGAACTGTTATTGGGGGATTTGATATTTCTGATAACCAATTAAAAACTTTAAGGGGGTGCCCCAAAAAAGTTATAGGAACCGAGAATTTAAAAGGGAATTTTAAATGTCAAAATAATAGATTAATGACCTTAGCTAATGGGCCAAGACATGTAGATGGAAATTATGTTTGCCATAATAATCCAGGGTTATTTTCTCAAAAAGATATACGAAAAGTTTGTAGAGTAAAAGGATCTGCTTGGGGTGATGAACCACAAGAAATAGTTAATGTTCCGGTAAAAGAAAATATGGAATTTCATAGAAATATTAATCCAAAGTCTTCTCTAGATATAGGATACCATGCTCAGATAAAAAATTGGTTTAAAGAATGTGGTATTTCTGAAGATCCAAATGACGATAAGTATGTAGAATATAGGATAAATAAAGATGGAACCATAGATGTTTTGGACGATTTAAATTTGGTTGATTGCCATATAAATAATTTTCCATATTTTATTAAGTTTAAAATAATATATGGAGGCTTTTATGTAGCTCAAAATAATTTTACAAAGCTTGATGGATTTCCAAAAGAGGTTAAAGGGGATCTTTCAATTTATTCAAGCTACCCAGGATCAAAAAAATGGAAAGAGGATGAGATCCGAAAGAAAATAAAAATCCTCGGAACAGTATGGAATTAAAAAAATAAATGAATATGGAACTATTAAATCCAAGATTTTATCCTCAAATAAACGATTTTTTGTATGAAGCTAAAGAAGGAATGGATATTCCTAAATCAGCAAAAATTGAAGATTATGGATATGTTTTCGCTAAAGACGGAACCAAAATTGATATGAGGCACCTTAAAAATGAAATGGAGAGCGCTAAAACGGCTATCGTTTCTCAATCCCCTTTATTTGCCCCTTATGTTCATAAATTTACCCCAATTTATACTTGGATTGTTCCTACAATGGCAACCGATGGAACAAGGTTATTTGTCAATCCATTATTTGCTGATAAACTTTCCTGGGAGCAGAAGATTTTTGTTATTATACATGAAATTATGCATTGTGTTCTTCTTCACATGGAACGTATGAAATCCAGAAATGCAACAGTTATGACTTCTGAGGGAAAACCTGCTTCATTGTTTAATATTGCAGGGGACTATGAAATTAATACTATTATAGTAGATACTTTAAGTGACTTTAATAAGGAATTTGTTGAGAAACTTGGAGGTCTTTATGATGAAAAATACTTAAATGTTCCTGTTGAACAAATTTATGATGATTTAAAGAAATCTATTCCTAAAATGCCTCCTAATCCTTTTAAAAAGAATAATCAAGGACAAAATCAGGGACAGGATCAGCAAGGTGGCGGTCAAGGACAGGGTCAGGGTCAAGGTCAGCAGGGTGGCGGAAAAAGCCAACAACAACCTCTCCAAGTAGGTAGTAAAGTTAAGATTAAAGCTACAGGAGAAAAAGGAGTTGTTACGGCTGTAAATCCCGACGGAACTTATGAGGTAGGTCCTCTTAATGAAAGTCTTTTAGTCACCTATCTTTTTGAAAGTTATAAAAAAGATGAATTAATTCCTCTTGATTCAGGTCAGGGGCAAGGGCAAGGCCAAGGACAGGGACAAGGAGAAGAAGGAGAAGGCGAAGATAAAGGTGTTGGTGGATCCGGAAGTGATGGATACGAAGAAAGTTTCGATCAAGCTGAGGAATATGACCCTGCTGGAACAGGAGGTATTATTACTCCAGAAATGGGAAAGAAAATTGCTAAAGCAAGCGGATATGGAGAAGGGGAAATGGGGCCAGACGAAAGTCCGACAGATAAATGGCGTGTTGAGGGGGCAAAAATGCTCGATCGTGCTTTAAAAGGATCAAAGGGAAGAGGTACTGGAAAAGGGGGTGCTCTTGTTACAGCACTTTCAAGATTACATAGAGGAGATGTTAACTGGCAAAATATGTTCAGAAGATATGTTGCAACTGCTCTATCCCCTGAAACATATCAGAAAATTGGAAATAAAAAACACTTAAGCGGGGAATTTCTACGTTATGGAGAGAAACATAAGATGGATGCTATGGAACATATTGTAGTATTAGTCGACGTTTCTGGTTCTATGGGTAGGGAAGCTCTAGAAAAAATATTAAATGAAATTAACCAAATTATTTTCTCAAAAAGAGTTAATAAAATTACTGTAGCTTTCTTTGATGATGGTGTTGATGAGGGAAGTGTTCAGACCATTAAGAAAATGGGAAAACCATATATTCCTAAAAATGTTAGAGGTGGCGGCGGAACTAGCTTCCAAAAAGCTCTTGATTGGGTACATGATAAACTAAAAGATAGAGTTTCCCTTTGCGTATTCTTTACTGACGGGGGAGCTCCCAATCCAAAGAAACCACCTTATGCTCACAAATTTATTTGGATGGTTTATGATAATCCTCAATGGCAGCAGCCATTTGGCAAACAAATTAATATTAGTTAATGATTGTTAAGGAAGCCATATCTTTTACTAGAAATATAGACCCTAAAGAAGGAATGGCTATTGGAAAAGCTGCGCTTTTTCCAGAGATGATGGAAGATTTAGCCCATGATCAATCTTGGGCTTTAAAATCAGAGGCACCAAAATCACTTAATGATTTTACGGAAAAAAAGATCTATCATATTGATACTCGAAAAATTGCTAGTTTTTATTCAATGAATCAGAGCCGACCTGCTATGATGCAAGTTTTTAATGAATTATTGGACAAAATAAAAACCTTTAATCCAAATAATTTGGAAAATTATGCTTCTGGTTGGGTTCAAGCATTTTATTTATTAGGAAGAGAAGATGATCTTTGGAATGCTCCTAAATCATGGATAACTGAATATACTTTCAATGACTTTATGAGATATGAACCCCAGAGAACTATAGATGGCATCAAAAAATTAGGACCAAATAAAGCATTTTCTTTATCGTATTCTCATTGGACTCCAGAACTTTTATTATGGGCTATTGAAAATGGGGCGACAAATTTAAATATAGATTCTGATGGCCCTATTCAAAAAGCTTGTGAAAGAGGGGATCTAGAGGTTGCCAGAGCTCTTTTATCTAGTCCTATTGTAGATCCAGCAGCTCAAACCCGAGATGGCAAAAGATATGGAAATGATGAAACCAATTATTGCATTAGAAGAGCTGCAAAAAATGGATATGTAGATATTGTTAAACTTCTCTTAAAAGATAAAAGAGTAGATCCCACAAGCAGGGATAATTGGGCTCTAGCAGCGGCTTTAAATAATGGGGATAGGGAAATGGTAAGTCTTTTATTATCAGATCCTAGAGTTAAAAAAGAAGTTCCCTATATGAAGGAGCTTTCTCAGAAAAGACTTAGAAAAATGATGGAAAATAATCCTGTGAGGGAATCTTTAGGATTTACCAGAGGTGGGGATGCTAAAGCTAATATAGGTATAGGAAGGGAGAAGCTTCTTGGGGATTTTATTGAAGAAGTTAATAATGAAATAGCTAAATATCCATCATTAAAGAATTTTCCTTTAAAAATGGAAGATAAAAATGGGATTTTAACAAGAGCTGCTATGAAGGGAAATGTAGATATTGTTAGACTCCTCCTTTCGGATCCTGCTGCAAACCCAGCTTTTAGAAAAAATTCTATAATTGCATCAGCTGCTATGGGAGGTAATCCAGATGTGATTGAATTACTATTAAAAGATGAAAGAGTAAATCCAGCGGATAATCATAATGAAGCATTATATCAAGCAGCAAAAAATAATAATGTTGATGCCGTAAAAAAATTAATGGAAGATCCCAGGGTTAATCCTGCCGATGCAAAAGAATCTTTGGATAAAAATTATAATATTGTCTATGAAGATAATTATATAATTTATGAAGCTGCTGCTAATCAAGCTTTTGCTGTTGTTGAGGAGCTTTTAAAAGACCCAAGAGTAAAGGTAAAGAAAACACTTCAAATGCTTGTTTCTAAGATAAGTAAGGTAGGAACTTCAGAAAAGGCAAAGGAGAATTGGTTAAAGATGATTGAAATTATTTTGTCAAAACCAAAGATCCACGAGGAATTATCGGATAAAGAAATTGATAAGATAAAAGCTAAGATAAATAAAATATAAAATAAAACTAGAACTGCAATGAAAAAACAATTAGTATTTGAATCTCTCCAGGATTTTCAGATTGCTAGAGGAGAACTAAATGAAGCGATCTTCAGCAAAATAGGACAAGCTATTAAAAAATTCTTCCAAAAAGTTGGAAAGCTTTTTTTCTTCATTTTCCAGGGACAACCTGTTACAGAAGCTATGGCTCCTGTCAATATTGGAATATTAGATAAAGATGGTACTTTGCCAAAATCTATTTCCTATGTAGCTTCTCAAGGTGATGTTGAATTAAGCCCTGAATTAAAATCCCTTACCGCTGAAAAGGTTATTCAGAAAAGAGGGCCGGATCTTGAAGAGGGAACTATTAATGAAGCTCGAATAAAACTTGAGCACCCAGATAAAAACGTTCCTAATGTAGGAAAGAAAGAATTATATAGAAGAATTCGTATGGTTTTAAAGAGCCCACAGGGGAAACCTCTTATGATTTGGGGAGCTCCTGGTATTGGAAAAACCGCAATTGTTAAAGCAGTTCTTGCACAGAATACAAAAGGAAGATTGATTGATGTCCAGACTTCTAAAATGGCTCCAGATGACTGGTCACTTCCAGCAACTTATAAAGTTGATGATGAATTAAAAGCTAGGGATATTCCTAAATCTTGGCTTCCTGTTTATATTAAGAGCGGCGATGCAGAAGAAGATAAAAGAAGAGATGGCATAGCTAATATGGGAGAAGGAGGTATTTTATTCTTGGATGAACTTTCCCGTGCATCTGGTTCTGTACAAAATACTTGTTTGAAACTTATCGATGAAAGAATTATTGGAGATGCAGTTTTAGGTTCTAAATGGACGATTGTTTCAGCATCCAACAGAGCAGGTGATGACCCTGAAGGTGTTCAGAACTTCTCAACAGCCCTCGGAAACAGATTCTCGCAGGTTAACTATATTCCCGATTTTGCTGGTTGGAAAGAATGGGCACAGAATAAAGTTGATCAGAGAATACTTGACTTCCTTGAATTTAATCAAGAATATTTCTATACTCTTGATGATGATCCAGAAAAGAGCATCTTTGCTAGCCCTCGTTCATGGGAAGCAGCTTCTAAGAATATTGCTCTTCTAATGCAGGATGCTGCTGATGAAGGTTATAAGCCTTCTATTCAGGATATAACAAACGTAGTTGGTTCAGACGTTGGTATGGATATTGCAACAGAGTTCCAAACATTCCTAAGACTTCTTGAATCCTTCAAAAAAGAAGATATTAAAGAGGTTCTTGCCCATCCTGAAAAAGCTCGTATGCCTAAGAAAGCTGGATCAGGATATGACCAATCCGAAGCTAATGCTCTTCTATCTCTTGTTTGTACATCAACAAGAGGAAGAGATATTACTCCTGAAGAATTTGATAATTTTGTAACCTATCTTATCCGTCTTGACAATGGTTCTCTTGCAACCAGAGCTATTAAGATGATGATTGACCTTCATCCTTATATCCACGATGAACTTGGAGAAGTTGAGGGAAGAGACAAATATCAGAAGGGCGTAGATAGATTTATTGAAAAATATAAAGATATATTCTAAAATGAAGAATATTTTTTATCCAAGGCTTAATGAGTTCGAGAGGAGTGAAGACCCCTCTCGAACTTTAGATTTAGGACGGAAGCGAAAAGTCGAGGAATGGATAAACAAATATACCAAATTTACTAAATATAAAATCAATTCTGATTGGACTATCGATGTCAGGGAATTAGTTATTCCTTCTCAGAGATATGGGGATCTTAAAGAAATACCAGAATATGTTGATTTCGGTGTTTGTTATGGTAGTGTTATTATAAGAGATCAGAATTTAATGTCTATGAAAGGCCTTCCTAAAGTTGTTAAAGGGGATTTCTTCGTAGATAATAATAAATTAGAGGATCTTGAAGGATGTCCAAAACAGGTCGACGGGGATTTTTATATTCGAGGAAATAAGGAAAAATTTACTGTCGATGAAATTAAAAAGATCTGTACCGTTGGCGGACGTATCGTCGTATGATAGTAAAAGAATCCATAAATTTTGAACGTGGTTTAGACCCCAAACAAGCAATGAATGTTGGTTTGGAACAAAAAATAGCTAATTTTTTAAGAGAAAGAACTAGTGATAGCCCTGCCATGTGGATCTCATATTTACTTACAGAAGGGGATGAAGAAGAACTTGATCATGAAACAAGAAAACAATGGATTGAATTTCTAATTAAAAAACCCGAATATAATAATAGCCTTGATGAAAATGATTTTTACGAGTTAAAAAAATGGGGTATTCAATGGATTCCTTATGTTAAGCTTCCTGGTGATGAAATTCAATACGAATTTAAAAATGGAAAATACTTTCTTTCATTTGATGGATGGCAAAGTTTCTCGGATTTATTTGATACAGATACAAGAAATTTAAGTAAAGATTTTGTTGAAGCTGTTTTATCAGGGGAAAATGTTGAGGAGTATTTTGAATATGATAGCGTTAATTTCGGTGATATTACTGAAATGACCTGGTTTCTTAAAAGGCTTTTGGCAAAAGGAAAAATTCCTGCTTTAGACGATCTTAAAGAAAAATTTATCGAAAGAGGCGGGGATCCGGAAACAGCAAATAATCTTGAAGAACTATTTGATGAAATAGAATCAAATGATGAGTATGAAGATCTTCACGATGCTATTAGATTTGCTTGGACAGATTCTCAAGAAATGGCAGATCAAGATGAAGCTTTTAAAGATTTGAAAAATGCTATTAAAAAACATTTTGATATTAATGATGAAGAAATAAAATGGGTAGAAAAACCAAATAATTATTCCCATTTTTATGCACCTATTTCTTTAAATGGAGTAGAAAAATTATTTGGCTGCTTAGCATTACACGATAGTGATTATAAGATAAAATACTATCCTCCTCAATATAGTTACAATGGAGATATATCTGCTGAAATTTTTAATGATTCCCTTTCAAATAGATTAGATGAGATATGAAAATAGTTAAAGAATCATTAAAAATATTTGAAAGTCCTGATGAAATTTCCATGCCTCATCTTACTTATAATAAGTATGGGGAACCTATAAATAGTGATTTGTTTAAATCCCCTCATTTTTCTGATGAAGATGCTCATGCTTTTTGGTATGAACATGGGGTATTTCATATTGGGCCGGCAGGGGAAACTCACCCAGAAGGAGCAAGGACTGATATATTATCCGGAAGAATATGGGCAAATAAAAAGATAATCAGCTTTTGGAAATACCCGGATAAAGAAACTTTCTTCGAAGTAATTGATATGCTCTCGGATAAATTAGGGGAAGATATGATGGATTGGGAAGTAGAAGTTCTAGATAAAAATTCTTGGAAACAAGACGATAATTATACATCCCGATTAATTCCCGTTACTGAATATGAAGGAAGTGAAGAAAGATCCGAACTTGAAATGGGGAAAGAACATATAAAATCCCCATTATTAAAAACCAAACATGTTCCTTATGGATATGGCTCGAAAAATCCAAAATATCATGATCAAAGAAAATGGCAAATGGCTTCTTTAACAAGTGAATCTATGAATTTTGAAAGGGGAAAGGACCCAAAGGATTCTATGGGGATAGGTAATAAAAAAATTAGAGAAATTCGCAGTGACTACAAATATCTAGAACCTATTATAAATTCTTTAGAACCCCCGGATGATGAATTTACTTTTCAGAAAGTTCGTCTTAAAATAGATGGAATGAAAAGAGTCATTGAACTGGTTATTATGGAATTTATTCGTCAAAAATATGGAATAATTTTTCAAGAAGATTCTCAAGAATCAAGATTTACTTCAAGTAATCTTTTCGCTTCAGCTACTGTAGGGGAATATCGATACGAATTGTTAAGAAATGGTGTTGGAAGCACATATTGGGCAAAAGTTATAAGTCTTAAAGGAAATATTCTTAACACGAAAAAAGAAAAGGGATTTATTTTTAAGGATTCTCAAGGAAGAGTAATACCCCCCAAAACAACAGAAGAGGATTTTATAGAAACCTCTCAATCTACTTCTTTAAGGATTTTTGATGAAAAATTTCAGAAACTCCTTAAAAAATACCACTAAAATATTTTTACTTTAGATTCTTTTTTGTATATTTGCAAAAAAGACGAAAATGAACTTCGAAAGAGGCATAGATCCCAAGAAGTCTTTGGATATTGGTCTAAATCATAATGGCCGTATACCCGAAGAAGGAAGATCTTTCCTAGTTCAATTTCTTTTGAGAAGATCTTGCCCGGAATTTTATCCTCTTCAGGAAAAGCAAAGAAGGGGGGAACCAATAGTTGCTATTTGTATTGGTCATCCTAGATTAATTTATGATCCTTTTACTTTTAATCCTCATAAATTTATTAAGTGCCGTATAGGGGAGGAGGAATTTATTTCATCTATGAACGATAAAGGAGATTGGGAAATAAGTAATGAATAAGTAATGAATTTTGAAAGAAAAAAATCGCCAAAAGAAGCTATGAGCATAGGACGAAAAGAATATGCTCTCCAAATGGCTGGCTTATTAGCAAAGAGGGTTAAACTCAATCTAACAAATTCTAATTCTTATCCGAATAATCCTGAAATAATTTTTACCTGGTCAAATTCAGTTGATGGAAGCTATATTAATTTAATTGAGAGAGGACGGGAATATTCTATATCGTATGATCTAGGTATGTTTAATTTTGGCAATGCTTCCATCCCAGATGTTGTTGAAATGCTTAAAAAAGACGGAATATTATGAATTTTGTTAGAGGAGCAGATCCTAAACAAGCATTAGGAATAGGTTTAGGGCCTAAAATTAAAAACTGGATGAGTCATTCCAGGGATTTTTCCTATGATGATATTTTTGAAGTCTGGACATGGGCTTTGAGAAGAAAAAAGGATATTGTATTTCCATATCTTGTTAGTTTAAATGGAAAAAAATGGGTAAATGGTGAAAAAATTGATTTTTCTGATCCTGATTTTTTATGGGATTCAGTATCAGAAGGAAATGTAGCAGCTGTAAAAGCCCTTTTAACCATTCCCGATCTCTTTCCTGAGGAGGCTTTTATTTTGGATCAAGGAACTTCAGAGCTAAAATGGCAATATGTAGAACGAGGGGATACAAAAAGTTCTATGAGAGCTACGAACTTTGGGGCTTATGTTAATCTTGCTTCAAGATATATGCATGAAAATCGTCCAAACCCAGAGGTTAAACAATTACTTTTGGATTATTATAATAAGTACCACGATCATGAAATTTACAAGGGAAGGGGAAATATTTGATCGAATCGGAATAGGGAGAAGTCAAAATCCTATCGAAATCTCTGGGGTTTATCATTTTATACCTCGTGCAAATTTGAACGGGGATGGCGAGGGATATTTTGAAGAAACAATTTTTGATAAGAAAACTGCTAAAAAGATTCTTGAATTTATAAATTCCAAGGGATTAACTCCTTTTTTAAAAGAATATTATGGAGTGGGAAAAATTATAAATGAAACGGATAAAGGAAAATTTATTATTATAAATGGAATTATTAAGGGTGTAGAATCCGTTCGATTTTCAGAAATATTTGGCTCTTATGTTTTATATGAAGGCAAAAAATATTTCATAAGATGAATTTTGAAAGAGGACAGAATCCGAAAAAAATAATGGGGATAGGAATCAGAAAAAAAGCATCCGAGGTTCTTTTAAAACTTGTAGATGAAAATAGAACTGTAATGATTTATCCATCCGTAAGAGAAAGAATTATGCGTTTATTTAAAGAAGAGGTAGGATTAGAATTGAAGATAGGGGTTACCATAGATAGGGAAGGTCTTTATTTTAAAATAAAATTCCCAGGAGAAGATAAACCAGAAGATTTTTCAGATTTTATTTATCTAAGAAACAATGAATTTTGAAAGAGGACAGGATCCACTAAAAGCCATGGACATTGGTATTAAAATTTATCGATGTGGTCATTGCGGAACACCCACTGATGAGAATGGGGTTCCCCTTACTGGAGAAGAATTTAAAAGGGCTACAGCTATTATTGATGAAATAGGAGATTCAAAAACAGAATTAGTCCAAGGGGATTGTTGCATTTTTCCTTTGAATGACCCTTATTATAATAGAGTTCAAATAACAAGAGAAATGGCCATGGATGCTCAGGATCCTAGTCTTGAAGGAGAATGGATTTAAGTTGTTGGCAAAAGATTTTTAAGAAATAGCTCTTTTTCTGCTTCTCTTCTATCAATTAATCCAGGAAATTTATCTGCTTTTTTAACTCCAGAAGTTAATATACTATCGGCAGCTTCCATATAATTTTGATCTTTTAGTGATAAAACAAACTCGGTGGATCTTAATCCGCCAACCCCCATATTATAAGCCATGGAAATCATTGAATCCCACATGTGCTGGGAAATCATAACATTTATGCCTTCTTCATCCCAGAAAGTAAATAATCTTTTTAATCCTTCTTCAGCTTTTTTAATATCCTGCATTAGTAGATTATTTGCTTCATTCTCAGTAATTATATCACCTATTTTATATTTAGAAGTTTCTTCTGGCTCAGCATGACCATATCCAACCGTAATCATTCCGTCCCCGATTGAATAAGCTTCTAATTTTAATTTTTCATGTTCTTTGATAAATTCAATGCCTTCAGGACTTGTAGATAATTGAAATGGATCTTGAAGAATATCATAATTTAATGGAATTTCATTCCATGGGTAAAAATATTTCCCAAATAATTTATTGAATTCATCATTCACTTCTTTTTTTGAAATATAATTCTGGCTTGCTAAATAGATAAGAGGCTGAGAATTTTTAACTTCTTCTTTATTAGGCAGATCCTTATATCCCTTATTAGAAGCTGTCATCAGGAACATATATGTAAGAATAGCAGCTTTCTTAGCAACATTTTTTATACTATTGATGTCGAATTTTTCATTTAGAATCTCAGATGCTAGAAACTCTTCATTTAAAAAAGGATATACGGATTCGTAAATAATCATTAATTGACATTTTCTTTATATATTCTTTTGTCAAATTGTCAAAATTTTTTTGATTTATTGCCATTTTGTCATATTTTTTTCAATGGCATATTTTTTGAAAATATGTGTATGAAAAATTAAAAATAACTTAAAATTATAAAATTATGGAAAATAAATTAGCTTTAAGAAATCGGGGCATTAGCCTATTTGATGATTTTTTCTTTAATGATTTTTTTAATAATAATTGGTTGAAAAAACTTGATGGGGATTATTCCACAGAACCTGCTCATTATTTTTTCGATGAAGAAAATAAGCAAATGATAATTACTGTCCAGGCCCCAGGTTTTTCTAAAGAGGATATCCAAATAGATATTGATGCAACGGGAATAACTATAGAAGGGGAGCTCAAAAACGAGGAGCTCAAGAAAAGGATCGGTGAAAAGAAATTTTCTTATAAAATGAGAAAATTTGGAATAGATTCTAAATCGGTCGAAGCTAAATTACAAGATGGAATTTTGGAAATTAAATTTAAATCTCAGGAATCTAAAACACAAAAAAGAATAGCAATTCAATAAAAAAGAGCCTAATGGCTCTTTTTTTGTGATAAATATAAAAAAAATAACTTAGGAATTTTTTTCTTAAAGCAAAAATTAGTATATTTACACCATGAAAGCCAAAAAGGTTATAGATGTTATTCAAGAAGGTGTAGCTGATAAAGCAGCCGAAAGAATGTTTGGCATCCCTGATGAAACTGGCAAAAGTGAAAAGCAAGCGGCTATTTCATCTGAAGATATTATTGCTAAGGATGGTAAATGGGCCCTTATTAAAAACCCTGCTTCTATTTCTTCTTTGGGCCCTAATATCAGAGGCGTTATTTCCAGAGATGGCGACATTTATATGGAAAATTTCTCTGAAAAAATTCATCATGACATTCTTAAGATCCTATTTTCTAAAGGTATTCTAAAAGGCGAATTCTCCAAAAAATGGAGTAAACAACTTCCTGCTGAAACTGGATTCGTCACGGTACAAAGATATAAGGATACTGATAATATTTGCATTGGAGAAAGCAATCGTCTCCTTTATGACAAAAACGATTATGACAAGCTTATTCCCTATTATTCTGCTTATATAAATAATGCTAAGAAGAAGAATCCTGGCCTTAATCTTCGGGACAAACTTGTAGGTATGAAATTTGCAGATCTTAAAGAGAATAGCAATATCCCTTCACTTATTCATAATGTCTATGAAGGAAAGCATTTTATGGTAAATAATTTATAAAATACGATTTTTTCTTGTCTCAGCCCCTTCGGGGGCTTTTTTTGTGGTCTTTTCGTAGGGTAAAGATATATAAATAAAAACTAGAATGGTTAAAGAAATATACATCAGAAACCCCGAGGACCCAAATTATCGTTATGGGGTTTTTGAACATTCTGATCCAATAGAAAGTATTATTTCAAAGATAAGAATGATACTTGGAACTACACAAGGACAAGTTTTAGGAGATCTTAATTTTGGTGTAGGAATTGAAGATCTTATCTTTGAAACAAGAATAAACAAACTTGAATTGGAAGAAAAAATTAAAAGACAAATACAGCAGTATATTTCTGAATCTAGTAAATTTAAAATAGAGCCTTCTGTTTCATTTGGTAAGGCAGATGGATTTGATTTCTGTGTTATTGATTTTTATATCAATGATGAAAAAGCAATAGGGGTATTAGTTAAATAATGTTAGTTAGAGAAAATATTAGATTTGAAAGAGGAAAAAATCCGAAGGATGCTCTTGAAATAGGTATTCGAAAATCCCTTGAACAAAAAGGAGTCGAATTTGATACTACATGGGATCAATCAGGAGAGGAAGATAAAAAAGTAAATTTGCATATCGAAAATATAGCAAAAACTGTAAAATTACTTATGGATGCAGGAGTAAGTCCAGAAGATATTTCAATATCTAAATGGAACCATTTTTATGTTAGGGTTGTTAGGGTATTAGAGGGTAATGCCGTTAAATTTGAATGTCTATCTGAAGATGATGGGAAAAAACTTATTCAGGTTTTAACAGATTTAGCTATTGAAAATAGACCCCAATGGCATTTATCCTGGGATACAAAATTAGTTTATACTGATGATATTCAGGATTGGCTAAAAAATTTAAAAAAGAATCGAGAAAAATATAGTAAAATACTATGAGTATAATTAAAACTGCCCGAATCCGATTATCTGAATTATATCAGGATTCAATTAACTTTATAAAACAAACATACGAAGATGCTGGACAATATTTTACCATGGCATCTCCTATGGGTCAGCTTCTTCAGGTTGTTCTTAATATTGGTAGGACAATCCTATATTATATTGAAGACTCTATTACTGAATTAAACATCAATACAGCTTCTCGCTCTCAAAGTGTAAAAGGGCTTGCAAGTTTAACAGGTCATAATTCATCCAGAGGTGTAGCTGCTAGAGGAACTCTAAGATTATTCTATAATGGGCAGAAATTAGATATTTATGGAAACACCGCAGTTATTCCTAATTATACAAGATTGACATCAACTTATAATGGACTTACATATACAGTAGTTTTACCTGGGAATGAGGTTCGATTAGATCTTGGTTCTGTAACCAATTATATTGATGTAAATATTGTTCAAGGCAAATTAGAATATCAGCAGTCAACAGGAACAGGGGATCCTTTACAATCATTTAATTTTCAAGCTAAAAAAGGATCCATCATAGATAATTTCTTTGTTAACATTTATGTGAATGGTAAAAAATGGGCAAAGAGAGAATCCATTCTTGATATGAATTTCAATGAAGAATCTGTTATAGTTAAAACAGGACAAACTGGTGGTATCGACGTATTTTTTGGAAATGGATATAATGGTGCTGTTCCCCCACTTGGTTCAACGATCCTTGTAGAATATTTGTTAACTGATGGGGATGCAGGAAATATTAGAACTGCTGAAGCTAAAACCACAACAAATTGGAAATTTGAAGGAAAGGGTTATTCAATTAATAGCCAAGAAATAGATCTTAATAAAATTCTTAGGGTTTCCATCCAGAAGGATGTTTTATTTGGAGCTAATGAAGAGCCAGTCTACTTAACAAGATTACTTGCTCCTCACATGTCAAGAAGTTTTGTTTTAGCTAATACCGATAACTACATCTATTTTTTACGCAAGCTTAATATGTTCACGATTGTTGATGCTATTCCGGGTTTTGCAACCTTTGAAGATAGATATGCAATTGACAAATATAATGTAGCTAAAACCACTTATGAAAATATAAGCGAGCAATATAGATCTCTATTAGCAACTGTTGGTGCTTCAGCTACCCAATCCCTTGCTAAGAAAACAGAATTAGATAATGCTCAAACACAACTTTATTATTGGCAAGCTCAGGTAGAAGAACAAAAGAAAGATGATAATACAGTTTATCTTTATTTAGTTCCCGATGTTAATCAAAGAATTCCTGCAAATCAGAATTATTTTACTTGCGGATTAGATTCGTTTCAATTAACAGATCTTGAAAAGAAAGGAATTTTAGATCTAATTGAGGAGAGCGGTCAAAGAATATTAACTGTAGATAATGCTATTATGACCCTTCGTTATCCTAAGTTTGTTCTTAATGTTGCTTTAGTTATCTATGAAGGTTACGATCTTAACAACATTAGGGAGCAAATTATCTCTAAAACATCTGATTATTTCTTGAAAAATACTAGAAGGGATAGAATTCCTCAATCAGATTTAGTCAGAATAATTGAAGGCATCGATGGAGTAGACTCTGTCTCTGTCTGGTTTGATGCAGATAAAAATAATTTCCAAATTTATGGAAATGGATATGGACTTGATGATTATGGAGATATTATTCTTGAGAGATTTGTATTAGACGCATTTGGAAATAGAGTAACTGTTAAGGATATTTATCCTCTCATTAGAGGGGGATTCGAAAGTCAACTCGGGATTACCTATGATGATTCAGTTGCAAAGGATAGACTTTCAACCGTAAATATTCAATTGAGAGGAATTACCCCAGTTAACTTTAATTCCAATCAAAATAAAACTATTGTTTCTAACTTATAATGGCAACAGCAACTCAAAAACAAAACGCAGTAAGTAGTAAGAGTCAGAAGCCAAAAGTAAGAATTTCTTATTTTGCTTCGGCAAAACACTTATCAGATAATTATTCTAATTTAGGATATGATTATCGAGGAAAAATATTGTCCAAAACAACATCTTCTGAATTATGGGCTAACCCAGTTCAAAAGCCCTTGTTTGCTCAAATTGAAGCTATGTTGACCTTTATTTTGGAACAAGTTAAATATATTAAGAAAACATTTTCTATAGCACACGATAAAGAAAGTACCAATATTAATTAAGGATTCATGAATCAGCAAAATTGGAAAATATTTAATAAAAGCGGTAGTTTTTTAAACTCATACGCAGACATTTACTTACCTCTTACATTTATCGCCAGTAATATAGATGCAACTGGGGCAGCTGCTTTTGCCGTTACGGATCCTAGCAATTATATTATAGATGTTGAAGTTACAAATAGCGGATGGGAATATCCTTCAAATACACAAGTTCAATTAGATTATACTTTTGGCGGATATTCACAAATTTTAAGTGCTTCTGAAGTTTCTATAGGATTTAAGGATGTTTCGATTTTTAATCCAGCCCCTGCAAGTTCCCAAGCAATTGAAAGTGTAGTGATCACTTTAACACCTGATGTTTCTTTTCTTTATCCTGCAGTTACTTATAGTTCTGCTATATTTTTACAACCTATTTCTCAAGGGCTTGTCGAAACTGAGCACTTAACGATTATCGAAGAATCTTCAACAGGAGCTTTAATTAGGCCTTATGATCCTATTAATCCCTATTTAATCTTTAGATTTACTGATGGAGATCCTGAAATTAAATTATTTGAAATTGATGAAGAAAATCAGCTTGTGGAATGGGCTGATGAGATCATAATTGATACAACTGAATATGCGGAAAAAACAGGATTAATGATTAATGTTGGATTCCGTGCAGAAACAGAAGGGATTTTTGAAAGAAGACTTAGAGTATTCCATAAAGTAGGAAATACGGAATACCTTATTTATGAAATATTGGTTAATGCTGAATCGGTTGGACCCGATGAAAGATTTGATACTCTTATAACTAACTTTGGATTACCAAGTCCTAAAGCTAATCATACTCTTTTTAAAGAAGCAGATATAAATGAAGATCTTCCTGATTGGAAGCTTTTGAATTATAAAGCAAAACATATTATCCTAGAACATGATAAGATCATGCCTTATATCGGAACTTATAAAGGTCTTATCAATGCAATAAAATGGCTTGGGTATGAAGATATTCAGGTTAAGGAATGGTTTAAAAATGTTAAAGATGGAAAAAATCTTTCCCTTACGGTTCCTTATGATGCTGCTGATAGAACAAAAACTCTTCTTTATTTTTCTCCAGATGAAAGAAGAAATTTAAAGAAATTAAATCAACTGTCGCTTGTTTACTGTTTAACTAGGGAAACAGGACAAATTGATGAATGGGGTAATCCTATTGTTGAGGAATGCTACAACTATAATATTAATGAAATCTTTATCAAATTATATGCTCTTAAGCAATGGCTTGAAAGATGGATTATTGGTGTAAATGCTAGGATTACAGATATTACAGGCGAGGGGGTTTATTTTGAAAGATTTAGAAACGTTGTTTATGGAACTAATACAATAGGGTCCGAGGCTATTTTTGAACAATCTATTTCCCCGATTACTCTAGATGAAAGTTCGGAATTAATTCAAGGGGATGCAAGCATTAGATTAACTTTGGAAGAATTACAAAAGATGCCTATAGAAGCATTGCAAGTAAGATTCAAGGATTTATTGAAATATTGCTGGGATCCTTCAAATGGTCAATTCACACTAGCAGATGCATCCTTATATTGGTATGATCCTTCGACTGTTCTTGTGGGTTCCACTTTCCAATTTCCTTTTATTGATTTATTTGATATTCAATGGAGAGCTTCTGTCGAAAAAACTGATGCAGGAACTATTATAGATAAATTAGTAACAAAGCCATTATTCGTTTATGAAAATGATCTTCGTTTTTATAATATTTTGGATTCTTCTTCTCAGTTTTATGATGTTCAATCGAATTTAAATATACTTCTTGAAAATGCTATTTTAAGAGATCCTTCGAATGATGATTGGACTTCTTCTAAAGCTTATGAAATTTATCCAGATCCATCTGGATTAGGATATTATTGGATGGAAAGCTCCTCGGGCTTAGATTTATTTAAGTTTAATTCCTATGTTAATTTAATTCCGGATACAGGCTCGGTTCTTCTTTATGAATTTGATTCAAATTATAGAGTTCCTCTTTTAAGCTTTCAAAATTATAAATTTACAGATGCCTCCGGAATTATTACTTCTATTCCAAAGAAATATTTCTTAGATATTCTTGATGGAAAAATAGTAATGGATTCTAGTATACAGGGGTCAAAACCTTGGGTTTCTGATCCAAGCTCAGGAAATATCATCTCTGTTGAATATAATCTAAACTGGAATTATGACACTAGTTTAGATGAACAAATGATTACTGTAAATATTGTTTATAATTCTTCAAGAATGCCCTTAGCGGTTTATGATCCCTCAATTTACTATTCTATTTATGGCTCGGATCCTTATCCTGCAAGAGTAATAGATAACAGTATTTATATTATGACTGTTAATCATACTGGAGATTTTTATATCGAAGTATTTGCATGGGATGGATTTAATAACATATATTCTAATAAAATGGAAACTTTATATCCTGTGTGGACTAAGTTTCCAAGAATTTATGTTCTTACTGATAATTCTCTATATTCGGCTACAGATGTTAGTAGTATGTCTGTTTTAGAAGCTAGCACTCTTATATCAGAAAATCCATATCCTTTATTTGATAGATATATTCCTCTTCAGGGGATTTCATTACAATTTGATGCTTCTGGCACCCCCTATATTGAAATTCCTTCCATCACCTATTTCCAGGATGTAATGGAACCAGATTCTCTCAATAGATTCTTTAATTTAACCGAGAGAGTTACTTATATGGATAGTCCTACAATTACAGTAGATCCGGATTATCAAAAATTTTATGAAGGTGATGAGATAAGATTAGTTCAATTTGATAAAGGAAAATATTCTTTAATCAGAGAAGCTAGCGCTCATATAGATTCAGTTGGCGGAAATGACATGGATATTTCTCCTTGGCCTGCTGATATTTCAATTAACGGTTCTGCAGAAGTATATGTTTTAAATGACACATACAGAACGACTGTAAATGCTGCTAATATAGGGGATAATCTTGTACTTGATGTAAGCGGATACCAATTTGAAGTGGGCCAGCTAGCAGGGGTTATTGTTTTTGATGGTAGTACCGGATATTCTTGGGGTTCATCATATAGAGTTACAAATGTCGATGGATCTACTCATACTTTTGATCAAACTATTCCTCAGTTCTTTATAAATAATCCTGGGAAATATTCAATCAAAGTAAAACATGCATTTTCCTCATATTCTGATATGACAATTCCTACAGATTATGCTGTAGAACAATTTAATACTTTTAAATTATATTTAAAGGATTCATATTGTCAAGAATATTTCCTAGACAATACATTTGTAGTAATCAATGTTCTTTTTGATCAGGATTATGTAAATCAGCAATGGTATAATGCTTCTGATAACCTAATCAATTCAGAATTCTATTATCATTGTAAACCAATAGAAGTAGATTCAAGCACTTTAGTCATATTTAAAGCTGTTTATGATCCTAGCAATTATATGCTTGATCAAAAAAATATTTGGACTGTAAAAGAACATAATGAATCTAATATTCTTTTTAGGGTATTTAATGAAAGCGTTCCATTTATATTTGATCAAATAGGAACCTATGATATTCAAGTAGAATCGTATGATAAATACGGAAACTTAAAAACCCAGGTTTGGGAAGGTTTGGTAACGGTTGTATGAAAGAAGTTTTAATAGTCGTTGATGTTCAAGTTCATTTTAAATCCGTTACAGATGAATATGTAGATGGAATATTTGAATTGTGCGAAACATTCGATGAGGTTTATCAAATATGGGATGCTGTTGATGTAAATACCCCGGATTTTAAATTTCCTAATCAGAAAGATGCAATCCGAAAGGAATACGGTGGGGTTTTAGACGAGGACGATGTGGATCATTATGATTTTTCAGATAAGGAAAGAGATCGTTTAAAAAAGGCATTTGAAGAAGAAGATTTTCAGAGAGGAGATTTATTTGTAGCTGGTAAAGAACCAAAACGTCAATGGTTTTTATTTGTGGATGGCAATCATCCTTGGTTTATTTTTGAAGAAAAATTATTCGCTCTATTTGAAAAACTAAAAAATGAAGGAAAAAGAGCTATTCTTTGCGGGGGGGCTAGAATGGAATGTTTATACGACATCGAAGTTCTTACGGATGCTGTAGGATTAGACTCAACTGTATTAGGAACACATACTTATTCATGAAAATAGTTAGAGAAAATATTAATTTTGAAAGAGGATTAGATCCCAAAAAAGCTTTAGATTTAGGAATTGAACAATCTATAAAAAAATTCCTTAAAGAAATTGGTCAGCAAAGTTCTAGTATCGATCATGAGATGAAAATATGTGTTCGTTATGGAAAAACTGATTTTGTGGATTATCTAATAAAAAATGGAGCTAATGTTCATAGTGAAGGAGACATAGCTTTGAAGATAGCTTGTAATAGAGGGGATGTGGATACTGTCAGAGTTCTGCTTAAAAATGGAGCAAATGCAAATACAATTCATCTTGACTCTTCCTATAACATAAAAAGATGGAAAAGGGAAATAAAAGATTTAATTAGACAATATCAGAATAAAATAAAAGAAAATCTAAATTTTGAACGTGGTTTGGATCCAAAGAAAGCAATGAGATTAGGATCCAAAATGCTCCAAATGATTAAAGACCTTCATAATGAATTTCAACCTACAATGTGGGATTTATTTGGAAGACCAGAAGATCGAGCAGGATTTGCATTAAAAGGAACTCTTATGCAAATTTATTTTGATAAAGAAGATCCTTCAAAAGCTTTTACAGATAATTGCCGAAAAATGAATTGTACTGTTGATCAAATAGACTTAATTCAAACTATATTGCAAAACGAATTTGATTTAGAAGTTAAATATCTTAAATAATGGAAGGAAGATTTCATAAAGATAATAAAGAAATTTCCCCCGAATCAATTGATCGTATAAATACTTTTTTATTAGTTGATTCCAAAGTTTGGAGGAAACCAGGGATTATATCAGTTGAAAAATTAGGTAATGTTTTTCAAATACAGATAGATGAAGATATAATGAAGAAAAATGTAACGGCTGTTGCTTTTTCTAATCAAGATGAAATGCCAGAATTACCTCCTGATACTTTAGCCGTAAATCCTCAAACTCATATATGTGTTGATGAAAATTATCTTTATGTTTGGGTTCCCCAATCTAAAAGATGGAAAAGATTGCCTCTTTCTATTTGGTAATTAAACATGTAAAACCCATATTGGGTTATCTGAATTAATATCTATATTAGCAGTTCTTATATCCCCTAAATATCTAACCCAAACTCTTCGAACTTCTTTTGTCGGTTTTGTATTAGAGTAGAATTTTTTTATTATCGGGGTTCCATCTGGATTTGTTTCCTCATCTTCCGAAAGCCTAACTTCTACCATTCTTTTTTCATAGGGGATCCATACTTTAATTTTATCCTTCTTTTTTAGGGGTCGAATTATTTTTCCTATTTTCATAGCTCTCTTTGGATCCATCCCTCTTTCGAAGTTAATAGATTCCATTTTAGGCAAAGGATGTAAATGCTTTAGTATTTCTTGAACTCCTTCATCTACTGTTTGAATAATTCTTTCTTTTACAACTACTCCATTAATTAAATAGCCATAAGTAAAATATTCCTGGGGGTTTTGATAAAAACGTATGAAAAAATAATCTGTTCTAAAAACTTTTTTATATTGATCGCTAATAGTATATTTTCCCTCAATATACTTTTGATTTTTATTAAAATGAATCTGGTATTTCCCACCCCTTAATTCGACTAATTTATCTAAAGCTTTTCGGATATTTCTCTCCCCATATCTTCCGATTCTCATTGAATCTTTTGGCTCCATTCCTTTCTGAAAATGCTGGGCTTCATCTATATCATTAAGAATACTTAATCTTTCCTCAAATTCTTCTGGGGTTCCCCAGATAAAATAATCATTACTGGATCTCCACTTAAATGAATTTGATGGTAGATGAGCAGCATAAGCTGTTATTCCAATGCATCCATCAGGATAAGCCTGAGGCGGAGTTTCGATTTGTAAATAAATCTCGGATTGATCGGAATTTGTAAATTCTCTATATTTAGAATTATCATTAAAATGATTTCCATGGTCAACAGTAAAATCCCTTTTTACTTTTAGAAAATCCCCTTTTTGGAGACTCATCCATTTACCGGTAAGCCCAATCCTTAAATTTTTTATCGGTTCCTTACTTCTTTGAAATTCTATATGTTCCCGAACAATATTCACACTAAAATCTTAAATTCTCCCAATCAATAAACGCATCCCAAAAATCTTCTTCATTTTTATCTTTGATACGATATTCATTTTCCTTATACCATTTATATAGTTTATCTGCTAATTCAGGAACCATTTGATCTTCATTTTCGGGATCTGTAATAATTTCTTCAAATCCTGTAATTTCAAATAAGTTATCTCTAACATATTCCCCAGCTTCCTGGCTATCTTCAAACGATCTTGAAGCTTTCCCGATTCTCATAGACCTCTTAGGATCCTGTCCTCTTTCAAAATCAATATATTCTTTAACAATTCCCATATTATCCTATTATATCCCATAAATCTTCTTCATCACCATTCCAATCTTCTAGAGCTTTTGCTAATTGTTTTTGGTTTCTTCCGTGAGCATCCCATTGAACTAAAGCTTTAACTATATTTTCCTTTGGCCCGGAAATAGTTACATATACCATTCCATTTTTGTCTTTTCCGGTAACTTTAAAATCTACGTTTACTTTCTTTAGATAATTAACAAAATATCTAGTATCCTTATCTGTTTGATCTAAATTACCCTTTGAATTTAATTCGACATTAGCACACATCATTTCAAGAGTAATAATTCTATTCAGAATTTTATCAAGGATTTCTTTTTTGGATTCTGCTCCTCTTACAAATTGTGCCCTCATGAATCTTACTTATATGTATATCCTGGTAAACTTCCGCCATAAACACGGATAAGTTCTTTCATTTCTTTTACAGGAACATAGTCTACCATAATCCATTGGCCCATTTTTTGCCATGTTTGATCATGTCTAAAATCCCTATAATCTTTTAATTTTGCAAGGGGTTTATCGCCTGAAGTGAATACAACTTTGAAATTTCCACTATGATCTTTCCAGATTTCTGCTGTTCCATCATAAGTGTCATAAACGTTAAAATATAGGGATTCCCCAGTTCCGAAGTTAACTCTTCCTATAGGTAGGATAGAAGCATCTGAAAGTCTTTTTCCGCCAACTTCTGGAGGAGTAGAAAATCTTCCAATACCCATAGATCTGAAAACATCTCCACGATCTCTTGTGAATCCACCACCTCCTGTTTTGGCTTGTCCTATTTCGGGGGCTGCTGCACCTAATCTCTCAGATGGAAGAAGATACTGGGTTTTAAATTTTCTTTCGATCTTTTGACCTTTTTCTACGGGTCCTGTAACTGGAGCAAGAACTTGTTTAGAAGCTTTTCCAACAACATGAGATCCCCCTAATTCGACAGCTCGATCATGGAATATCTGAGAAATATCGCTCCCAGCGCCAAATACTTTTTCTGCTGCTTCAGCTCGTGCCTGTGCTTTACCCGCATCTTGAATAATTTTAGCTTGTGTTGTAGCTAAAGAAATCTCCTTATCATGATTACCAGCTGCTTTAGTTTTTATATCTTGCATACGGACTAAATCTTTTTGTCCATAAGCTTCATTAACAAATTGTGCTCTCATATTTTTAATTATATTAATTATCATATTCTTCTCCATGAAATTCTTCGGGGTTTTGTGTCCAATATTCACTTTTGCCAAATTTTTCAATATGTCCTTTAGTTGCTGGAACAGCCCCCAAATAAACACCCCAAAGGGTAGCATTAGGAACCTCATGTTTATGTCTAAAAGCATAATGAGCTCTCATTATATTTCTTGCATGAGGGGTTAAACGACCATTGGGTCTATAGTATCCTGGTTCAGTATCTCCTCCCATACTTCTTACAACATAATCCGTAGGTTCTGTCGCTTCTTCTGGAGAAATTTCCATCTCATCAAATTCTTCAATTGGAACCCTTCCGTTATTGTATTTTTCCATAAATTTAATATCGGATCTTTCTTCTTTGGATAAATCTAAATAGGATCTTAACCCCCCAATAATTGGAGCTATCTCGATTAAGAGTTTTCTAAGTTCTCTTTCAGACTTTGTAAACCCTCTATCAGTTAATAATTTATGAAATTTTGGAATATCAATCTTGCCTGCTTTAAAAGGAGCATTATTTATTTCGTTAGCGAGTATCATAAAATTTTTAGTCTGAAAAATATTTTTATATTTTTCTCGTTGTTCCGGTGTAGGGGTTAAACGAATTATAGGCCTTTTTGAAAGCTCATTTAATTCTTCTAAAGATTCGCAAACAAGTTTCATGTAACAATTTTATTATATTTATCTGGGTTGAAATATATATAAAAAATAAAAATAATTATGCCCATAGATCCTAGCACCTGTCAATTTGCTAAAGAAGTAACTAGGGATTTTTCTTTAGAATGGATTATTTGTGAAGGTCTTGAAGAATTATACTGTGGATCTGATTTAGAAGCCCTATATAATCAACCTGAAGTAATATCCGAAATAGGAATAACTAAATGGGAATTCAGGGATCCTTCAATTTAAACAGGAATTGGCGGAAATCCAGGAAATCCATAGGTTTTTGCTCCTGTTGGAGCCCATTCCTTTAATAGGAAAGTCATCCATGGTAGATTACTTGGCTTTAAATTCTCATATTTTGGAAAAGGATCACTTTTAATTATAGTAGGCATAGCCGCTTTCAAAGCTGTTTTATATCCTTTGAAATTATTAAATGTCTTGGATAAAGCAGAACCATAATTTGTTTTCATTAAATCCTCATTTTTAGGCTCGAATTTTTCCATAATTTTATTTAAAGGACCATAATTTATATTCTGGTCAATATCCGTAGCCATATTAATAATAGGTTTTGGATTTTTTACAGTAAATGCAAAATTAGCTGTTTCCGGTTTTGTTGCAATAGGAAGCGGAGCTAAAAACTTGTCAATTCCAGCTATTAATAAATCCAGCTTATCAAATTGAGATAATATTTTTTCTTCTGTGTTTTGTAAAGCCTGTATTTTAGCATCCTGATTTTTTGCAATAGGAGCTCCGTCATAAGCATCTTTAATGATCTTATATTTAATCTCCGCTTGCATTTTATCTTTCTTAGAGGTTAAAATCAATTCATCTAAGATTAGCATTTTTTCAGTCCATTTTGCTAGATCCATTGTATATCTAGGAATATCGATTTTTCTTTCTACCGAATAATCCCTTCGAGGCTTTTGTTCCCTAAGAGTTCTTTTTTGATTTTGCAAATCAGATAATTGTTCTTGAAGAAATTTTATGTCTTCTTTTACTTTATCCAAATAAGTTTTTAATCTTTCTTTTTTAAATTCCTTTAATTGATTAGAAAGTTCTTTTTTTAAAGCTTCCACTTCTTTTTTAACTAAAGTTGCCGGATCTGCTAAAGGAACATGATGTTCAGTAGACCAGTTAACAAAGAGAGCCCAGGGGAAAGGATAAATACCCGTAATTGTAAGTCCAACAACAATAAATCCCCAGTTTACTTCAAAAGCTTTTATTGGAATATAAACAGTTGGAAAAGGAATAGGACCTATTGGAGGGGGAACCCCTGTTGACCAACTTGTTGCCGGATTAGCAACACTTGCAAGAGTAGCAAATGAACAATATCTTAGCCAATAAGAAATATCTCCATATCCTTTTTTACTTTTAGGAGAAAGATATGGGTCATCCTCTTCTGGGGGTTCACATGCAGCTTCTCCAATTGAATAATATCTATATTGTTCGTCATTTATAACTATAATCGAATACGTAGTAAAAGTACGAGCAATATCATCTAATTCCTTTTGATAACCTTCAATTTCCCCCGGGAGAGCATCATATCTTTTCCATAGAGAAGCGAAGAATTGTTCAATCCATATTCCTTCTAATTCTGTTTCGGTCCATTTTGTTTTTTCCGTTGAGTATTTTGTTTCGATAAGTTTATCGATCTCAATACTAAAATTAAATAGGAATAAAATAAATTCACGTAATGAGGTTTTCTCAGTGTCGTTTAGTTTTTTGTTATTTTTTTGTAAATCTTTTAAATAGTCCTCAGCGGCTGTAAAACGCTGTCCTATTTGGGCATTAGATTCGTCCCATTTTTGTCTTAATATCTTATAAAAATCCGGGGTAACTGAAAAGAAGGTTCCCTGAGCAAGATCCTTACAATAGTTATTAATTTTTGATTTTATTTTATCTACACTATATTTGTCTGTAAAATACCTTTCTCTTAGGAATTCAGATATTTTATTAATCATAGTGGTTGCAATAGTATTCTTATCAAAATAAGCCATTAATTTTTGGGATAGCCAAAAGTAATATTCTATAAGCTCGAATTCTTTTTCATCCGGCTTAGTTACTTTGGATTCATTTACCCCTTGTACAGCATCGGCCTTTAATTGTTTAAAAAGAACCTCTTCACTTTGATTCATTTCAACTCGAATATCGTCCATCTTTTCAGCTTCGGCTTTGGCTTTTACTTTACTGTCTTTGGCTATATCTTTATTTCTTTTATCCCAATCTTTCTTTTGTTTTTCAAAATCACTTTGTATTCCATCCCACCTTTTCTTTACCCCGCCTGTTTTATAAAAGAGTAATAATGATTCTTGAATAGAAAGGCTCCCATCGATAAGAGGCGAAAATTTTAACATTACAGGATACCAGGAAGGAATATAAAAATCAATTAAAAAGAATTTAGTATCGTTTAATTCTTTATAGGCATCATTCATTTTTGTAATTACCTCTTCCAAATATGTCTGATCGGGGTCCGAAATATTTTCAACATAAATTTTATTAGGTTCTACTTTTTCTACAACCCCATTCACAGTAGGATAAACCTTATCCCCATCATAAGTAGCCATTGGAACATTTACTCTAAGTGTATCCCCGACTTTAACCAAAATATTAAAGTTAACTGAAGAGGTATTTTCATAAAGAGCTTTGGTCGCAATATCTGGTTGCGATCCCTCGGTAATTGAAGAATCCTGTCCTAAAGGTATTTCACAAGAAAGATCCGATAATTCAATTGGAATATGAGGCACTAAATTATCATCTAAATCAACAGGACAGGTGGTCAAATTTTCATTTAAGGGAACTGAAACAATTTCAGGTATTTCCGGTTCTGATACCATTTCACATAATTGAGCAGAGTGTATTTCCTGGAATGATTCAAGGGATTTACTTTGTAAAAGTTTTCTATTTCTTAAATAAACGGCCGAAGCTAATAAGCTTCCAATTATAATTGCATCTAAAGATTTTAAAGATTTAAGAATAGATTCAATTTGTTTTCTTTCTTTTTCAGATATAGATTTTGCAGCTTCTTTTACCCCCTTAACAGCATTTTTTTCATCTTGTATTCTTTGTTTTAATATAGATGAAATAATGCGGATAAGTCTTTGAAGATATTTTCCTCTATATGGTGAAGGATCTTCATTTTGAGACAAAAATTCTTTTATCTTTAATCCAATTACATAAACCATAAATGCCCAGGGAGCTACCTCAGTTATTTTTGAAATAGCATTTGCCATTTCTGTGCTCTTTTTATAATTGGAGGTTTTTCTATCAAATTCATCAGAATTATTGAACAAGTTTATATAATCTTCCCCGGATAAATTTTTTCCATCTAGGGATTTTAGGAAATTTTCAAAATCTTGTTCATAATAATTTGGATTTTCGCATAGAAGAAGTATTTCATTAAGATAGGATTCTTCTACATCCTGCCCAATTAAACCCCATAGCTTTTGAAGATCCCTATTATTTTTTACATAGGACAAAGCCTCATCATCAGTGAATTTTTTACTTATAACATCTTTTAATTGGGAAAGTAGAATATTTAGTAAAGAAAAAGCAGCAGTTTTTAAAGCGAGAAGAGTAGCGGGTTTTTTAAGGAACCCTTTATATTTCTCGATTTCCAAAGTTAGTTTTCCAAAGGCAGCTTTTATTAATTTATCTTTAAGACTCATAAACTGACAATTTCAAAATGTTGCCATAATTCTTGTGGATTACAGATAAAATATGTATTGTCAAATGATACCTTTATTTCCCCCCACCCCGGAGCATTAAAATCTATATCTGTAATTTGAATTTCTTCTCCTTTTTCTATAATCCAATCCTTTTTCCTTATATCGGATTCCTGGTATCTAAATTGATGCAGTTTGCTAGATATTGCATATTTTGATCTAGATCTTATTATACTCCGGGGTTTTAATTCCGTCATTCTAATTATTTCTAAGGAACTTGTCCACTCTGGCCATTTATTTTTAAAATCATACCAATCAGTTGAATCCTTGCCAAAATGAATTGGATAACCATTAACTACGATGCTAAATTGATATTTTTCAATTCCATACCAATTCATAAAATATAAATTAACTCGCGTTTGCCTATCTTTAGATCCCCCTGGTTTTTTCCATTCTTCTAAACTTCTCATATAATGGCTTTGACTACCCATATCCGCTGGTCCTGTTTTAATAAGCCCCATGGGTTTAAGCTCTTTATCTACAGCATTTATCATTTTGAATTCCTCATTACCTATCCCCATAGATTCCTTGGGATCTTCAAATCTTTTAAAGTTAAGGGTTTCATATATTTTTAAAGCCTTCATTCAAGACCCATTAATTTAGTATATTTACGAACAATTAATTCAAAGGGAAAAAGTTCTTCCCTGCTCATATTCTTAAAATTGTTTTGAATATTTCCCCATCCAAAATGATTAGTATCTGGAATAGATTTTAAAACTTCTTCGCCAAATGGTAATTGAAAATCACTATATTTGGAAGTTTGAACTAACTCCTGAATATTATCATAATCTTTTTTTAACTTTTCAACAGGACGAATATTTCCAATTCTTAATTTTTCCTTATCTAATCCTCTTTCAAAATTAACAGATTCTTCGAGTTCGTCGATTGCTAATAAATATCCATTTCGATCAAAACAAGCCCGAAAAGAAGATTTGTATTCCGGTTTTATAATAAATACCCAATCATTTTTCCATGAATTCTTATATTTTCGAGGTTTTGCTTCTATATAATATTGTTTGAAAAATTCTTTATTTAAAAGCGAGAAAAAATAATCTTCAAAATTAGCTATTCCATAATCGCTAACTTCTAGCCAAAGATCCGTTCCGTTTCCACTTAAATTTATAGAACCTATATGTAATTCTTGAACTAATCGAGATAATCCCTTCAAGACTTTTGCTTTAAGGCCGATACCCATAGATTTCTTAGGATCAATGCCTCTTTCAAAATTAACAGATTCTTTTAATCCAGGTTTTTTTCCAAGAAGTTCTGCAGAAGGTAACTTTATTTCTGAAAAGAACACATCAACATCACCATCCCCCATAATATCACAATTATAAGCATAATTATATTTAGGATTTTTTAAGTAACTTTTCACATATTCTCTCATTTCCTTTTTCATATCCGATGGAAAATGATCCCCAAAAAGATATTCATAAGGCTCTAATATTTGATAAACTTCCCTTACTCTTTCTAAGTATTTTGGAAATCCCGATGAATCCTGATAAACTTCTTCGAAAAATTTTTCATTTACATGGCCCTTCCCATCTCCATCATTAGTGTATATTTTTAAAAATTCTAAGTCGCTGCTAGTAATCTTATGGATCTTAGCAAAGCGTCCAATATCCATAGATTGTTTAGGATCCATTCCCCTTTCAAAATCTAATCTTTCATGAACCTTTGAAGCTGGTCCATCAAAGACATTATATTTCTTATCAACGACTTCCCATTTTTCAATATATTCTTTTATATGATTTAGTTCCATAAGGGAAGCATCTTCAAATTTTTTCATATCCCAACCCCATGGATGAGGATGTCTCCGAGTAATAAAAGGAGCTAATACAGAGCTTCCCGTCCATTTCATAGGATCTTGCTCTATAATCCAATCTATTAAAGCCTCTCTTCTTTCCTCGATCCTTCCTATTTCCATAGAATCCCTTGGGTCCATCCCCCTATTAAATTCTAATCCTTCCTTCATATTTGGAAACATTTTTGATTTAATTTCTTTCATTTCTCTGAAAAGTTTTTTCCATCCGGATTCGGTAAGATCCTTTAAAGATTTAGAATTCCAGATAACTTGACCCTCTGGAATTCCTTCAACAAATTTTACTTGAGTAACTAACCATCCTAGAGAAGTTTTTTGAGCTATATCAGGACCTATTTCCATAACTTGCTCTTTTATTCTTTCCAAAACGCGTCCTATCTCTAAAGAATCCAACGGATTTTCTTGACCGCGGACAAAATCGATGGATTCCGTTAAGGATAAAGATTTACCATTAAGAATAGGATAAATTCCAATAGCTTCTTTTATTTTCCAAATTTTGCTTTTATTTAAGAATCTTTTTATAAGCAGCTCCTCTTCTTTATTTGGGAATCTTGTTTTGGTATCAATAGAAACCATATTCCCTTTATTAGAATCATCCATTGCAAAGCGAGATGATCCATAAGTTTTTACTTCCCCTTTAGTATTGATATATCCTAAAGTAGCTACTTCATAATATTGTTCTCCAGCATAATCCGGCGGAGTTATTCTTTTAAATACCATAATTGTTTGATGAGGACTGTATCCATTATCGGGGCGGAGCAAAATTTCTCCGGGGCGAAAATGCCCTCTTAAATCTCTTTTAATTTGCTCTGGTGTTTTTCCTCTTTCAAAATCTAAGCTTTCATCAATCTCTTCATCCTCAAATTCTTCTTCCTCTATTTGCTTTTGATACATATCCCATAAATATTCTGCAGCATCGGCAATATCAATTAAAGCATAATCTTGATCTATTTCTTCATAAATCTTATCGGGGTTTAAAGAAGTAATTTTCCAATTCTCATTATCAATATATTCTGCATCAATACGAGGATTTGAAACTTTCATTTTTCTTAAAATTTCGCCATTATTCAAATCGATCATATAAAGAATGGAAACTTCAAAATCTTCCATGATATACACAAATTCCCAATCATATTTTGGATGCCCTGCGGGATTATGAAAATTTTCTGGGGACACTTCATACTTCTGTTCAAGATCTAAAACTTCTCCTCTTCGAGTAAGTTCAAATGGAGATTCCTCGAATTTTTCAATTATTTGAGGAATTAAATGGTGAACCCCAATACGAAGGCTCTTTTTTGGATTTTGCCCTCTTTCAAATTCTATGTATTCTTTAATTATCATTTTGAGATTAAAACATTATTTGAAATAGCTGCTTGTTTAGCCTGCTGAACCAATCCTGTATTTACCCCTGGAGTTGCAGGCATTTTTGCATCCAAAGCAGTAGCCATAGTTTGTAATAATGGAAATAAAACTTCTCCTAAAACAGCATGATAATAAGGACCTGGACCTAACTTGGTTGCCTGATTGCCACTTGCTACAACTTCGTCAGCATTTATACTAACTTTAGCTGCAGCAGAAACATTAACTTCATTTTTAGTAACGATATTAAGCTTATCCCCATCTAACTGTATTAAAGATTCTTGATTTGCATGTTCAATTGTAATCATACTATCAGGCGAAATTTGAATAAAACTTCCGCGATAATACATTTGCATTCCACTATTTCTTTGATATATGATAGTTAATTCTTCATCGGGATCGTAGAGTAATACATGAGTTCCATCATAGTCATCTTTAATCCTTTCAATTAATTGGGTATCAATATTTTGAATAGTAGTATATTCAGGGGAATAAATATCACCATTATTAAACTGAACACGAACTATTTGTCCAATTTTAGGAATAGAAATAGATCCAGCTCCATCACTAGCAAAAACAGTTGAATTAATTGGGACTGCCCAAGGAAGATCTTTGGAACTTAAGTGATCCATTAACCTATAAACACGAACTTGGCACCTACCAGAAAAAGTCGGGTCAATATTGTTCGAGATAACGCCTAACCAGTCGTTATCGTGAAGATCCTTCATTGTTAAATGTAAGCCGTCTGGTAATTGCATAATTATTTATTTTTAATAGGTTCGCTTAAATCTTCACTTGGTTTTGGTCTTGGAAGTTTTTCTTTTACTAATTCATTTTTTGAAATGCCTCCAAAGAAATATTTTCCATTTTCTATATCACTTTTTGTAGCTTTACTTACTTCTGCATCCTCAATTTCGCCACCTTGAATTTCTGATTTAGGTTTACTTCCTGAAAAATTAGGTTTTTGTAATTCGTCCCTTTTGGAAGTTGCTAAACTTGGAGCAGCACTTTCCAAACCGCCTTCTTCAATTCCCAAATTAGGTTTAATTTCAGAAAAGCTAGATTTTTCAAGATAACCTACAGAGGTTGCAACGCTAGGATTAGTTTCTTGCCCTTCGTCCTTTTGAATATTTCCATCTGTAGATCCTATTTTTACTTTAGATAGAGTTTTTCCTTCAATTGAACCAGAAGTAGAAGTGCTTAGCGGAATTCCCTTATAGACTAAAGATTGTCCTGTGATCGTAGGATCTCCATCTAAATCTGTTGCTTTTGATCTATCATTAGAAGTTAAAATATTTACTTGGGATTTTAATCCTTCGGGGTTCTCAATAGATTTCCCTATATTAACTTCATTATATATTTGAGAAATAAGATCTGTAGCTTTTGACATATCTTTTATTTCTTCCCATATTCCTTGATCGTTCAAAATTTTATTTGCTGCTCTTACTAAATTCTCTGTTCCATTTGTTGCTTCGGATTTAGCTATCTTTGAAACAAATTCTCTAAAAGAAGTATCTATAAGCTTATTGGAAAGTTCTTGAGAAGGCATCGTAGGGGCTAAGTCCTGAGTCATAGCTTGACGAACAAGGCCAAAAACAACAAAGATATTTTTACTTTGTGCAGCTGCAAGGGCTTCATTAAAGGAAACTCCTAACCCAGGTATTTTAGTCATCTTAGCTTTTCCAACTGCAGTATCTAAAAGATTTTCTGCAAATGCTTTTCCGAATTTGATAGTATTTCCTATCCATGTTGGCGGTTGAATGGCCTGAGATGCGTTGGAAAGATTAGATTCCCCGGATCCACCCGTTTCAACAAAAGGCTGTCCGGATGTATGAGAAGCTTTTTCCCCATAATCCATATCAGGATTTATATATGCTCTTGCTTCAGTATTAGCTGAGATTTTTAAAGGATTATAAGGAATATCCTCTTGCATGATAATAGGAACACTCACCCCTCCTAGATTAACTGGAATAGATTCTCCTTTAAGCATTGAAAATTCTACGCTTCTTTCTAATCCATTGATAATTCGATCTGTATAGTAATAATCAAGAATAGAATTTCTATATTCCTCTGTTATAGTTCCAACTTTAATGTCAAAAGATATTTCGGCCATTTGAGGATCCGTTACATTAAGATCGTTGAATTGAGAATTAAATGATGTAATGTCAAATTCACATCTTTCGCAATGAATAACATAAGTAGGCATTAAATCGTCAATAGCCGTTAAAACCATATTAGGAACTTCAGAACCTGGAAAAGTTTTTGGTTTTTGTTCTGAAGGATTTGTAGTTAATGTAGATTGATGAAATGTTCTGAATTCTGTAATGTAAATATCCATCATAAAATAACGCATCATATCGGGAAGGATCCATCTTTGATAAACATCATCCCATGCAATTTTGCGATAAAGATTTAGGAGATGAATAATTTTCCAATCAAGTCCTTCAAACATCTTAATTGTAACTTTGCCATCTTTAGAAACCCTGATACCTCTTTTTGGATCTATTTTTAATAAGGAGTCAATTCCTGAGATACTTTGGAAATACCATTGATAATTATTTTGAACAACATTCCATTTATCAATAAATTCTAAGAGCATTTTTTCTCTAACGAATTCATTAGCATCCCTTAAGAATTGCCTTGTAGAATAAAAATTTCTTGCATTAATATCATCCTGAGGCTCTGCCCTTTCAAATAATGGATGAGGCATTTTATCATAGTTTGTTAACTCAAGATTCGTATTTGCAGGTCTAAATCCAAGTCTAAAAGTCAAATAGGTTGGTTCATCAAAGGTTTTTGATATTTTTCCGCCAGCAATTACTCCGCTATTCAAGACTGAACCAGGAGTTCTAAAAGACTTAAAGATATTTTCAGCTAAGGTTGGCATTATCTGGTTATTTTTTTATTTATTGTTGTTCAAATCCTTTTTTATCTTGAACTTTAACAGGTTCAACTGGAACAGGGGCGGGCCATTCTCTTCTTGTTAAAACAAATTTTTGCGAAAAAAGAGAATAAACTTGAGGAATATCCCGAGCCCAAGATAAAGTAAATCCTTTAACATAATACCATCCAGTATAGAAAAATTCCAAAGCTGCATCGGCAACAAAATTTTTATCTATTAGGAGGTTTTCAAAACGATTCTTTTGTATTAAAACAATAGGAACCTTATCCCCTTTAATAATATTTAAGTTAGAACCTTGAACAGATATTTCTACATTTAATTTTTCCAATTCAACTCTATTCAAAATATTTTGTACTTGGGATCTAACATAATTTCTGTGATGGTTTCCTGTCCACTTAGAATTATCCTCATCTGGATTAGAAATCGTATACTGAATTCCTAGCCAAGGGGAACTGTTATAAAGATCTGAATAACTATAATTAGCTCTTGCTGGTTCATTAGAATGTAAAGAAGCATCCCAATTAGCTCTACCCCTCAATAAAATATGAGAATTTAATTTTTCCTGATCATAAGCAGGATCAATTTTGAAAGACCAATATTTGGTTTTTTCCGGATCATCATAAAGAACTTTATTATGTTCAAAGAAACAAGCTTGAACATTGGTTCCATATTCAAAAGTAATAGCTGAAGATTTATTAATGGGTTTCCAGTCTGTGATATAAAAACTTGTTGTCCTATATCCTTCGAAGTTTGAAAATACTTTAGGAGCCTCAACGGCTTCATTTGTATTACTTCCCCAATAATATTCTTTCGGAACATTACTTAAAGAAGCAGCTATATCAATTTCATCTTCCGATGAAAGTAATTGTTTTTGAACATTTACAAAATTAAAATTATAATAAATATCGATCCACCAGTCAAAGAAACTATTTTCATCTTTCCATGATCTTGAAGCTATTTCTTCGATGGAAATTTCATAACTGGTAGAAACAAACCATAATTGCTTATCATCTGTGTTTTCTTCGTTTGTATTAAATCCTAAGCCTAATGATTTAGCTATTTCTTTTAGAGCTTCCATCGAAGTCATTCCATTAAAAGCTACAGCTTTTTTATATCCTGAAAGGCCTGGTATAAAAAGTTCTCCAAAAAATGTAATTGTAATACCTGATTGAACAGAAGTACTTTTTTTCAAAGGGCTTACCCCAGTAATAACATAATCATTTCTGATAGGATGTAATAAATCTGTTTTATTAGTAATAGCAACAGAGATAATATCTCCATCTTTAGGCATTTCCTTTGTTAAAAATTTATCATTAGAAAAACTTAAAGTAAGGATTATGCTTGGAAGCCTTTTTGTTGAATCTATTTCAAAATAATCTATTTCTCCCCGAGAAATAAGATAATCATTTATTTTTATGAAAGGAAATTCTAGAGAAGTTTTATCCTCTATCTTTTGAGCTTTGCCCCCTTGATTAGTTTCGGGCAAAGACATTTCATCCAATACGATTGTTGGTTTGAATACATTATAAATTCTGTATTTTTCCCTTCCGGCATCGTTTCGATTAGCTTGTTTTGGTGGTTCGCTATCCCCAACTGGATTAAATGTATAATCAGCCATTAGACCTTTTTGCTTTTTATAATTGTAGTTAAAAATTCACTTGAGCTCATTCCATTCTTTAAACATGCACTTTCTCCAATTCCTTCGCCAAAATAAACTCTACCATTTCTATGGACTATTTGTTTTGCCCCCTCCTCAGCAATATTTGGTGGCAATGCTCCATCTTTAAGATTTCTATCACTAAAAGCAACAGCAGTTTTGTCTTGTTTAGGAGCTTTTGTTGGATCAATATACTTATAAGAAAGTCTTATTTTATTTTCTGGGGAATCTGCTCCTTCTCCCTGTTTTTTAACATTATCCTGTGCACTATTTAAATCTGGAATAAGAATAATATCTCCAGGAGCAATAGCAAAAGCATTACTAATTCCATTATATTTTAAAATGAATTCTGCATAAATGGTATTATTATAAACTGCTTGGGAAATTAAATCAGGCCTCATAGCATAATCCGTTGGTATTCTATAAGCTTGAAAACTAAGATAATTATTAGTTTTAAAATTGAACATTGTTTGAGTTAAATCCCTAATTGTTGTTCCGTCCTCCTTTGTAAGTAAAGGCTTATTATCTATAGAATTTAAAAACATAATTACTTAAGTGATTTTAATGAAATCCAATCAGCTGCTCTGTAAGCGCTTCTATTTAATACTTTATTACCTGTAAAGTTGAGATCCTGATTAGCTGAAACTGCTGAGAATTTATCCCTATTCCAAACACTAACTGCTCCGGACAAAGTATTTTGTTTAATAGCGGGCTTGCCAAATTTACCTCCTGTTGTTCCGGAATCAGCAATAAATGTTCCCCCAGCAAATGAAGGCTGAGTTCCCATCATAGTCTGATTTCCTGTATATTTGTCAACTCTTGTTTCATAATCTGCACTTCCAGCAAAATTATCAGGAAGATCATAAATTCTACCCATACCACGGTTAAAGATTGATTGAATTGCATCCCTATCTCTTGTCATTCCATGATCAAGATTAACCGTAATTTTCATTTCAAGTGGAAAATCATCAGGTCCTAATTCTTCCCCTAATTCAATCTCTATACTGTCGCAAATTAAATTACCAATCATAGCAATAGGATTTAGAGGATTCCCGATAGTTACATGCCATTCTCCAACCGGTTCACCAATAAGAAGAGCTTTAAGGCCTGTAAGATAAGGAATTTGTCCTTCAGATTTTTCAGCAGCTTTTGCCTTAATAATATTTCCTGCAATATTATCCCCGGTAATAAGACTTTTTAAACTTCCTTTCCCTAAAATAGCATTATAAACACCTTTAGCAAGATCAACAAGTTCCCCTGTTGCATCGGTTATTTTATCTGCAAAAGTATCAATTGAAGATTGAGCCCATTGTAGAGGTTGTCCTCTATACCACTGTTGGATACCTTTATCTCCTCCCATGAATGGATATTGCTGCGGGTTAGCCATAAATCTATGCTGACCTCCCCAAAACATTGCTGAAGCAGATCCAATAACTAAAAAATTAGAAAGTATATCCAATAAAACGGCTTTTGTATTTATACCACCAATTGGTCTAGCAACATATTCAAATACTATTGAAATTTTATTTTCAAATTTCAATCCTGCCTCCCTTTTTTTAACAGAATCAATTCTATTGACGGGTCCAATAACTCGGTTTTCATAAGGACCCCCACTATAAGGATCTGGTGGCAAATTTCCTTTGTTTAATATTGCTTGCTGATCAAAACTTCCTGTTGCAATATTAAGCATTTTAGCAAATTTTGTAAGACCACCAAAAAGACCAGCTGGGCCAGCTTCCATATCAGGATTAGCTTGGGATTGAACTTCAAATACTTTTGCTTCTACATCTCCCCATTTGAACCCTGTACTCATTTTTAATATGGATGTTAAAGAATTTCCAGTTTCTTCTCCAAAGTAAGTAACTGCAGTTGCCATAGGAGGAAATGAAACTTTTTTACCTCCACCTTGGTCGGCAGTTCCAGGATTTGCATTTTGAGAATTTGCAGCTTTTTCATCTGAATTATTTCCAGCAGTACCAAAATCCTGTAATCCGTCCATCCCCGGAAATTTAAGGTTATCTACAATAGGAGCAGCATATCTTCGAAGAGTAATCATTCGGTTATTAGGAACGATATTCCAATATTTGCAATAAACAAAATCGCTAAAATGATAAGGGGTTCTTCCATAAGGATCCCCATTTCCCCAAGAAATAATAGATGAAGTAGTTGGGTTTAAACTAAAAGCTAAATCACCATCTGAAGCTTGATCTATTTCATACCATTTTCTTTCGTTTCTCCTATTGATTAAATAATTACCTCCCTTGCTTCCGTATAATCTTGTAACAGCATACGTATTAATAAGGGAGGGGATTCCTTTAAAGAAATCGTCCTTCTTAAGCTGCTCTCTTCTTTCGGCCAAAGCAGACAAAACATCTTTTTGATTTTCAATTTGGGATTCCTGTACTTTTTGATCGGAAATTAAATATCCTGTTGTTGAAACCTGCTGAAATCTAGTATCATAAGGGGTAATTAAGCTTGTTTTATTATCTGTTTGATAAAGCCTTTGTAATCTTCGATCAAAAGGTCCAACAGCGGAATCTTCTAATGGTTTTCCATCAAAATCAGTAAGAGGTATTTCCGAAGATACTTCATCATGAACAGCTTTGGAATATTGTGCTCTTAGACATCCATCCAAAAATTCCTTAGCTCTGGCAAGTGATTCTTTATAAACACGAGCAGCAGCAATAGGATGAATATTATCCAATTTATTTCCTGGAATATCTTTACTAAAAAATCCATCTCCAGTTATAAGCTCATTAAAAAGTTTATTAACTTTAACTCTGAAACATTCATTTGTAGTATAGTAATCCGTAAATTCTATAGCATTTTCGATAGCCTTTAAAGCTCTATCAATTAACTGATCGACTTTCGTTTTGCTTGCAACTGCTTCTGCCATACTGTATTTTATTTTATATATTCGAGAAACTAAAAAGTCTAACCTTGTGGGTTAGACTTTCCAATTTAATTTATCCTGAATAGGCTTACACTCGATAAGCCTAATCTTTTTGACAGAAGGGAAGAAGATTATTTCTCTAAAAAGATCGTAATATTGTTCTAGTTTTGGTACATTATAGTCATCTAGTAAAACTAAATCTGAAATCCTATCGCAGGTCTCTAATTCATTAAAAAGATTTTCAATTATATCCCTGCTAAGGTTTGGATTAGAATAAATAATCCCACGAATTCTTTTGGACTTTACATAATTTTCAATCAAACCAGTTATTTTTTGGTTGACTATAAAAGCTGCATAGTCATCTATCGTAGAATAAGTATATCCTAAGTCAGACAGGATTTCCGGAACACTTACAACTGAATAAAGTTTTAAGTTTAGAAAAGCCCGCTTTAATTTTGGTAAACCTTCAACAGTAATATAGAATTTCATTCTTATGCCTTTTTGCCAAACTCCTCTTTAGCTTTTTCGTTGGCGCTATAATAGTCCATACCGTCCTTAAGCATCAATTCCATTGCTCTGTCTGAAATTTTTTTGTTAATCATGGATTCCTCTTGAGCATTGTTTTTGATTCTCATTTCTTCCTTTAATTGCTCTTCTTTTTTTCTGCCTTCGATGATATTTTGTCTTATCATTTCAAACTTCTCATTTCTGGGCAAAGTTTTTTTGTACTTGGCAAGGCCTAGCCTTTTTTCCATGGCCTTTCTTTCTCGTCTGTTCATATTACTTGGGATTTTAGAATTTGATTATATGTCGTATAAACTTTGTTTTTTATTAAGATTCTCTTTACTCTATCTTTGTGAAATCCAATTTCTTTAGCGATTCTCGAGCATGGTTTCTTTTCGATAGTATGTCTATGTAAAATAGTTTTTAATAATTCTGGAGAAATTGGTTTCAGATTTCCATAGGTTGGGGCTCTTTTTTTCGCTTTTTCTGAAAGATTATTTTTTTGATCCTCTGATAAGGTCATTCCCCTTCTTCCTTCATGTAAAGCTTTGATATGGGAATCTGATAATTTTTTCCCCCACATGTGATGCTTTTCCTTTTTTTTAGAACCATTCCTCTGAAATGTTTTGCTAATTTTTTCTTTGTGATCTATAGATAGAGATTTGCCTTTTTTCGATTGCCTCATTTTTTGTCGAGATTCCTCAGATATTTTATGTTTTTTCCCTCTATTTGATCTACTTATTTTTTCTTTTATTTCTTCGGATAATATTGCATCATTAAAACCTAATCCCCCCTTCGGAACTAAATTATATCCATTTGGGGATAATGTTCCGTATTTGAAAATATATTTTTCTTCTAATTTTCTCGCCTCCAATATATTAATACATTCTTCTAGTATTTCCTTTTGAAAATTTTCTTTTCCGTATTTTTTAACGGATCTAATAAAATATATCCCAGATCCTATATACCCATCATCAATATTATCTGTTGCATGAGATCCAACATATTGTTTTCCGTTTATAAGGTTGGTAGTAATATAAACATAATTAATTTTTTTCTCGGGCATATATTTTTTATTCTATATATCATTCTTTTTTAGATAGACTTTTAACATAAAAAACATTGAATAATCTAAAATATGCAGCTAAGAAAAGGATTTCATCGGTTCTGATAACCGTTGAAGCATCCATTAGCTTAAATTTTTTCTCTTTGATGTCTTGCTGAGCTTCTTCCTGGATTTTTAATCCTGTTACATCAACAGCATAAACTTTAATAGGAGAATCCGAAGTTAGATTACTATAAAGAGCTCCTAAAAACATCCAATCTTTTGCAGCTTTAATATTGATTTTAGTAACTTCATAGAAAATTCTATTAGCAGCTACTAGATCGGTGCTATCATCAGAGGAAATATATCCATTGAGAAGAGTCCAAACCTCTTCATCCTCAATATAGTTCCAGTCTTCGATAATACCTATTTTTTCCAGAAGACCATCTGAAGAAATTGTGTAAGGCAAAACTGCAACCTTATCTTTTTTATCCACAAGGTAATAATGACCATCAATCTCGATGACATCCTCGTATTCCCCCTGTATTATTTTTTTCTTCTTAACTTCTTCCATTGGTTAAAATTATTTTTCTTCTTCCCCAATAATATCTCCTTGAGCTTCCGGACTTCCTACAATTGGAGCTTCTACTTCATAAGGAACTTCATTATTAGGAATTATTGGCTCATAAGCCATAAGTAAAGCCTGTTTTAAACTTTCCTTAATAACTTGATTATCCAGGTTTTGAATTATATATTCAATAACTTTTGGACCCCCATTTTCAAAGCTCTCCTTTACAACATTATAAAGGGATTGGGTAGGCAAACTGATAATCATCGACATTTTTACAGGGGTGTCAAATTTTTTTGCCTTTTCACACATCAGCCATACAGGATCCCCTGTATTACTCGGCTGGGATGTGCCTGGTGCTTGCTGCTGAGTTTTCATATCATTATTAGATGTAGCATTAGCTGGAGTGGCAGGTGTGTTAAACGTGTTTATTTGACCAAATTTCGAAGTAGTCTTTCTTGGAGGGTGAGGAATAATTTTCTTTTTCCCCTCAATAAGTGGCTGAACACAATGGAGAACTCCATCGCCACCCATTTCCCATTTTTCTTCTTCTCTTCCAACCCAAGTTGTTTCAATAACCCATACATTTGAAGGACTATCTACTTCTGCCATTAATTGACTTTGATAATCATGGCTATTTAGTGGAAGAATAAGTTGTTCATTACATCTTGATCCATCTTTAAAACAGACGAAAACTATTCCGTCTTCTTCTTCGATTTTATCAAAAACCACTACTTCCCCATTTCTAGGACCTGCAAGAAATTGAAAGTATCTAACTGGTTGTTCCATTTTTATTTTAGTTTAATTTTATCCACTTTTACTTCTTTCACTCGAACATCATAGGGAGATGTATTTGGCGAAGTCTCTTCTGTACTCTTGCATCCATTCGACAGAGAATCCTTGACTTGCCCAGTCGAGGTAGTCCTCCCGAAAAGTTTCAAGAGCTTCATTAAAATGTTTTTCATAATCCCCCGAGCTTAAAAAGTTCATTCTCAAAACAGGAATAACAAAAGTGTGTTTTGTTCCTTTTACCCTCCAAAAATATGAAGGAGTTGATACTTGCACCCCCATACCATATTCCACAAAAAGAGGTTCAACCCATCCCTTGGGATGCACCTCCATTTGTCGGACCATTTGTAAATTACCAAAGTCGTATTCGTAAGGCATTATCCTGGTTGTTTATCAGATTCTTCTGATGAACCTTCAACCGATGTTGTCCCTTTTCCAGACATAATAGCTCCGCTAATTTTTCTAACTCCTAATAATGCTGCGGATAATAATCCTAATTGAAGAATTTTTTCAAAAACTTCTAAGACGTCTGGTTTTCCTAACCACCATCCTACCATTGCAGCTGCAAAAGCGATGGAAGTAAGGATCCCAGTAATCACACCAACAAATCCGGAACCAGAAGTTTTTCCATTGGAATTATTGAAGGTTTCACTAAATCTAAATTTAGATTTGTTATATCCCATAGCCATATCTCTAATTTTAGTTGGTTATCATTATATTTATCCAACTAAAATTAGAGGGCCCATTCCAGATTTTTTATCTGAGAATATCAACAATCTTTGTAAGAACGATCGAAGAGATTTCTGAATCTTCAGTACTTCCTTTTAGATGCTGAGCAATTTTTGCTTCCACATCTGTTGGGCTGATAGCTTCAACAATGTATTCTTCTCTTCTCTTTTTAATTTTTCCTTTTACTTCAAATTCAACCTGAAGTGTTGCTTTGTAAAATGCTTTTTCGCTCATGATATTTAGTTTAAATTTAATTATTCTTTTTTTGCTTTTACCTCATCGGGTAAAACATTCTGCGAATCAAAAACACTAGGAACTTTGCCGCATTTTGTACAAACAAATACAGGCATAGGAACTAATTGTTCTTGACCAGAGGGAGAGATCAAAGGAGAAAGAACTTTGAAAAATAATTCTTCCCTGAAAAGAACCCCGCCACATTCGCATGTAATGGTTTTTGAATTTTTTATAATTTCCGGAGTAATCTTTATGTTGCCCTGCATTCCGTTTGCAAATTGAGCAGCTCTTTTTTCGTTATCCATTTTAATTTATTTTATGATCTTTTTCTTTACAAACACTTTGAAAAGTTCCTAATGGACCTGAGATTTCAAGATAGGAAACATAGTATTTAGAAGGATCCATATCAAATTTCTGAGCCATTCCATTACTTTGAATTTTAATATAATATCCTTTTGTAATAAACATATTCCACCTAGCATTTAAAATTTCCTCTCTTGAAACTCTATTAGCATCCTTAAGGAAATAAGTTTTAAGTCTTTCCTCAAAAATATTACTCTTAACTAAGAGAGCTCCAGAAATTCCATCTATAGTAAAGATATAAAATTCCGAGAGTTTTCTTATATCTGTGATTTTTACATCCTTGTGTGTCCAATCTTTTGCCGGTGTGTCCATAGTACTTTTTTATATTATATGTTCTTATTCTTTATAAGTTTTAATAAATCATCCCATGAATAATCCCTAATAGCATGTATTTGATCCAAGGAAAAGCCTTTCATTTTAGAAGGCAAAAAGATTAATTTGCTCGGGGAAATCCTTTTTAAAGTTTCGGGAAAGAAAATATCTCTTTTAGAAAAAGAATCATCAAAAATAGCAAAAAAATCCCCTTTAAATTCTTGGATAGATTCCCAAGAAATATAATTCATCTTGGAATCTATAAAAAACCTATTATCTAAAATTTGATCCCCGAGATATTTGTCTAATCTCTGAAGATCTTTTTTTATATTTGACCATTGGGGATCTAAATACCATTCATTTCTAATAATTTGAAGAACAGGAACATTTTGTTTAAAACAATTTATTTTAATCCAGGGCCAAGCTTTTTTTCCACTTTTTAACCTATCATTAAAATCAATCATTTGTTTCCATTTAAAGCTTTCCAATTCAAATAATCGGTAATCAATCCTCTCCTGTATTCAGTTTCGTTTTGCCTTATCTGATTGATCTTCAGAGGATTCTTCTTTCTCTCAATAATTTCTTTAGGAATAACAGTTTTGTATTGTTCTTTGAGAATCCATTTATGAGTTCTGGAAGAATAGGGAAGTTGAAGAGCTGCTCGAACAACATCATGTCCTAAGAAGGGATTTCTGCATTCAATTGTGAAATTCATGCTCATCCGGTCAACTCTAACTAAATGATAGAAAGGAAGTTCCTGGAATACATCGCTCTTTTGAGAATCGTATTCACTTATTCTGCGATAACCACCAAATAATTCATCTGCTCCATCCCCAGTAAGAACAATTTTATCCTTAATATCTTTGAAGAGATAATATTGAGGGATTACAGAGCCAAGATCGATCATCGAATCATTTATATCATAGATCTGCATTTTTTCAACCAAAGAAAGATCCTCAGGTTTTACATCAAGATAATTTATCTTTAACCCCCAATGATCTTCCATAAATTTAACATGCTCTCCATCTTCAGCATTATTAATTGAGTAGATATTTACATCAGCTCCAAATTTCTTAAGATAAAAAAGGATAATTGTACTATCTAATCCTCCAGAGAACAAAGTAGAAACTTTATATTTTTTGGTAAGCAATCTTCTTCGGACAGAAGTCTCTATAAGTTCGTGTATTTCCCCCTTTGGAAGATTTTTATCCCATCGATAATAATCCTGGATAACTCGGGGAGCAATAGTTCTTCCGCTTTCATATATGTAGATATTATTAGGCATAAGCCTCTTAACATCTTGATAAAGAGTTCGATTGTCTGTATTATAACCCCATTTATTGACTGTGCTGATAAAGTTTTGGTCAATGGATAGGTTATTACTTAATCCTTTTACTTCACTGGAAACTTCTCCCGTTATAGGATTTATATAAAGTTGTTTTTTTCCAAGAGGATCGGTAAAGAGGATTACTTTATTCTTTCGAACAATTACAATACTCCAAAATCCATCCCATTTGTTTATTTCTTCGAGATGTTTTTCTATAGGAATATCCTTTTTAAAAAGATCCTGTAAGTAAGCAGAGTCATTTTCAAATTGCTTTTTGGAAAATTCATTATAATTGAAGATCTCTCCATTGAAAAGAAGAAAATCGCCATTATCTAATAAAATAGGTTGAGTCCAATTATCTTCTTCAAGAGTTTGAATGGGTAGACGATGATGTCCATAAATCCATCCATTCTTTTCTATTGAGGTAAATTGAATTCCCCTGTGTTTTATTGAATCAATTTTGTTTTTATCTGGAGTCAAAATAATCCCACACATAATCAATGATCATAAATTTCCCAAGCTATTGCATCACTATCAATTTGAAAATCCCCATCGGGCTTTATTCCAGTTATATTAGGAACTTCTGGCAATTCCACAGGATAGGTAAAACATACTGAAGGACGAAATGATCCATCACCATCAGCAAAATAAGAACACATTCTGGAAGATCCAATTTTGCCAAGATATTGCATATATTCGAACATCTTTTTTAATGCAACTGCATCGGCAGGAGATACATTTTCCAAAGTGATAATTAAAGTTTGAGGAGTTCTTTCCATTATTTTACATTTTTATTTAACCAGGTTTCAATATAAGCTTGATCATTGCTGACAAAACCATCATGACAATCTACTTGAAAATCTCTTACGAGTTCTTTAAGTTCTTCAATAGAAAGAAAATACCCGGATTTGAATTCTTCTTTCCCGTCTTTAGTAACTAATTTTGTTTCAAGCATTTTTTACATGTAATAAACCATCAATCCTGCCACCGAACACATTTCCATGTGCCAAAAATTTCCTTGACAATAAGGAGGAATAATGGTATAAGTTAATAAATTACCCATTTTGATAAATCATCGTTATAAGCGTGCATACTTCCGCCATAATAATTGAGAGATCCGCATTTAAGATTTGGATAAACATCGAGAACTTGCTGGCGAACATATTCTTGAAGGGCATGTGTTAACCAGATGTCTATGACAAAATGTTTGAAGTAGTCGTTCGAGCGTATGTAATAAAGAACCATAAGCTTATTATTCCTTATAAGGAATTGATAAGAAATAGAACACGGAACTCGTGTACTAAATCCAGCAACGTCGCAACTATCTTTTGGATCCCAGATTGAAATAAGAGATCTTCTTGAATGAATATCTTCTTTAAGAGCTGCAATAGCATTGTCTAATTGCTTCAGATTGTTTATTCTTTCCGAATAAGTATAATCAAATTTGTTAACTTTCTCTTCATTCTTGGACATAAGAGCCTGCCAAAGATCCATTCTGATTTTATACGAATTTCCTGGATTAAGAGCTTCTCCGCAAGTACGATCCTTTATTTCTTGTTCGCAATATGCTTCAATATTATCAGCTTCTTCCTTAAAAAGGAATTCAAGCATTTCTTTTTTCTTTAGCCAAGGTTTCGAAATAACAAAATTAACTCCTGTGAGTTCTTTTGTATTCTGGGATGCACCAGTTAATTCCTGATTTTGATAGTGTTTAACTGGAACTGTAATTCCTGATACCTTTAGCTCCCTGTCCATTTCTTGGACCATTTCGAGACAATCCCTAAATATTCTTGCCATATAAATTTGTTTATTGTTTTATAGTTACTTCTATAAAAGGTTTTAATTTATGAAGTTAATAAATTCACTCGGGGATCTTTTAATGCAATCCACATTTTTCCACTTTTTTACCCCATTCTCAAATTGAATGTAAGCAAATATCTCGGGATAACGATTTTTCTTATCCGTAATAAATTCCAAGGTAGAAGGATCCACAACTCCTGTTTTAAATAATTTCTTTCTGGAAACTTCACCTGATTTAAAATCCTTAATCCGGTCTTGATTTGCAATTTTTAAAATTTCGCAGGGGACAAGGAGTTCATTTTCTATAGTATAAACTAATTCTCCTTTTTTAAATTTTTCCATGACTTTTATTTTTTGACTTTTAATTTTTTTATGGTTTCTTCCAAAGCCTTTAATGCGTCATTATATCCATCCTTATATCCTAGATGATACTGAGTATTATCGACTAGCTGGGTAAACGAATAGGCCTCTGCTAAATTTTCGTCTTTAGTATCTACTTCTCTTTCCTTTTCAGGAGGAGAAATAATATTATTTTTACTTGCAGCAGGATGATTATCTATTATTCGAATATTTCTTACAAATTCCCTATGAAATCCTTCTTCCAAAAAAACTCCTTTTTTCCTTAGGACAATTCCTGTTTGATATAAAGGAATAGGGATATTAGGAAATCTTTTTGTGTAAGTATTAATAAACATTGTGGTTGGAACATGTTTATGAAGAAAAAATCCATAAGGTTCCATATCTGGATTATTGTCCATAACAATGTCGATAATTTCTTTATGCAGAAGATATGGTTTCTTATCCTGAACTAAATCTTTAATAAGAATAACAAAATATCCTCCAGGTTTGAGATATTGGATAGCTTTGGTATACATGGTTTTTACCAAATTGGAATAAGCATCCCCTTTAGTAAGGCCAATATTGTCTTCATGCATATAATCAAAACTTTTATCCTCTTTTGTCTTAAGATTTTTTCTTTCCGGGGCATCTGACGATTTTCCAGAAAGTTTTGGATAAGGGGTTCCATTTATGATAAGATCCAGGAAAGGTTCTTTAAATCCCCATTCTGTAAAATATTCATCAAGTTTTGTAGCATCTCCTTGACGAAAATAAGAAAAAACACTATGATCTGGTATTCTAGCTTTTCCCAATTGTTCAGCAATATTTCTTAAACCAACTTCGGGGTATTCTAATTCAATTCCTATTCCATTTCTTCCGGATAAAATAGCTTCAACAATAGCAGTTCCAGTTCCTGCAGTGGGATCAAAAACCCATCCTCCTTTTGGAGATAAGTTCTGAACAGCCCATTTATATCCAATAACATGGCCAACGTCAAGATGATCGCCGGCTTTATCAACATAATATCCCTTTCGGATACGATTACTGTAATATTTGTCTTCTGCTACATGGTATATTTCACCCATAAAATTTTGACAATATTTGCAAGTACAATGATAATCACTTGGTATTCCTAATCTATGTTCAACAATATGATTATAAGGAATAGAATTTGTGTGTTTTGCTTCTGCCATATTAACTGTACATAAAAGATGTTAGGGATGAACCATAAAGAGGCTGAAGGTTCATCATATTATAAACTTCGATATAATCTACCATTTCCCAGGTTTCGCGTTTACCTTCGAATTTGAAATCCTTTTGCTCCCCAATCATTGAAAGGGGAAGAGGATTACCTGTATAAACTAAACGATATTTGAGATCCGGGGTTTTCCAAACCTCAAATGTTCCGTTTCTCATATATTTCATTTCAAATCCTGCTCCAGATCCCTTAACTACATTTATTTTAGCTAAAGGAGATATATCAGAAAAACCTCTGCGATTAAATGTTGTAGCTTTTTCCCATGTTTCTTTAGGCCTTCTGCTTGCAGGTTGTTTTTCTATAGGGATTTGTGAATAAGCATTTTCAATAGCATCTTCATCTTCTCCAACAGAATTCATAGAAGCCATTACATCAATATGGTGAATATCATCTTCTCCTGATAATTCGCAAGCTCTCGAAAAGAAAACTGCAGCAACTGGAGAATAATTATTTTGAAATACATCCCTAGCGGCATATCCTCGAGCCATTGCTTTGCCAGGGGTTTCTATTTCATTAGACATTCTTATAGCTAATTTTATAGCTTCAACAAGATCACCTCCGGATTTCTTTTTAAGATCCGTCAGCCTCATTATATCCTTTGTCCCGTATTGTGATGACATTATTCTGGAAGTATTTTTTTGAATTTTAATTTTGTTTCAGTATGTTTGAGAACTGTTTCCAGCGTTTGAAAAAGATTTAAAACAGCTTCCTCTTTAGTTTCCCCCTCGGAAATAATACCCGGATCAGGCTTAAAGAAAGAAGTGAACCCGCCATTTGGATCTTCCACCAGGATAATTTTTAACTCAAAGACATTTGTCTCTTTGGTTTTTCCCTGTTCAAATTCTTTATAACTAACTCTGCTCATCGTCTTCTTCTCCTGCTTTTTCAATGACATATTTTTTTAATTCTTCTGCAGCTTTTAAATAAGCCTCTCGGAGCTGATGAAATTTTTCATCTTTGATTTCTGGCCATCTTGAATAATGAGCGAAGCAATAATGAAATCCTTCTTCCCTCATTCTATATCTGACATTTTGGAAATATTCTTCTTTCATTAGTATTTTGTATTGATCCGAAATTCATTTACTTGATATTTTAGCGACCACTGATCAAAAAGTTCTTCTTTTGATATTCCCGACCAATAAACAAGATATTCAAATCTATTCCAAATATCTTTAAATCTCTTTTCAAAGATATAAAGATCCACGAGATACTGAGATTGCCTCCATTTTCTATTCTTAAGCAAATTTGCTGTTAAACCAATGGATGTGATAACATCCAAGGATAACTCCTTAGTTATTTTGCCTACGAATTCTGGAGGATCATCATATCCCTCAGAAAATATAGTTCCTAAATCTGATACCTTCCATCCATATAAACTATAAAGCTCAAGGAGAAAATTAAAAGCATCGGTAATTTCTTCTTTGAAGTGTTGAGGATGTTCCATATCCTCGAGAGCCTCGGTAATTTCCTCCGTTATTCTCCAGCAATATTTCTTAAATGTTTCCTGATCTTCATAAACATCGATGTCAAAATTTTCAAATACTTCCTTCTCTGAAGGTTCATATTTGAACATTATTTCCATTTGTTTTTCCTGAATGAAATCAAGGGTAAGATTCTTTAATGGTTTAAAATTTTCTGTATTCATTATTCCATCTTTTCTTTTAGTTCCTGAATGTATTCTTTATATTGTCCTTGTTTAAATCTTTTGATATAAGCGGGATGACAAACGAAATCTCCAGTTCCAAACTTTTCTTGAAGAGATTTTCCTAAGAAGATAATTTTTCTGGGTTTAACAATTTCAATTTCTTCTTCAAGGGCTTTTCTATTGAGCGTATCGTTATTTTCGCACTTATTCCAGTTTGTAAAATAAGGCATCTGTTTGGTTGGGTAAATTCCAGCATCAAATAAGCAACGATGAAAATATTCTGAACTCCCAGTATTGCTAACAAAAGATCTGACAAATCCTTTTCCGATTGAATAATTACTGGGCATTTCTCCAACAAACATAACACAATCCTCTTCATAGTAATTTCCTGCCGAAAAGAACTTTTGGAGTTTTTGAGCTCTTTGTTTTCGCTGTTCATGAACATTCTCAACCAATCCTAAAATTGTATCGAGATTATTTTGCTTATAATCATAAGTGAAGACTGGAACATAAGTATTTTCCATAACATCATCATAGAAATAAAGCATCTGATCTATTTCTTCTAAACGGATGTAATCATCTCCACGTACTTTTAAATTTTCGAGAATTGTTTCTTTTTCCGGGCGAACATAAAGAATAACTGGATAAAAGGGCATTAACCCAGATTCGATTAAATATTGATGCCATGGTTGCATCTGATCTCTTCCTTCTTTAAATTGAGGATAAACCAGTTCGCTCGTATAATATCTTTCAAGATAAAAAGGAGCATAATGAGCCGGAGAATGTAAATAATAGCTAAGCTGATCTTGTTTAGGATAAAATGGCTTAACTAATTGAATCGAAGAATTTTTCTTAATAAATTCTACCAATGTACTCTTACCTGAGCCATCTGGGCCATCAATTACAATCATGTTATTATGTTTTAATGTTTTATGTAATTATATTTGAAGAGTTTTCATTTCGTATGAAATTATCCCTCTTAAAATATTATTCCAGGTTTCTTCATTATATTTTCCGTCAGGTAAATCATTCCCCCTTCTCCATACTTCTCCGGGGCGAGGTTTTCGGGAACTTACTGTACTTCCTAAATAAGAATTTTCCATTGTATCCGCCCAATGAACATGAATTGAATATATGTGCTCATCTGTATAAAAATTAACCGTTATCCAGTCGTTTTTTGGATCATTTGGTTTTGAAATTAGAATTACAGAATCGACATTTCCATAACGAGCAAGCTGTTTTAACTTCATGCCGAAATCAGCATTCCATGGACTATTCATAAGATCAGCCCATTTAAGGAGAGTGCAATTATGTTCTTCTTCGAACCTTTTCTTCCCATGAGTTTTATTGTCCCATGGAATTTCTTTTTCAACTTGTGGTGCGGCAATATTGGCACCCTTAGCTTTTTCTTCCATTTTTAGAGATTTAAAATTATAGAGTTTTTTATAGTTTTATCTATAAAAAGTTTTAACAAATTTGTGTTAAATTATTGCCATCTACCCAAAAATCAATTGTTTCGCCATTTCTATCGGACGGCCTGATATAAATGTGAATTCTTCCATCAACTATCTCATGAACCCTTAAAATATATTCAGACCCCCAAAGACCATATTGATTGGGAAATTTTTTAATCATTTCTTCTAAGTTTATCATCTTATTTTTTTATTATTGGATCCCATTCAAAACCCATCCATCCGGCATCATCAGGGTCATCAGCAAATTCATCCCAATATTCTTCCCAATGATAACGCATTTCATGACAATTTGGGCATTCCCCTTCAGAATATTCTTCCACCTCAAATTCGTGAAAGCAATGGGGACACATTATTTCTTCTTTCATTTTCGAAGATCCTTGTAATTGTCAATAAACCATTTATAAGTATCCTGAACCCCCTTGTCAAGGCTAATTTTAGGGGTCCACCCAAGTTCTTTTATTTTAGAACTATCTAAAAGTTTTTGAGGAGTTCCATTTGGGTATTCCATATTCCAAAATATTTCTCCATCATATCCAACAATATCGGCAATCATTTTAGCAAGAAATTTGATAGGAACATCCTGCCCCGCGCCTACATTAATATGAACAGGACTATTATATTCTTCCATTAAGAGAGTTAAAGCAGAAGCCAAATCATCTACATGAAGAAATTCTCTTCTTGGGGTTCCGTCTCCCCATAATTCCACCATTTTAATACCCGAATTTTTAGCATCGTGAAATTTACGAATCATTGCGGGCAATACATGGGATCCCATTAGAGCAAAATTATCATTTGGTCCGTAAAGATTAGTAGGCATTACACTTATGAAATTAGATCCATATTGTTTACGATATGCTTTGCACATTTCTATTCCGGCTATTTTAGCTATGGCATAAGCGCTGTTTGTCTGTTCAAGAGGAGCAGACATAAGATACTCTTCCTTAATAGGCTGGGGGCATTCTCTTGGATAAATACAAGAGCTTCCTAAAAAAAGAAGTTTTTTTGCACCGGATTTCCTAGCAGCCTCCATTACATTAGTTTGAATGCTTATATTATCATAGAAAAATTCACCGGAAGCAGAATTATTTGCATAAATACCGCCAACTTTTGCGGCAGCTAAGAAAACATAAGTAGGTTTATATAAACGAAACATAGCTTCTGTATCCCCTTTGTTAGTAAGATCTAACTCACTATGAGAAAATGTAATAATATTTCGGTGTCCATTTTCCTTTAGTTTTCTAACTATGGCAGATCCCACCAAACCATTATGGCCTAATACAAGTATTTTTGAAGTTTTCTTCATAAAACAATTCTATAATTTAAGTATATAATATTATTATGATTTTTATATGAAAAGTTTCAATTTTCTATATATAACGACTAATCTTATCAATGGAAAGCAGTATGTCGGGGAGCATTCTACAGATAATTTATCCGATAATTATCTCGGAAGCGGAAAATATCTTAAATACGCTATAAAGAAATACGGAAAGAAAAATTTTCAAAGAGAAATTCTTCGGTTTTTTGAAACTAAAGAAGAATCCTTTCGTTTACAAGAACGATTTATAAACCAATTTAATACATTAGTTCCTAATGGATATAATATAAGTCCTAAAGGAGGACATCAAATTTCCGGTGGGTTTTCCCCCGAAAGTATTAGATCTATGAAAGAAAAGAAGAAAGGAAAATCTCCTTGGAATAAGGGGTTAAATTTACCCCAATTTTCAGGGGAGGGAAATTCTTTTTTTGGAAAAACCCATACTATTAAAACGCTGGAAATAATAGGAACAAAAAGCCGGGAATTAAAAAGAACCCCCGAATGGAATGAAAAAATCAGTAAATCTCATATCGGGAATAAAAATTCTTTTTTCGGAAAACATCATTCGGAAGAAACAAAAGAAATTTTAAGAAAACCTAAATCGGAAGAAACAAAACGAAAAATTAGCGAATCCCAAAAAAAGAGATTACGGAAGGCTTAGTTTTAAGTCCTATAAATCCATATTATATTGATCTATATATTTCTGCTCCCAATCAAGAGCTTCTTCGGGAGTATCATACATCGGAGGGGTATTATTATAAGGTTCTCCTATATTATTTAGAGCCATGTAATAAGAAATGCCATCGCTCCCGGTTATCTGGGAAATCTTGATCAAAAAGCCTTCATATTCAATAATATCCCAAATACGTACTTGGAATGCATGTGAAATTTCAAAACCCCAATCTGTCTCTTTGTCCAGTCTTCTTATTTTAGCTTCTCTTCCGACATCCATAGATAATTTTGGGTCTAATCCTCTTTCAAAATTGACAGACTCTTTTACATATCCGGGAAACCACTTATTTACAAATTTATTATCTGATTTTTTTGAGAATGTATCAATTCTCCTTTTCATAGCTCGAAGAGCAACCTCTGGGGATAAAGTTATCCCTGTATGATCCATTATAGAAGTGGCTTGCCAAGAATCTCCATAATTATAAATCAAAATAGGAAAGCCCCGATAATTAGAAATAAAATCCTCTATCCTAACTTCATCTTTTGGTTGATCTAAGAGATTTAGTTCCCAATCAATTTGATGAATAAGAGCATCACCCCCTATTCTCATAGATTTTTTAGGATCCAACCCCCTTTCAAAATTAAGAGGATCACCCCCTAAAATAAGAGCATCACCCCCTAGAGATTCAGATATAAATTTAGCTTTTGCCTTTTCGAAAACAAAATCAAATAACTCATGTTTTTGAGCAGGAAGATAAAAGATATGAGTAGGATTAAATCCGGAGCCAGTCCATTCTTCAATATGAACTTTATTTTCTCCTCTACCTAATCGTTCAAGAAACTTATCTCGAACAATGGCTTTCATTCGATAAAGACTCTTACCATTAACCGCAAGATCCCATCCCCCTCTATGGTTCTCTCTTAACTCAATTCGAATCCATCCGCCTTCAAAAATAGTATCCCAGAAATCTTCATTATAATCTTCTTCATCTGGATAAAAATTCAGAAGATATTCGAGATGGTGTTCATTCTTATCCATCTTATCGATTTTACCCTCCGGGTCAACCATGTATAATTCATCTCTAGGTCCAATATCAGCCATTTTCGGGTAAAGACATTTTTAGTAATTCATAGATTGGAACAATTCCTGCTTCTCCATATTGTTTAACCCCCTCCATGACAGCTATATCGATAGAATTTTCGAATATTTGATTCTCTACATCTATCCAAACGCCAACACTATCAAATTTATCGTTAGTCTTTTCTAAAAGATCCTGATAAATCAATTGGCTTGCTTCCTTAAGTATTTGTTCCCGGTCTTCCTCGTCTGCTTCTGGATATGTTTTTTCAACATATTCATTAAACTTAAATGTCGCAGAGGTCTTCATGATGTAATCAGATTTCCCCGTCGACGGATCTATTTCCCCCCGTTTTTCCATTAAGGAAATCTTTAATTCTTTTATGTCTGTCATATTTAAAAATTATTGTTGCCCTATACCTTTGATTGGAACTCCGCTTACAGCTGGATTTGCATTACTATTTGGTTCCCCAAAAAGCAGTTTAGATGTTTGAGCATCCATATCTGCTGCATTAGGTTGTACTTGACTTTCATTCTCAGGTTTTGGAGCTGGCTCAAGGCCCTGGTTTGCATTAGGAATCTCGGCCATTGTATTGAAGTTCGTTCTTTCATTCCAATAATCAGATCCATAATTAATGGTGAGCTCTTCGTTCATATTAATTGGTCTATTGGTAATGAAATACATTTGACGGCTTTTTGGATTATAAGCATAATCAAGATTTGGTTTATCTGAATGCCTATACATTGATCCATATCCAAGAACAAGACCCCACATATTCTTGTTTCTATCAAGTTCGAAAATAAGATCCTTTATTTTTTCAATAGTTTTACAGATTTCACCAACGAGAACAACAGGGCATATTTCTACTATTTCTCCTTTTGCAAACTGAGATTTACCTACAATAGTATATTCCCCGCCAGGACGTCTTGTGTATTCAACTCTTGATAGATTAAAGGATTCGTTTTTCTTTTTAAAGAAACCACCAAAATCTTTTACTGGTTCTGGCTTTTTTTCCTTAAACTTTTCATCCTCTTCAAAAGGATTATAAAATCCTTCATTAAGGTTCTTTTTAAATTCCTCTAATGATATAATTTTTGTTCTGGACATATTATGAATAAAGTTTATTATAGGTTTTTAAAGAAACAAATGATTCTGAGATTATATCATCAATTGCATCTGGACCTAGATATTTCTTAATTTTTGAAACAATCTCTTCAGTTTTACCACCTGGTTCATGTATTGATGCAAATCTAATTAGATTTATAACATTTTTAGCATTCGAAAGAGCTCCAATCTTCTTTTCCTTGGAAATTCCAGGCATCTTAATAAAAGCTTCAATCGAAGGAATAATTCCATGACTTGTTGCTAAAATTATATCCGAAACCATAAGTTTCCAATCTTTTTCGGAAAAACCCCTTTCCTTAGCTTGATCTATAAGCAAAGTTTCAAAATCCTTGAATCTTTCTTCATATTTTTGTAATTCTTTAGCAGGATCGATATGAGGTTTAAATTTTAAATCTTCTCTAAGTTGAACAAGAAGATCTATTAAAGCAGGATTAGATATTCCTCTTTCAACAGCTTTAATTTTTTCTTTATAAATGTCAGAATCTTTCATTAGAAGATCCACCATTTTTTCAGAAAAATCCTTTGGATTAGCTTTATAGGTATCGATTAGATCATCACCAAGTTTTTTCTGAACATCTCTTGTTGGGCTTTTAAGAAGTATTTCAAGCTTTGATCCTAAAGCTCTAGAAAGCTTTTCTTCGTATCTTTCCTCCTTTTCGCTTGCTTCAATCTTTGATGTAGCTTCTATATCTTCAACCATCTGATCTACATCCGAAAGATTTTTTATTTCTTCTTTTCTTATAGGAGTATCGGTATCTTCTTCGTAATAAGTTGCTTCAATTATTTCAGCATCCATATCAAAGGAAAAAGTAACATCATAAGCTTTTAATTCTCCTCCTTCATCCAAAGCTACTTTATATTCATCTTCAATACCATCGCCATATCTTTCAAGCTCAGTATTTAGATAAGAAAGAAGCTTTTCAAATTCAGATTCCGGTTCCTTAAGTTTCTTTTCAACAGATTTCTTTTCATCAAAAGCTATTTCTTCTCTGGATCTTCTACTCTTATATCTTCTATCTTCAGCGTCTTCTATTTCAACTTCGAGACGAGCAATCATCTTTTCTAATCCGGAAACATGCTTATTATTAATGATCTTAATGAGTTTCTCATAAGTCATTTGCTTGATTTTAGAAACATACTCTTCCCAAAGAAATTTAAGATCTGCTTTTCCTTTATCAGATAATTCAACCTTAAGAACATATCCAGGCTCATCGATCCTTTTGGTGATCCCTTGCGTGTACGCGTTTATTAAATTATCAATGGACTGATTTAAGTGTTGTACTCTTGCTTCCTGGTTTTTTTCAACTTCGGCTTTGAATTTCTTTTGCTGATTTACAACTGCTCTAATTTCGGTTTCATCTCCAGCAGATTTTGCTCTCTTAAGCTGATCTTCAAGATTTTTCCCTTTTTCTGTTATCTGAGTAATTGATTTATCAAGTTCCCCTTCAAATTTACGTATGATTTTTTCTACTCTAGAAATAATTTTCTTTGAGTATTTAATCATAACATTTTTAGCTTTTCTATATCTAATAGCACGAGCTGGAAAAGAAGCTAACCTGCTAAAAGGAGTCGTCAAAGCAGCATCATCGTCATTACTATTACTTGCCTCGAATAATGGATATTCTTGGGTAATTATGCGATCTAATTCTTTTTGAGCAGCTATTTCTATAAGATTCATATTATTTGGTTTCTTCAGTTTTTGTTTCTTCTGCTGGCTTTGTTTCTTCGGTAGCAGTTTCGGCCGTTTCTTCTTTTGCGTCTTGTTCTTTAATTTTTGCCTTTTTATCCTCTGCAGCCTTTTTTAAGTCACTTTCTTTTTTCTTAAGAGCTTTATTAAGGGCATTATTTATCTGTCTTGCAGCTTTAAGAATATCCTGATCTTTAATAACTTGAGTAATGACATTATCATCTTCTACCGCTATTTTCTGAAGGAGATTCATCATTATCTGAGTGGTTAAAAGGCCCCAATATGTCTGAAGATCAGCTACTGTAGTTTCTTTTAACCCCTTCTTTTCTATAACAGAATTTATCTTCTTTGTGTTAATATCTATTGTATTCTGAGCATATTTTTCAATCTCAGCCATTTGCTTATTCTGTATTTTTTGAATGTTTTGAAGATCCATTCTAAGAGCTGCTACAATATCTTTTGGCTGTTTTCCCTTACCAATCTCCGCCATTTTCTTATAAGTTTGTACTTTAAGATCCTTGATGGGTTTTAGGAATTTGTCAGCAACATTTTTATTAATTTGATCTTGCAATTTCTTAGCCTGCTTGTTTAAAGAAGATCTCTGTCTTCCTTTTTTGGTAAGAATATTGCCTTTTTTGGTATCAAGTTTATCTGGATCCTTTTTTTCTTCATCCCCTTCAGCTTCTTTTACAAGAACTACATTGGATTTCTTCCAGGTATTAAGGTCAGAATGATTATTTTCTAACAACTCGTCAAATTGTAAAAATTGGGAGTATTTCATTTTTTCACAGAGTTTTTTATATATATCTTATTAAAGCGGAATAGATATATAAAATAAATTAAACTCCTAACCATGGCTAATAAACATGTAAAAGAAACTTTAGGTCAATTCCAAGATTGGCAGTATTTTTCTCTTTTAGAAAGCAAAAAAGAAGAAGCTGTAGATGAGAAAAAGATGAAACAGGAAGAAGAAAAAGAGGGTCTTGATGTAATTGAGAAACTCAAAGCTAACCTTGAAAGATTCAAATCGGCTGCCGGTGATAAAATTCTAAAATATAAAGAATTCTGGAAAGAAAACGAAGAATGCAAAGAAAAATTCGATGAAGAAGGCTCGATTTATAAGCTTTTCGATAGCGATTATGTAGCAGGCGTTCTTAATCTCCCAGACAAAGCTCTTAGTGAAGAAGAAATTGATGCTCAGATAGAAGAGGTCGATAAAGAAAAAGAGGGCGAAGAAGGCGAAGAAAAAGAAGGCGAGGAAAAAGAGGAAGAAAAGGAAGAAGAAGACGAAGAAGAGGAAGAGGAAGAGGAAGAAGAGGAAGAAAAACAAGAAGTTAAAGAAAGTCTTAATGAGGAAGAAGGACTTGATCTCGATTTAGATCTTGATAAACCAGAGGAGGAAGAGACCGAACTTGGTGGAGAAGAAGAAACCCCGGAATTTGCTGAACCTGAAGGTGATGAGGAAACTGAAGTTGAAGGAGAAGGCGACGAAACATTTGCGGAAGAACCTGAAGTAAAAGAATTCTTTGCTGTATTTGATATGAGCGGGGAAAGAGAAGAAGTATTTAGAACAGATAATCCTTCAGTTATTAAAGCATTCCAGGATTTCTTTGAAAACTCCTTTAAAGCTTGTATGAAAGAACAAATACTTAAATTCAAACAAGCTCAGGAAGATAAACGTAAAGAAGCTGAATTAAAAGCTGAACAAAAACGTAGAGAAGAACAGAAGGAAAAACTTGATAAGTTCATGAAAGCATAATGATCGTAAGAGAATCTATAGAATTTCAAAGAGGGGGTGCAAACCCCCTCAAAAGTTTAAGGATTGGCCATCTTGAAATCCTTAAAAAAGAACTAGAGGATAAAAAATTTGGTTTTGAATCATGCAAAGATAATTTAGAAAGAATTTCTAGAAAATATGCTCGGAAAAGTCCTTCCGGAAAAGTATTTTTTACTAGAGAACTTAGCGATACTTTCGAACAAATGTTTGGACCAGATTTTAAGAGTTCTTATGAATCCAAACAACAAAAGGATTCTCATTCAAATAAATCCAGACATTTTTTTAAGGATTTAATAAAGAAAGTTAAATTAAATGATTCCCAAATATCCGATGATGAATTATTGGAAGCTATTGATGAGTTCACTAAAGTAATTACCCCGGATCCTTTATGGTTTGAAGCAGTTCTCGGAAGTTTTGCATATACGGCTGAAAATTATTAAAACTCTTTTATACCCTTTCAATATAATATCCAAACACATAATACATGAGTGGAGTGGATGTCCTCGGATACTCATCCTTTTTAGTATCCATAATCGGAATATTATTAAATGCCAAAAAGAAAATAGCTTGCTGGCCAGTTTGGTTAGTAAGTAATTCAGGCTGGATTGTATATTCAATATTGCAAAAGGATATTCCTCAAGTAATATTATGGATAGCCTTTTCAGTCTCAAATGTTTATGGATGGTATCAATGGAAAAAGGATTTTGAAAAAGAGAAATTTAAACCAAATGTTTATACTGATATTGATTAAATTATGAACGAAACAGATCTTAGACTCGCTTTTAAAATGGATACAAGCTATTATCCATGTTGGCCGGATACCGGAAGATTTGAAAGGTATGCCGACAGTATTAGAGGTTTAACTCGATCCATATATGCTAAATGGTTAGAGGATAAATTTGAAAAACCTCTTGATATGAGAAGATTATTTCATAGAGAAACTGGTCTTGGCGATCCGGTCATTGACAATGGAAATTATTATATCACAGAATATCGTAATTGGCTCGAGAGAAAAGCCCTTTGTAATCGAAAAGTATTAGTACAGATTAAATCTCTTCTAAATCTATGAATCGTTATTTAACAAGTGAATATGTTGGCATAGGTCATCCGGATAAAGTAGCAGACCAAATTTCTGATGGCATTCTTGATATGTACTTGGGAAATGATCCCAATTCACGAGTAGCTGTAGAAACATTAGTTTCCGGAAATAAAGTATTTGTTGTTGGGGAAATAACCAGTCGAGGTAAATTTTCCGAATCCTTTATAAAAGACAAAATAAATGAAATCATAGTTGATGCTGGTTATGATTGTAATGTTCCGTGTGAATTCAGGGAAGGCAATCTGGATATTCAGCTTCATCTAAGAGCTCAGTCCCCAAATATTCATCAAGGGGTGGATAAAGAAAATGGAGATATTGGAGCAGGGGATCAAGGTATTATGTTTGGCTATGCAACAAATGAAAATACAGATTATTATCTTCCTGTTCCTTATGTTATTGCAGCAGATCTTCTTAATACCTTAAATAAAGGAATTTTGAATGGAGATATAAAAGGTTTGTTTACCGATAATAAATCTCAAGTTTGCTGCTGGTATCAAAACGGAAATATTTTTATAGATCGAGTTATTCTTTCTTCTTTTCATAGCCCTCTTCTAAGTGTAGAAGAAGTTCAGGATATGCTAAAAAATAAAATAGTAGATCCAGTTCTTGACAAATACTGGAAATATCTTCCCAAAAAAGATGTCGAAATGTTTCTCAATTCTGCAGGGCCTTTCTTTATCGGAGGCCCCGAAGGAGATTCCGGATTGACAGGGAGAAAAATCATTGTGGATACTTATGGCGGGTTTGCTCCTCATGGCGGTGGTGCTTTTAGTGGTAAAGATCCTTCAAAAGTTGATAGATCTGCAGCTTATATGGCTCGTCATATAGCTAAGAGTATCGTAGCTAATGGCCTTGCTGATAAAGCTCTTGTCCAATTATCTTATGCTATTGGACATGTAAAACCCTTCAGCATAGCTATTGATTCCGATAGTTCTTTACCTGAAGAATTTTTGATAAAGGTAGTTCAAGAAAATTTTGATCTTTCCCCTAAAGGAATTATTGATTACTTAAAACTTACTAATCAATCTGTTGTAAAATATAAAAATATAGCAGGCGGCGGACATTTTCTGTCTCCTGATTCTCCTTGGGAACAAATAAAACAGTTCTAATGAGTTTAATAAACGAAAAATACAATAAGGTAATTTGCATCTGCTTAAAAGAAAGGGAAGATAAGTATAAGTATTCATTATCCCAATTTATTAAACATGGGATTGATGTAGAGTTTTATCGTCCTGTAGTTCCGGGATATGCGGCTCAATTATTAGAGCCTTATTACAAAAGATGGAATAGTCCGGATAATACGAAGATAAGATTTAATCCAAGATTTCCTAATGAGCTTGGAGCAATGCAATCTCATTATCATGTTATTAAATCTGCTTTACTTGAGGGTGCACAAAGTCTTTTCATATTTGAAGATGATTGCGCTTTTCATAAAGATTGGGAAAATCTCGAATCTAAATACTTTAATAGTATACCTGAAGATGCAGACGGGGTTCTTCTTTATTCATTCCAGGCTCAATTATATGCTCAAAATGTAAGGGTAAAACCAAGGTGGACAAAAGGCTATGGAAGCTGGTCTATTTTAGCTTATGGCATGAATAGAAGAGCAATGGAAAGATATATTCAGCTTGCTGATGCTGCCCCGATGATAGCGGATAGTATTACTTTTAACATGATGACTAAGGAGGACTTTAATTTCTATGTTGCAAGCCCTCCATTGGTTGTTCCTGCGAAAGACCTTACTTCTAATATAAGAGGGGAAAATAAAAACTATGAACAGATAAGAACTGTTTATATGATGGGTATCAACGACAACGATTACGAATAATGGAACAGTTAAAAGTTTGGTTTGCAGATTTTTGGCCAGAGTGGTCTGATGAGGATTTTATAAGTCCTATTCTAAAAAAACATTTTGAAATAATATTGGATAGAAATAATCCAGATGTGGTATTCCATTCCATATTTAATAGAATGCAAGAATCTGTTAAATACAAATGTAAAAAAATTCTTTATTTAGGGGAAAATCACAGACCAGAGCACTTTGGATCTAACTATAGTATTAGTTTTGATCCGCACACAGAAACAAATTATCGTTTACCTCTCTGGCAAGTTTATCTTTTATTGAAACCGGAATTAAAAGAAAGACTTTATAATAGGAAAAACTGGGAAGAATCTCAATTTATTAAGTGGTGTTCTTTTACAGTTTCGAATCCTTCTAATTTTATGAGAAATGCGGCTTTTCAACAAATCAATAATTATAAGCCTGTAGATTCTTATGGAAGATATTTAACTAACAATAATGCCTTACAAGAATACTCAAAAGGAAGATACTGGAGAGACGCGAAGGATGATTATTTCTTAACTTATCCTCATAAATTTATGATTGCTTATGAGAATACGCCAACAAGATATTATTGTACAGAAAAATTAATGGACGCTTTTTTGGTTGGAAGTATGCCCATTTACTGGGGGGATCCAAGAGTTGGGGAAGATTGGAATAAGGAAGCTTTTATCGATTTTACAAAAGGATTTGATTTTGAAAAAATAGTTTATCTTGATAAGGATTGGGAATTATTTAAAAATGTTTATGAGCAGCCAGTGTTTACAGATGAACAAAAGAAAAAGCTCGAAGATAATTTAAGTAATTTTGAAAGATGGTTAATCAATAAAATTAAAAAATAATGTATTGGGAAAATATAGAAGGCATGTTTACGTTTCAATTGCTATATAGCAATATGATACAGAAATTTCCTAATAATTCCGTTTTTGTTGAAATAGGAACATGGAAAGGAAAGTCTTCTATTTTCATGGCAGAAAAAATAAAGGGATCTGGAAAAAATATTACCTTTTACACTATAGATCTTTTTAATGGCTTCGGAGGAGGGTATGATGAAGATGAAGACGCAAAAGAGGGTAAACTTTTTGAAAAATTTTTGAAAAATTCCGAGCCCGTAAAAGAATTTATTATCCCCCTCGTGGGAGATAGTAAAATTTTATATGAGAAATTTGAAAAGGAATCAATCGATTTTCTTTTTATAGATGGTGATCACCGATACGAAGGAATTAAGAAAGATCTTCAATTATGGTTTCCAAAAATTAAGAAGGGAGGAATTATTTCGGGACATGACTATGATGAACCATCTTGCGGAGTAAGAAAAGCAGTAGATGAATTCTTTTCATTTGGTGCTCAATCTTATGCAGGGGGATGCTGGATTTTCTACAAATGAATATAATAGTAATAAGTTTAGAAAGAGCTAAAGAGAGGAGAGAAAAAATATCTTCTCAATGTCATAATTTAGGACTAAATCCTTTAATTATGGATGCTGTTGATGGTCAAAAGCTTTCTTTGGATCAGCTAAATAAAAAGATTCACCTAATTAACGGGTATAGATTTGGTGATCAATTTAAACCTGGAGAGATAGCTTGCACGATGTCTCATATAAAAGCTCTTGAAATAGCCAGCGATGAAAAATGGCCTTATTTAATTGTTTTAGAAGATGATGTTATTCTAGCTGAAGATTTTGAAAAAAGAGTTAAATTTTTATTTAAGATAATTCCTCAAGATTGGGAGCATGTTTATCTTTCGGGCATACCTCGTTTAGGATTTATGAAACCCCCGATGTTAGAATTTATGAATGTAGTTCCAACAATTTTTACGGAATGTACTCATTCTATGATAATTAGAGATAATGCTTATCAAAAAGTAATCAACTATCTTTCTAAGTTTGAAACAACTACAGATGATAGCTATAATCATATTATTTTGTCAGGCGGATTAAAATCATATACTTTTTATCCATTTGTAAGTTATGCTTATGATGAATATACTTATATCTGGGATCAAAAAATCAATAGGGAACATTCATCAAAAAAATATTTTAAAAATAAAATATGAAAGCAATTCCCTTAACCCCACGAGTTATTCATCATTATAAAAATTCTATAGAATATTTTTTTCAAAAAAATATTCAGGATGAGAATTTTTTTCATCCTCATGAACTTTCATATCAGGGGATTCTTGAGGAAGTAACGATCAATTATAAAAATTATTACGTCTTTTTTATGGACGAAGATAATATTTTGGGATATGGTATGCTAAGAGGATGGCAAGAAGGGTATGAAATTCCAAGTTTGGGGATAATAATTGATATTGATCATAGAGGGATGGGAATATCTAAGGTTCTTATGGATCATTTAGAAAGTATGGCTCAGATAAATGGAGCCAAAAAAATAAGATTAACTGTTTATAAAGAAAACCAAAAAGCAATTTCTTTGTATAATAAATTAGGGTATATCTTCTCGGATAAGAATGAAGAAGAATTAATAGGAATAAAAAATTTTTATAGTGGCATATAAACAAATTTTTCTAGGGCAAGACGGAAATGCAATTCTTAAAGGAATGGCTGATAATTTTTCTCAGCATTTCGATTGGAATATATCTTTATTTGGGGGAACCGTTTTGTTTGCTCAAAAAAATAAAAATATTCCTAAAACAATTTATTTAAAAACAGATTTTTTAATAGAATTTGTTAATCAAATTCTTCCACTAATTAATGATGAATTTATTCTTATTACAGCTTGCAGCGATTTTTGCCCAGAAGTAAATTTCAAAAATATGAATTTTTTGGGGGCATATAAAATTTTAATAAAAGATCCTAGACTTAAATATTGGTATATGAACAATATGAAAACTAAAACTGAAAAAACTTTTAGTTTACCTGCGGGATTAGCTGCCGGAAAATATTGGGATAATTCTTCTCCAAAGGAAGTGGATGATTTTCTTTTAAGTATTCGTAATTCCGTAAAGGAAGAAGAAAAAATTAAACATAAAATTTTTGCTTGTTTTCGACCATCCTGGTTTAATGTTTGCGGTGACGAAATGTTTATTAGGCCTCAAATATTAGAAATTGTAAAAAAGAATTTAAATATCTTTGATTTTTATGAACCTGATTCAATGAATTTTCAAAAATTTGTTCATACTTTATCCAGATATAGATATTCTTTATGCCCTCAAGGAAATGGAATGGACCCAAATCCAACAGCATGGATCAGTTTAATAGTTAAAACAACTCCTGTTATTTATAAAACAGTTAATACTATAGATATGTTTTCGGGAACTAATAGCGTTATTTTCTTCGAGAATTTTGAAGAAATAGCAGATAAAAATCTTTATATTGAAAAAGCTCCTATTGATTTTAATTTTTTAACTTGCGAATACTGGGCAAATAGAATAAAATCTAAAATATTATGACTTTACAAGAACTTTGGCACACAAAAGGCTTCTGGTATTATCCAACAGATAAGGGGAAGGAGCATTCTTATTTAGACGTGTATTCAGAATTATTTCTTCCATTTAAAGATCAAAAAATTAATTTGATAGAGATTGGAATTTATATGGGAGGAAGCATGAGATTATTTGAAGATTGGTTTTCTCAAGCTAATATTATCGGATATGATGTTACTTTCGAATTTATCAAGGTTCCTTTTAATGGCAAAAAAATATTAAAAAGCTGTTTAGATTTTTCTGCAGATGAATTTAAAGATAACCCTCCGGATATAATTATTGATGATGCTTCTCATATTTTGGAGCATCAACTAAAAATGGTAGAAATATGCTATCCCCAATTACATCCAGGCGGGATGCTAATCATAGAAGATGTAAATGATATTATGCACACAAAATCAAGATTCGATAGTTTAGGAATTCCTTTTAAGCTTTACGATCGAAGATTTATAAAAAATAGATGGGATGATGTTTTAATTGTTTATCAAAAATAATATGGATACTTTAGGAACTCTTATAGATAAGTTAACTACTGTTGACTTAAAAATGTGGAACAATCAAGAACTTCTCTATGAAATAAGGAGGATGTCCTTTGAAGAATATAAGAAAAAATATTTTGAATCGGAAGAAGGGGCAAAGCTTCTTTGGGAAACTCTTAAAAAAGCGACCGATTTAAATGTTCAGAGAAATCAACTGATTAACGAGGTTGATCAAAAAGTTATTGAAATAGTTCAAGCAGGATTATCCGGTGAAGAATTAGATAATGGGAAATTTTTGCAAAGGTCTCACAAAACATATTAAATCATGATTCCAATATACAAACCTTATTTTACTAAAGAAAGCCTTAAATATGCTCATGATGCTATAGATTCCACGTGGGTTTCTAGCCACGGGAAATATCTTAATTTAGCTGAGGAAAAACTTAAAGAAATAACTGCTTCTAAATATGTTATTCTAACAAACAACGGGACTGCTGCAACACACCTTGTTGCTTGTTCCCTGAAACATAAATATCCGGACATACAAAGATTAGTAGTTCCATCGAATGTGTATATTGCTGCCTGGAATATGTTTAAAACCAACCCAATTTATGATTTAGATCCTGTTGATGCTAATTTAGATACATGGAATTTCGATTGGGATTGCAAATATATGAGTTTTAATAATTTTCTAACAAGGGGGTTTAAAGTAGCAGTTTTAGCAGTTCATAACATAGGAAATATTATTAATGTTCCCCGAATTAAAGAAAGATATCCGGATATTCCTATTATAGAGGATAATTGCGAAGGATTCTTGGGAAAGTATAATGGAATACCCAGCGGGAAAGCCTCTTTAGCCTATTCGATTTCTTTTTTTGGAAATAAAACTATTACTTCGGGGGAAGGAGGAGCTTTTTGTACCGATGATGAAGAGATTTACAATGAAATGAATCGGGTGCGAGCTCATGGGATAACTTCGGAAAAATTTGTTTTTAATGGTATAGGATATAATTATCGGATGACCAATATACAAGCAGCACTACTTTATGGTCAATTAGAAATTTTACCTGAAATAAAAGAAAGAAAGAAATTAATTTTTGATTTATATAAAAAGGAATTGGATCATGAATTAATTCATTTTATGAAAAAGGAAGAGGGTGTTGAAAATCCTAATTGGATGTTTGGCGTTAGATTTGATTTGCCCCCGGAAGAAATGCAAAAATTGCAATTACATCTTCATTATAATGATATAGAAACAAGACCTATGTTTCCTCCTATGAATCAACATGCTCATTATTCTCATTTTAATGAATCATTTAGAATCTCTAGAAAATTATATCAGGAGGTTTTAATTCTCCCATCTTATCCAGAGCTTACAGAGACAGAGGTAAAATATATTTGTAAAACTATAAAAAATTTCCTCAAATGAATTCGGTTTATATTTATCATCATTTAGGTTTAGGTGATCATATAATTGCAAATGGGATGGTTAGAACTATTGCAAAAAAATATGATAAGGTTTATTTATTTTGTAAGCCCCATAATTTTCCTAATATTTCCTTTATGTATAGGGATCTTTCTAATTTGAAAATTATTGTTATGGATGATCTCGGGGTACAGTCTTTTATGACCATGAATCCTCATAATAATTATATAATAGCAGGGCATGCTCCTTTTTGGAAAATTTTAAATTCCGGGCACAATAAATTGAAAATTGATGAAATTTTTTATCAATTAGCCGGGGTTCCCCTTGAAA